GCTACGTTAGCCATTTGTTTCTCCTTTTAAAAATTGATTAAAAATTATTATTTTTAAACTTTAATAATATAATTAACACCTTTATTACTAGGTCTTGTCTCGTTATCGCCTGAAATAGTTTGAGCAGCTACTGTTCCAGATGCACTAAAGGTTGCAGTAGTGCCAAAATCCCAACTATGAGCATGGGTATAAGCATCAGTATTAAAAGCAGAATGTGTGTGATGGCCTAAACTTGATGTAGTTCTAGCTGCATTATTTCCTGGAGCATTGTCAGTATCTTCACCTGCTCCTGAACCTCTCCATCCCCAGTTGGCATATGCTTGGGAACTCCACGACCAATCGTAATATGTATGGCCATGATATCCGCCCGAGCCCGTACTTGAATGCCCATGAGCGCCGCTGAGAGTTCCAGTGCTTCCATTCATTTGATTTTTTAGACCAGAAGTAGTTGCTGAAACAGAAGCTGCACTTAGTCCATTTTTAGCTGTTTTTTGTGCTTGCCATCCACCTGTAGTTACGGCATCTCCTACAGATGGAGTTCCAGCTCCTCTTAAAAATATAGCTCTATAATCTGGAACTCTGAATTGTCCAGCTGAAGGGGCCGTATAGGCAGCTCCTGTAGTTGGATTTATTTGTGTATTATAAAGAGTACCCAATGCGGCATACAATTCTGGATAATCAGCTTGATTATATGCTGTACCATCGCAGAGAAGCCATCCGGCGGGAGGGGTTGATACTGCATACGGAAGTACAACGCCGGAAGGTACAAGGGATGAGTTGCCGCCGGCTCGTCGAGAAGCTTTAAAATCCGCTAAAGTTGCAAGTGTTGCTACGTTAGCCATTTGTTTCTCCTTTTAAAAATTGATTAAAAATTATTATTTTTAAACTTTAATAATATAATTAACACCTTTATTACTAGGTCTTGTCTCGTTATCGCCTGAAATAGTTTGAGCAGCTACTGTTCCAGATGCACTAAAGGTTGCAGTAGTGCCAAAGTTCCAACTATGAGTATGAGAGCCAGTGTCACCGCCTATAGTATGGTCATGATATCCGCCATAATCTGTAGCTCTTCCTCCTTCAGAACCTGGAGCATTGTCAGTATCTTCACCTGCTCCTGAACCTCTCCATCCCCAGTTGCCATATGACTGAGAGCAATATGACCAATCGTAATATGTATGGCTATGTGCTCCGCTTTCTCCTACGGTATGCGAATGGCCGGCAGAGTTATTTCCAGTGCCTCCATTCATTTGATTTTTTAGACCAGAAACAGTTACTGAAACAGAAGCTGCACTTAGTCCATTTTTAGCTGTTTTTTGTGCTTGCCAGCCGCCTGTAGTTACGGCATCTCCTACAGATGGAGTCCCCTCTCCTCTTAAAAAAACAGCTCTGTGATCTGGTACTCTGAATTGTCCAGCTGAAGGAGCTACCCACGCAGCTCCTGTAGTTGGATTTATTTGTGTATTATAAAGATTTCCTAAAAGAGCATACAATTCTGGATAATCAGCTTGATTATATGCTGTACCATCGCAGAGAAGCCATCCCGTTGGAACTCCAGATTGTCCTGAAAAGGGTAAAATTACGCCTGTAGGCATAAAAAATGATGCTTGACCTGCTTTTTGAGAAGCTTTGGAATCTGCTAAGGTTGCAAGTGTTGCTACGTTAGCCATTTGTTTCTCCTTTTAAACACATTTAAGTAATATAATTTTAACATTTTCAAGATTAATCAATCTTTGTTTTTTCCCAAAAAAAACCCCCAAACAATCTAACAGCAAAATAATACATATAAACTAATGGTTTGTTTAAAATTTTAGATTTTTTATTTTGTTTTTTTAGCTTTTTTAACATCATGGACAGAAACAGACCGTCTGCCTGTTTACGACTAACTTCTTTAAGGCCATATTTTGAATATAAAAAATCATGAACATTTGCTGCATCGGTGACTGTAAATTTATAAAATAAAGTATCTCTTACCCACTCACCCCTTTTTGCAGGTCCCGCGCCATTGATAGTCGCTTGGACAATTTCATTTGGCTGATAAATGCAAAAATCTGTATATTTTTTAAAAATTACATCGGTTTTCATTGTCTTTCCTATAATTAAAAATGTTTATTCTATTTTATCCTCTAAACAACTATCCAAATAATTATTCATTTTATAAAGATTAATAAAAGAGCAAAAAAGCGGTCCAACTTTTATTTTAATAAGATAAGCTTTTTTAATAACGCTGCAATTCCATTGAAAAAAATCAATTCCGCAACTAAAAAGAACATTAAAAATATTTACTTTTACTTCTGCTTTAGCATCTTGTTCAGTTGTTTCTATTACAATCTTTAAACCTTTAGAAAGCATTTGTTTCTCATTTTTTAAAAGGAATAAAAAAAACCACCCCGAAGGGTGGTTTTCTGTAAATCTAATCAAAAGATTAGATGCGACGACGTTGCTTGACGTTGTCAAGAACAGCGAACGAACGTGGCTTATGAAGTACAACAGCCAAGTACGAGCTGAACACGCTCTCAAGAGCCAAGCCCTGACGACCAAGGTCAGACTTGTTGAGGAGGTTACCAAGAACTGCAAGCTTAACGCGGTCTTCGCTTGAAGGCATGAAGAGTACGCTTTCATAGCCTGGCATTACTGCGCCAGTATATTTGAATGCAGTTGCGCCGGAAGCGGCCTTGACGACCTTACCAACGAATCCTTCTGAACCAGCCTTACCAGCAGCTTCGCGTGGAGTCATAAAGACCATGAACGCTTCAGCGTCGGCCTGAGCAGCGATAGAGAGGTCAACGCCCTGTCCATCAACAGTAACGGTAAGTTCGCCGGACATAGCTGGTGAGCTGATGCCGAAGATTGAGGTAGCCTGAACCAAGAACTTGACTTTGTCGCCAATCTTGAGTTCTGAACCAACTGAACCAACTGTGAGGTTAGCTGCAGCGATAACTGGAGTTGAAGGAGGTACGCCGTTAGTTCCTGACACTGGAAGAGCCTTCTGACGAACAGAGTGCTTATAGATAGCAGGAATGAACTTAACTAGACCGCTAACAGACATAATTGCAAATCCACCTTCTTCAGCGTTGCTGAGGTCTGGTCCACGGATTGCAAAGTTCTGAGCGATGTCGCCGCGCTGAAGGCCGAAGAAAGTCTTACGGAACTCAGCAATTTGAGCTGGAGTAGCGTGAGCTTCTGAAACTTCACCTGCGTTAGAAACAACTGCAGTGGTTGTATCATCAAGAACTTCTTGGTCAAGAGCCTTGCCCTTGAGGTCCTGAACGACGGAGAAGGAGTTTCCATAAGCAGCAAAGTCAGGCGTGACACCACGAGTAGCGCGCTCGCCTTCGCGGATATTGTTCTGAACACCACGAAGCTGACGGATAGCTGGGATGCGGCGGTTGCCAAGGAATTTCAAGGGAGTTTCAACGTCGATTTGACCAGCAGCGTCAACATAGTAGTCACCGCCAGCGTAGCCGTCGCGCTCAAACTGTGTTGAAAGAGCCATAGCAGCGTTGCGCTCATTTTCTTTTTCAATGTCGATACCGTCGAAGAAGCCGCCTGCTTCGTTAGTTAGGCGAACCATGTCACCAAGAGTCTTCTTAATACCATAGATTTTGAGCGGTTCAGCAACTTGTTCGTACTGAGCTTGGTCTTCTTGTGGCATGAAGTTTTCAAAGCCAGCAAGGTCAAGACCTTGAGTAACGATAGCAGTCTGTACTTTATAGAAGTAAACAGGCTGGGTAGCTTTAAGGGTTTTGACGTTCTTCATCAACTTGAGCTGCTTTTCCTGCGCGCAGATTGCGTACATTACAGGGTCAGCGGAGTCAATAGTAAGGGCGCTGATGCCTGTACGGCCAGCGTTCTGCATACCTTGATAACCGATGGCGTTGAACGACTTAGCCATGCGCTCAAGGCGTTCTCTAATTTTGGCCAAGTCTTGCTGGCCTACAAACTGATAACCAGTGCTCATGGGAAAAGTCTCCTCTGTTAGTTCCCAATCAAAAAACTACATCAAAAGATGTATGAGGTAATTTTACTACAATTTTAGAAAAAGAATAAACAAAAGGGACAGTTGGCTGTTTTGCCTAACTATCCCTCTGAAATGATTAAAGAAAAAATATTTTTAGAATTTAACAGATTGCATGATTCTGAACCACTTCTTCATCTTTTTCTTAGATGGTTTTGGCGGCTTAGGAGACATTTTGGTGGGCTGGAGAAGCTCAAGTTCTAAGTCTTGTTGTTGGCGTTGTTTTTTCATGAGTGCCTCCCTTTAGTCTAGCTCAACGGTCATATCAACAACAAGGCGCTTTCTATAAATCAACTCTTGAAACTTTTGTACAACTTCTTTTGTTGGTTGTTGAGCGTTTACGGTCAGTAGTCTTACTGTTGCCGCGTGCTCAGGATGGGCTCTGCCTTCGTCATCATACTCATAAACTACATCGACAATTTCATACTCAAAAACAACGTCGTCAACTTCACACCAATCAAGGCGAGTCACTGTCTTGGGAAAGTTATTAAGGATTTTCATAATGTTTTCCATAAATCACCTCCAACATAAGTCTTATCGGCAGTTAGCAGAAAGACTTTAGTTAAAAATTAACGTGATAGTCAATAGTGAGTTTATTGGTGTCATAAGGAACTGATATTGTTCCGTATTCTTTTAATTTGATTATAACGCGAGCATCGTTGGGGTTAGTGTTGAGCTTTTTGACAAACTCTATGTGTTCTGACCTGATGTTGGCATGTTGCTTAGAAACACAGTAATTCTTGTTTTCTGCGCCAATAATACAAGAAGGCAGACGAATCTGCCCAAATAGAAAAGCTAACATACCTGCCGCAATATAAGTAGTGACCATCAAAAAAGCCAGCGTCCGTGCCGGCACTCCTTGATTAAACTGAATAAAGGTTGACGCCATTCTTTTGGCGAACAGCAATTCCACTGTTACCTGAATTGGACGACTGGCGAAGCTTAGCCGAAAGACCTACACGAACTTGCTCAAGAGTGCGGCCCTGAGCAGTAAAACGACGAAGCAATCCGCGCTTACGTGCATTTTCAAAAACCTGAGCTGCTGTAAGTTCGCGGCTGCCTGCCGCAGCAAGAATTTCAATTGCAACTTCTGTATAAGTAGACGGTGAATTACGACGCATAACTTTCTCCTTAAAATAACCGAGGGCATTCTCGATTAAGCTTTTAATAACATCTTTAATATTCATAATCAACTCTTTTCTGAAAAATAATTTTCAACGATATCGCATAGTACATGTCCAATTAAAATATGCATTTCTTGAATTCTAGCTGTAGTCAAAGAGGGCACCGTAACGCACAAATCAGTATTTTCATACAACTTTCCGCCTTTTCCTCCAGAAAAACCAATCAAAATGCATCCTTTACCAGCGGCCTTTTCCATGGCTTTCAAAATATTGAAACTATTTCCAGATGTAGAAATACCAATGACAACGTCGCCTCTTTGAGCCAAAGCCTCGATTTGCCTTGAAAAGACTTGGTCATATCCATAATCATTAGCGATTGCTGTCAAGATAGATGAGTCAGTCGTCAAGGCAATTGCCGGCAGTCCTTTTCTCTCACGAGTAAACCTACCAACCAACTCAGCGGCCAAATGCTGAGCGTCGGCGGCGCTTCCTCCATTCCCCATCAAGATAACTTTACAGCCATTCTCTAAAGCGTCGGTTATGTAGGATGCAATCCTTAAAATAGTAGAGCCACAGTGCTCATAAGTAAGATGAGTTAATGCTTCATGACTATCAAAGGCTTCCTTCATCATAGCCTCTTCTTTAAGAATTTGGTCTAGCTCACTCATAGTTCCTCCACTGTAAAGCCATTTTCAATCGTATACATTATTGTTTTTATATCGTTTTGTTTCAAAATAGCCATACAACCCGAACAGGGGCGGGCGTTTGCCCAACAACCATCTTTAGTCTCTCTATAAGTAACCATCATGAGTTTCTTTTTTTCAGTCTTAGTTAAACTATTAAGAAAGTCTCTGGCCTTAATTAAAGCATTGACTTCGGCGTGCAGTGTTACGGGCCTGCCATAAGTTTCCTCGTTGCATAGCGGGTGCGTTTTACTAAGGTAATTACAGCCAGTCGAAATCAGCTTGTCTTTATAAAACAAAGCAGCGCCAAGGTAATAGCGGTAATGCTCCGCCTTCTTTGCTGCTTTTTGTGCTGGCTTAATTCTTTCTTTCATGAAATAACCTTCATAACCTCATCCCAAGTCTTTGTATCTACGGCCAAATTCAATCTAACTTGATTAATAGACCCACCGCATTTAGTTCCACAAGTGCCCAAAATCCCCAACTCTCTAAAAGCATCGACAGCGCTGCCATCGGAAATTTGCACCCACGCAAACATCCCCAACCCTTTGGGATAAGACCATTCATTTTTATGACAAAAATCCTGTAACATTTCTTTTCTTTCGGTCAAGATTCCTTGAATATTTGCCAATTCTTCCGACCATGACTCATCAGTTACAAGAGTATTAATAATTTCTGTTGCTTTGACTTGGGTATCGTATCCAACTCCGCCAGACTCAAATTCCATATATTCGCTGATATCTTTTGCTACTTTTTCATCTTCTACGATTGCCCACCCAAATCTTACTCCGCAGTGGCCTGTCATCTTAGACAGCGTAAAGATAGTCGCTGTTTTGGGTTCTTCGACTAAATCAGCAACAGCTTCGTGATAAAGTTTTTCTGAATGAAAATACCATGGCCACAAATATACGCAATCGTACCAAGTTTTTGAATTATATCTCAACAATGGAAGAGAGCCGCTTGGATTACTAGGATATGTCAGCAAGTTAAATTCATTATTAAATGCAGAAAATTTAACTCTTGAGTTGTGCATTTGAGATAGCATAGGAATTCTAAACCAATAAGGCGAAGGTACGCCCGCTTCTTTATGTAAGTGAAAAAAACAACTTACAAGTTGAGATGCTCCGCTTCCAACAACGATTTTGCTGTTAGGAGTAATCAAATTAGGATGGTATTTGTTATGAAGAGCCTTAATGGCATCTACGACTTCTTGATGCGGTCCTTCTTTGTTATAAGGCATACCCCCCATAATAGAGGTGACAATTCTATCATGGGGAAGTCTTTGAGTGAAGAGTTCTATAAGAAGGTCTGGGTTGCCAATTCTAAGGTCAATCATTTGAAGATGTCCTAGTGTTGTTTTTTTGGAGTTGGTCCATCAAATCATGGACTCTTTTTATTGATTCTGCAATTCTTTTGTGTCTTTCTTCAGTAGAAAGATTTGATTTAATAACTAAATCTTTTTCTTTGTTTTTTCTAAAATCAGCCAAACTCACAACATTATTTGTAGTTTCTTGTGGCTGAGAAGGCTGAGTTGAGAGTAATTCTTCTACTTCCTCAGCCTTGCCATCAATGTTGTATGAATTAAGAGTTTTTTGATTGTTTTGTGCTTTGATGCGGCGCAGGTTTTCTTGTGTTTTCTTAAAGAACTCATCATTGATTGTCATAAATCCCCCTTTGTATAATAGTCACTGCTTACATAATTCTTATCGACAGTCAACAAAAAAACTTTAGTCAAAGAGTAGCAAAAAGACCATTTTTGTCAATAAAGACCTCTTTTGCAGTAAGTACAGGATTTCCCGTTGCCGCCTCTACAAACGTAGAGACTTCATAAGGGTTGTAACGCACTTTAATCATCTTGTTGGCGATTGCAGCAAATTCTTCTGGATTCCACTGACCGCGCACGCCTGCGTGAACATTTTTTTGACGCTCGCGCAAGACTCTGGCGCGGCCCGCTTGGCTGACTTTAAGCTGGCAATCAGTCAACTTGATGCTGTCTACGTAGGCAATCACTCGACCCTTCATTGGGCCTTCCATGGCTTTGACGCTGAAGCAGCCTTTATGAAGATTTTTGTAAACAAAGACTTTCATAGTTCACCCCCATGATAATCTTATCGACACTAGGACAAATAACTTTAGGTAAAAAATAAACCCGCTCAATAAAAAATTGAACGGGCCGCAAGCCTCCGAAGCATATACAAAATACCTCGGTAAAACTTATAAGTCAAGCTCCAATAAAGCCAACCTTAATTTGCTGACCCATAGAAGCCTTAATAGCGGACTCTTGCTCTAGTCTCTTCTTCTCTAGTGCTTGAATACGGTTTAGCAAGAAATTTGGCCCCGGCAACGATGCCGCCTGACTAACTCCATCAATACTTACGTTGACTGAACTGTACGGGAACAACACAGGAATAACATCTGTAAGCAAGCGAATTGAAGCAACCGTAATCACGAGGTCTACTACGATTGCAGGAACTCTGCCTTCTGGAAAGCCTGTCAAGACTTCTACAGAAATCATATTAGGACGGAAAGCTTGTGGAACGTAGCCAGCCATAAAGCTAAATACGGTTCCGTCGCCTCCGCGTGCGGTTGTTTTGATGGTACCCAAGTCAGCCAATACGTTGATTCTTCTGTTTCTGTAAGAAATCCAAGAAGGCGGTAGCGTGAACTCGTTAATAGGCTGGTCGTTCATTGCGTGAGAAAACTTGAGTTTCATTGACAAAATATCTGTCACAGGAAACTGTTTTACTTTTAATCCGCTAAAATTACTAGCAAACATACCTTCAGTATAGTCGAATACCAAAGTTTGCTCACATGGAGATAGAAACATCCCCATACTCATTTCAATTTCGTTGATAGCCGAAGTTAAATACTGTCCAATGAAAGCGTCATCAAGTTCATCGAGTTGGTCTTGGTCTAAAAGACGCTTAAGCCCAAACAATGCAAACTTACGAACATCGTGAACATTTGGCAACGGAAGAAAGCGTTTGAATGCTCCCTCAATTGTCTCCATGTCTGACTTACAGTGAATTGGATATGTATTATAATCGCCTCTATAGGGCTGCAATCCTGCGGGGTTATATCCAAGTGGGTATTGGTCTGACATTTTAGCAACCCGCCCCTGTTAGAATTTTCTTAATCATATAAGGACTATTGATGGTTTGAACAATTGTTGTACCGTTATAGATATTAAACTGTACGGTTCCCGATACGAGAAGATTTACCTGCTCAGCAGTTAAATTGATACTCCAAATGCTTCTGTCCATAGCCATAGGAAGAGCCTGAACTTCAAAGGTCTGAGATGCTGATGCTTGTCCAAGTTTAGCAACTTTAGCTCGTTGAAACTTTGCCTTGACGACTTGGCCAGTTGGCACCATAAAACGTCTTAGGGGGAGCGCATCTGAAATAAGAACTTGAAACGACAGTCTTACAGGAGAGTCTTGAGTTACTTCCCAATACTCTAGTGGCGCAATATCGTTGGGTTCGTCAAAAAGGTCTAGGGGTTTTACTTGAAAGTAATACATGTTATTTTTGGCCTTTGAGCTTGTGTTTTACATGTTCAAGTAGCATTTTACGCTCTTTTGTAGCTTCTGGAGAAGTATCTACCTTAACAGTATCAAGAGCCGTACTGAGTTTATCCATAATTGTTTTGTGCTCTTCGGGGGTTGCTTTCTTAGTGGCCTTTGAGGGCTTGCCTTCTCCGAGGATTAGCTTTTTCTCAAGGACTTCGTCTGAGCGCATAAGGGTGTCGGCATCCTTGCGGGTCTTATCTTGAGATGCTGCACGAGCACGGCGGTTAATTTTTGCATCAACGGAGGTGCCTTCTACAAACCCACGAGTAGGGTCTAACATAAGCTCGCCTCTGTCAATTTGGTCAACAAGTTCTCTTGTCTTGTTTGTAAGGTTCTTCATAGAACCAGTTAGCCAAATTTCCTTTTCTTTGCCGTCTTTACCTTTGACCTTGACCTTTTGAACAATTTCTTTAGAGGGGTCGTCAACCGCTTGAGTTCTTGGAATTTCTGGCTTTTTGTATTTTTTTCCTCTTTTTTCAGACTCTATTCTATTTTCTTCCTCGGTAGATGCCGTTTTTTGATGAGTTGGCAAACCAGCTCTGCGTCTGTAGTAATTCTCTAAGGCAGTTGGCTCATACTCTTCTGCTGTTTGCGCCTGTTTCTTATAACCGTGTTTGACGTTTATGTCACCCCAATGGGTGTCCATGTCTTTTTGCCAATCAGAAAGTGATTGCTCTTTAGCCTTAAACTCTTTGCGAGGGTCAATTGACTCCATATCTTTGCCGTATTGATATAGATGACCAACTTCATGAACGAGGGAATCTGGATTGCCAATATGCTCAACGACATTGTCATGAAAATTTGGCTTATCAATTACTTTGCCAGATGCAGCTACCTTACCGGGAGCGCGTTTGGCTTCTAGTCCAAACCTTCTTTTAATCATATCGGTTAAAGCAGCAATTTGCTTTTCTCTGCGTGGCGAGCCGGCTGATGTTTTCCATCCTCCAAACACGGCTTCGCGCTGCTTACGAACATTCTTGCCTTTTTCTAATTCTTCTTTTGGCTTTTGAGTTTTGGCTTTGTCTGCTTGTTGTTTTTCACGCTCAAGCATTGCCCAAATGTGCATTTTGCTTTCTGGACGCAACTCTTGCTCTTCCTGAGCGGCGGACTCTCTCTGTTCTTGGAGAGGGTCGTGCCACTTAGGAAGTTGAGTCTTCTTATCTTCTTTGAAATAACCTGATTTGTTTAGTTCACTTTTTTTTTTATCAGCGGCTTTGGCTACGTTTTCAGCGCCTTCTTTAATCTTCTCCAAGTCAGCATCTGCCTTAAGCTGTTTAGCCTGCGGCATTCCCTTGGTAGGCTTCTCTTGCTCTTTGACCTTCATGTCGGCTTTTTCAAGGTCTTCTGACTTTTTAGCACTATCAACAGAAGCATGGCAAACGGCCCATGGATTGACTTTGTCGCCTGACTTCTTTTTAACAGCGAGTACGCAACGCTCAAACTTAGCTTTCTTGGAATCAGACTTAGCTAGTTCTGGACGTGGACCTTCCCAGTTACTCTTAACTCTTTGAGCCAAAGCACGCTCGTTTTTAGCTGCTTTTGGTTGTTGAGCAACCAACTCTTTAGGGGCTGCCTTTGTATCGGTGGAAATGACTTTCTTGTCTTTCATGCTAATAACGTCGCCTTTATCCAACTCTTCAGTTGGTTGGCCGTGTTCATATGACAAGTAATGAGCGATATCGGACAAATACTGTCTAGCAACAGTAATCTTTGAATCAACCCAATCTTCAAGGTCTTCGGACTCAACAACCATCTTGTCGAGTGCTTGAGCATACTCCATGATGTCTTTGAGGTCTTTTTTAGCCATGCGACTTTCAGACTCGTCTGCTTTAGACATAGCCATAGATGCAGGTGCTGCAGGTACAGGTGGGCGCATCATTGGGGGAGTTGCTCCGCCAGCGCCGGGGGTTCCTGTGCCGTTCATTTTAGCTAGTTTCTCTTTGCGGAGAGCGGCAAGAATCTTAGAACGCATGTCAGGTTTAGCTTCGGACAATACTTCATTGACTTTGGCGGGACCCTTGATTGCCTCAACAGCTTCTTTGACATCTGATTTTTTCAAACTCATGGGAACGCTCGCCTCCGTCCAATCTTTATTTGCGGTCATATCTTTTGGCATTGGTATTTCTGCGTGTACTGGAGTTGCATGAAACAACGCCACTACATTTGGAAGACCGCTCGCCGAGTTCTTAAAGCCTAAATATCCTTTTTCTTTCAACAACTTAAAGTAAGCATCCTGCATACTTCCAATGGGCTTTTGTAGCCATTGTTGCTTAGCCTGCTGTTGATTTTCAAGGTCATTAGCAATATCAATGATTTTATCATGTCCTGGGTGCTTAACTATGTATTTTGACTTAGCTCCACCTGTCACAACTGACTCTGTTGGCGTGCCTTCTTCATAAAAGTAGACGCGGGGGTGAATGGGCTTACCGTGTTTAGCTTCGGGGGAATGCTTACCCGCAGTTCCTTGAAACTCTGGGTCTAAGGCAGTCAGACCGGAAGTTGTGGAGAAATGAACTAAGTATGGATTCATTCTTCCTCGTCTTTCACAAGTTTAAGTTTTGCCTTGCTCTTTTGAGCCGTAACGGCTTTGTCCCATTTTATCCTATCGACAATCTTTGATTGTTTGTTTAGGGCTTTTCTTATTTTTTCATTACGGTCGGCGTCTGGGGGATTATCCCAAAGCTCTTTGGGCAACTGCCTCTTAACTTCTTCAGAAAACTGCCTTAGCCTAAAGTGGCTATATGGGTAAACATTGTCTGGCAATTCATCGTCTTTGTTATCAGACATTGATTAACCCAGTTTATTTTCTTCGATGCGACGAGTCGTGTCGCCCTTATCTACCAAATCTCTGCTTTTATCCCAGTGCATTTGAGCCTGCTGCTTGTGAAAGCTCACAAGGGAAGACTCCATCTTGGGATTTTGTTTAATCTTTTCTTGATGACGCCAATAAGCATCAAGGTGCTCCTGAGCATTAAACTTGGCGTGCTCTGGGTGACTGAAATGACTATAAATAGTCTTTTTCTCTTTTTTGGTGCCGCCCATAGAGAAAGGCTTGGCATATTGGCCATTAGTGACTTTGGGTGCAGACCAAAGAGCTTTAACAAGCCGACTTTTAACTAACTGAAGTTTTGGTTTTTTGGGTTCGTCTATTTGGTCTGCGCTGACATAAACGGCACTATGGCCTTTTGATTCCGCCGAGTCCAAAGCTCTGTCGATTCTTGGCTCGTCCAAGATGCCATAGTTTTCTAGGCTTGGTAGCTTATCGACGTGAACATGAACGCCTACTAGATTGTCATGGCTTGGATGTGTTTTGAGATAAAGCGGGATACCAACAGGGGACTCATCTTCAGACATAAGGAGTTTGGGCTGAATAGACGACTCTTGTTTAGGAGCTTTATCTACAACTTTTGACTTAAGCTGCGCAATAATTTCTTTGTTTTTGAGTTGTCTTTGTTTTTTAATATTTTCTTTTTGTTGTTCAGGAGTTACAGCTTTTTCCATATCTTGCAACCTTTTGGCCTGCTTACTGTATTGAGCAATATGGGGCAACATAGAGGCATCTTCTGCGGAAGGTTCTCTGTATGGCTTTGTAATATTGACTTTAAATCCAGCTTCTTGTTTGAGTCTGTTCCAGTTTTTAAAGGCTGGCATCGACTGCATTACGTCTGAGTGTAATGTGCCATGAGACTTAACGGCTTCCCTTAGAGCAACGTAATTGAGTCTGTTGCCTTGGAAGTTCGGATGAGTTGCTGCTGCATAGACAGTCATTGGCTCATTTTCATTCTGTCTTGCTGCCAACAAAGTAGACACACCTGATTGATGGGGGTCATGGTGCATTGAGACAAGATGGCGAGCATTTGTCCCATCGTCTGACTCAAAGTGATGCACATAAACACTGCCGAAACGTTCGTGAGGAACGCGAGTCGTGCTAACATGGGTTTCGTTTGGCCTCATGCCATCGTACTTGGCAATTTTAAGAACGCCTTCTGATGGTTCGTTGGAGACTAAGACTTTTTCGAGTTTTTTGTCTTTAACTTCCATGGAAAGGAGCCTTCTTCTTTACAGGAGGTTGGGACTGAGGCAAAGCTTCTTCAATGCGCTCTTTAACGGGGTGGTTTTCAGGTAACTGTTTATGGAACTTTTTAATGTAGTTGCCTTCTTTTGATTTTTCATCGTTGATAACAGCATCAAGGCCACCCTTTTGATAGAGCCTCTTTGTTCTAGGCCAGTGCCAATGATGGGCATGAGTTGCCATAATTTCAAGTTCTACTGGGTCAGAAGTAACACTTGAAAGATTTTCCATGCTGTGTTTTCTTGAAGCTTCAAAAATAGCTTTGTCGTGTTCTGGGTTTTCTGTAATCTTGTTGATTTGTTGGTACAACTGCCCGCGAACATCTTTGGGTGTTTTTTGAACAAACGCTGCGGTATCGTAAAAGTTTTTTGTTTTATGCTTTGATAGGTGTGGCTCTAGTATTTCGCCAACCATCTTGCCTTGAGGTGACTCTCTAAATTCTGGGCTACGAGCGTATAGCTCCATGACTCTTGTTGGTAGAAGGCCATAACGGGATACTGCTCTTTGGTTTTGTTTTGGAATAAACTTATGAATAATATTTTTGCCACCCGACGACTCAATCATGGAGATTGCGTCGTGAGCGCCGAAGTCTGGGTATTTTTCTTTTGGAATTGGCTTAGCAGTTATTTCAGTTTGAGTTGGGTTACCTGAAGCTGCGGCAAACTGAGTCGGCATCATTCCTGCCAACGCCGTCAAACCTGCGGCAACTTTACCGCTTATTTTTTTTTCGAGGGGCTCTTCCGCTTGGAAGCCCATCTTATCGGCCATTTTGAAGTGGTGGAGAGCCTTGTCGTGAAACTCACGGGCTTTCTTCCTATCGCCCATTTTGTGAGCTTTTTGAGCCATTCCTTTATACTCAACGCCCAAACGATTGTGGTGATGACTGTCTAATTGTTCACCTTGATACTGTCCCGCCTCAATTGCTTCGGCAGTAATAGACTTTTTAATCTTTCTGCATGAGCCTTTTGAATATGGCTTTTTGCCAGGAGTCGGTTCGTAGCCTTCCCAACAGCGACCTGCTTTTTCTAGTTCATCAGCTAGTCCAGAACCTTTGAGCTTTGAATAGTATGAAGGGTCTTCGGAGAGATGGTCTGCAACAATCTCTTGAGCAACTTCGCGGTCTTTAGTGTGCTCCATTTCAACTTTGAGGCCCATCTCAACTTGTTTTGCATCAAAATCTGAAATGTCTTTAGTGTCGCCTTTACCACCGGCGAGCTTGTCTGACTTTTTACAAGCACATTGTTTAAGTGCCTTCATCAAGGCCGACATGCCTGTTTTTTCATCTGACTTTGTAATCGTTGGTTCCGCTGCTTTTAAAGCAAGCTTATTATCAATATGGTCGCGCAAGAATGCGGCGAGCTTTACTTTAGGGGGCATGTCTGATTTTTGAAGCGACTTACGACATTTCCATCTTTTAAGGGCAGCGCCTTTGGGAGTAAGCTGACCATCTTTAGATGTTGGGCCCTTAACTCCCGACATTCTTGCGCAAAAAGATTTACGTCTATTTGCCGCTTTAGAGCCGGCCTTAACTTTTCCTGTTACTGGACGCTTAAGATTAGAACCTTCTTCGCGGTTAATACGCGCACGTTCTTTATCGTTAAGACCGCCGGTGCGAGAATGTTTCTTTTTATTGTAGCCTTTAAAAGGTTTCTTTTTCTTCTCAGCCATATCAACCAGCCACTTTCAAGATAAATTGTACAACTGTGATGATAAATCCAACGGCGCTGGCGCCCCACACAACAAAAGTTTTAATTTTGCTAACTTCTGTGCCGACTTCTGTAACTTTTTGTAAAAGTTCTTTTTGTTCTGTAAATACTTTTGTATCTTGGCGCTCTAGTTCTTCTTTATTTAATTTGACTAGATTTTCGAGGGCATCGGTGCGGCGCATATGTTCAGCAAGTTGCTGAGCCTGAACGGCTAGAGTTTTATCAGAACTAAGAGATAGAGCTTCAACGGCCTCTACGTTCTTTTTAATATCTTTGACGTGGTCAGACAGTTCAGATAGTTTTTCGACAATTACATCATTAGATACTGATGCTTGTTTAACAACTATCTTACTGGTTCTTGGGCTGCTCACGCTTTGAAGTTTTCGGCTGTTGCTGTTCTTCTTCTCTGACATTAACATTTACCCCTAAACTCTTACCATGCTTAGCAACCTGCGCTGCCTGCCAAGCATTAGAACCACCAATGACACCTACTATAGTTACAATTGCCCAAATAAAATCACCTGTTACAGAAGACGATGAACGCCATGCCAGCAACGCAAGGAGCGTCATGGCGAATAATCCTGCAAATAATCGTCTGTCTGTCCAGATAAATTTCATAGTTCTATTTTACAACAAAAAAAGCGGCTCAAGTGCATGTTTTTCATACAAAAGAGCCGCCTTTAGTTAAAAACTAAGAAATTATTTCTTAGTTGGGATTTTGACACCCTTGAGTTCAGCCTTAGTGTAAACATCGCGGAGTTCAGCAGGTGAACTAGCCCAGTTAGCATCCTGAACGAGAGATACAGGAGCCTTGGTGTTGAGTAGATACTCAACGACTTCTGACTTGCTGAGCATCTCAGGAACAGCGTCTGACTTAGCCATTGTCTGAACTTCAGCGCGGTTCATAGCTGCAGGACGGCTAACAGGAGCTGACTTCTTGAGAGAAGCATTTTCAGCGCGAAGGCTGTCAATTGACTTCTTCATTTCGTCCATAGTCTTCTTCATGTCGTCCATAGCTTTGCCCATTTCAGGAGCAGGAGCCGCAGGAGCTTCTGGAGCTGGAGCAGCTTCGCCGCCCTTACGAGCAGCCATTTCAGCCTGAACAGCGGCCATTAGTTCCTGAAGGTCTTCATCGTCAAGAGCTTTGACAACTTCGTCGAGTGACTCGCCGCCCTCTTCGGAAGCGTCTTCAAGTTCTTCGGCTTGATCTTCAATCTTGTCTTCGCCGCCTTCCATCTCAGGAGCTTCGCCGCCTTCCATCTCAGGAGCAGGAGCAGCTTCGCCGCCTTCCATTTCAGCGCCTTCTTCTTTTTCTTCGCCTTCTGCCTTATACATATCTGACTTAGCAAGTTTTTCAACTTCTGCAGTCAGACTGTTGATTTCTTCTAATAGATTTTTAATATCGTCCATTTTTCTTCTCCTTGTGTTTAAAAGGGGAGTTGACAGCGATTAAACGCCGCCAACAACCGCTGTACGAGAAGGAGCAAGAGCCATGCTGTCTGCTGGAAGGCTGTCAGCACCGGCACCGTTGATTCCTTTGAATGCAGGAAGAACGCCATTTGCAGTGAGCTTGAGTTCAACGGGTGAACCAAGAACGCCGCGAAGGCAATGAACAACGTCCTGAACAAACTTAGCATGGTCGCCCATAAGAGCCAAAGGAGCTTCGCAAGCAACCAAAGCATGGACTGAGCCATGGATTGGAGCGTTGCCGCTGTGGCTGAGGGTGAACATAGAAGCTGGAAGACCGTCGCCTGCTGGAATCAAACGAACTAGAACAGCAACGTCGTTTGTGCTGTAAGTAGCGTCAGTAAAGTTGACGAAAAGAGAAGCGTAGCCTTCTCCGTCCTGTCCAACAAAGAGAGCTTTGGGGTCTTTCCAGCCGAATGATTTAAGCTGAGTATCAACAAGACCCTGTAGTAAACGTAGTTCGCGTGCGTGAGCCATGGAAAAATCCCCTATTCTATTTTAGGATTGTACAGGTTTATTCCTGCAATGATTCAATTTTATCACAATCCTCTAAAATGTCAACGTGTTTATCGACTGTTATACCTAACTCCTTTAAATAATTAACATTTGATTCTTTGTGGTCTTCTTTGTAAACTACTCTCTCAATTCCGCATGCAGCTATTAGCTTGCAACATTCGGGGCATGGAGCCAAAGTAATATAAATAGTAGCATTTTTAGTTTGTTTTGCTGTATTTTTTAATAAAGCGTCCATTTCAGCGTGAATCATATATGGTTGTTTTGATTGGCAAAAATAATCGTCTATCTTCTTTTTAGGAACCGGCTTATTGTGTCCATCTGAAATTTTATGGCCATCTTTAACAACAATAGCGCCGACTTGTCGCTTTACATCTGGAGAGCGTTTAGCGACAAGTTCAGCTAATTCCATAAAATGTTGTTCATCCTTCGCACGCGACACATTCACCTCTTGAGGACAAGTCGGCTCTCAGGACAGAGGAACTGCGTACATAATAAAGAGTTTTAACTTTTTTCTGCCATGCTGTCCAGTGAACTTCGTGAAAATATTGAGGGTCTACGTCTTTTGAGAAGAATAAATTCAAAGATTGCGCCTGACAAATAAAAGGTTGCCTGTCTGCTGCTAAGTCAATAAGAGTCAGTTGGTCAATCTCAAAAGCAGTCTTAAAGACATCTTTGTCTTCTTCTGACAAGAATTCTAATCCTCGAACCGACCCCTCGTCTTTAACGATGGCGTTCCACACCTCTTCTGTATCCTTGCCTAGCTCTTGTAATCTTTTCTTGAGCAAGGGATTAAACTCAATAAAGGTGCCCTTAGCTGTTTTTTTAACATACGCATTAGCGTTGATTGGCTCAATGCCCGCAGAAATATTGCCCGTAATAAGGGAGTTGGATGCCGTAGGGGCAATCGCAATTAAATGAGTTGACCGCAGTCCGGTTCCCTTGCACCATTCTGGTTCTCCAAATTCTTCGGCGAGTTTTTTAGACGCCTTGATTGCATTTTCATTAATATTCTTAAAGATTGCCTTATTCAAAATCTTGGCTCTAAATGAGCCCATGCCTACATGTTCTTGTTGCAACAATGTATGCCATCCCATGACGCCCAAACCTAATGCTCTGCCCTTAATAGCAGAACGAACGGCGGCCTCCAATCCTTGTAATTTTTGTGCTTTTTCAATAAATTCAGTTAAAACCGCATCTAAAAGATAAACAGACAACTCAACTGTGTCTGTGTCCTTCCACTCATTCCACTTAGCTAAATTGAGGGAAGATAAACAACAAACAAAAGTATGGTCATGGTCGGTATACAAAACAATTTCACTGCAGATGTTACTTGTTGAAATCTTTAAATTATTTTTTATGTACGCTTCTGGATTTTGCGAATTTACATTGTCTGAATAAAAGATATATGGCTCGCCTGTTTCAAGACGTGCCTTGTAAATTTCCCTCAATAGCTCCTGAGCAGATTCATCGCCAGACTGTACTTTGTGCATAAAGCTATCTGGAATACAAACGGCGTGATGAAGATTGAGGCATTGGCGATTAGGGTCACCTTCGGGGCGGCGCATGCGCAGAAAGGCTTTGATATCGCCATGGTCAATGGGAAGATAAATAGCTGCAGCGCCACGGCGTACATTTCCTTGACTAATACCTACGGTAATAGAATCGTAAATCTTTGCAAACGGAATCATACCTTCGGATGTTCCACCTGTTTTAATTTTAGACCCTGCAGGGCGCAAGTCTCCCATATAGACGCCAACACCGCCGCCATTTTTAGTCAGCATGGCTAGTTCATGGCCTTTTTTCATAATTGAATCGGTACTATCTTGCGGAGAGATTGAATAACAACTTATAGGCAGTCCTCTGTTTGTACCCATATTACTAGCCACCGGAGTAGCAAGTCCTACCCACCCTTTCCAAAGCATATTAAAAAACTTTTCTTCAAGTTCTGGCTTTTTAAGAATATTGGCGGCTGTGCGCGAAACTCGGCTCCACATGCCTTTAGGGGTTTCATTCGGGAGGAGATAACCACCCAACAATGTTTTATAACCAATCTCAGTAAGAAAATCAGGGGCTTCGCCGTGTTCCTTGAGTTTTTCTAGTTCCATGAAAAGACTCCATTAAAACTTAATCTTAGACCAATCAATATGACCCTTGGAATATGCTGTACTTTTTAAAGCAAAAAAGTCAGAGTGCTCATTGCCGGAGCTTAACACATCAAACCAACTTGTAATAGTTTTTACCGACTCAGCATCAATATTTTTCCAGTTGGTCTTTAGTCCTAAATCTTGTAGCTTTGTGTTGGCTCTATATCGGATGTACGCCTTGAGTTGTTTAGGATTAATTCCTTGAATTTCAGCTCCATCAAATACAGCATCAATATAATCATCTTCTAGCTCGACAACGTCTCTGGCTGCCTGATAGATGGTCTTCTTAAATTCGTCCGTCCAAATTTCTGGATGTTCTGCCATCAAAGTTCTAAACAACCAGCAGCCTGCATCGGAATGCAGCCCCTCGTCCCTGACGGACCAGCTAACAATATTTGCTACGCCTTTAAGTTTATTAAATCTTGAAAAGTTCATTAGGACGGCAAAAGAACTAAAAAGCGATACCCCCTCAGTGAAGGCTGAAAAAATAGCCAAGGAACGCGCTTTACCCTGAAGGGTTTCTGTGTCACTAAGAACAGCGGCGAGTTTATCTTTTTTTGCCTTCATGGCGGGATTCTTCAAAAACTCTTCATATTCAGACAAAGGAAGCCCTAATGAAGTTGAAAGATGATCATAAGCTGCAATATGGATACTTTCAAAAGCTCCGTTGGTGGCGGCCATCTGTTGCACCTCTGGATGCTTAAACCATTTGGCTACGCTTGATGACCAGTAATCTTCCGCATCAATCTCAATAGTTGTAAAAAGCCGCAAAATCCTAATAACAACTTTCTTTTCATCTTCTGTCAAATTTTCATTATAGTCTTTGATGTCTGGCCCCATATTGACTTCGGTCCAAAGCCAGTGAGCCTGTTGTTGTTTAAGAAAAAAATCATATGCTTCTGGATATTTAAATGGTTTGTAATATAGCCGTGGTTCTACGAGCATGTTGCACACTCCTTGGCTGCCGTTAGAAACTATCGTATTTTAACCAATCAGCCAAGAGTTATTTTATATTATATTTTTCTGAAATTTTAATAACTTGCACTATTACTTGAAGTTGTTCATAAAGGTCTTCTATTGTTCCATTATTATCAATAACAAAATCCCAACCTTTGTAATCGTTCAGTGCATTTTCTGACACGTGAGAGGCTCTTTCTTCTTGCGGGCGAGTTTTTCTGTCCACTTTAACTAGAAAAAAACCATTTGCTTTTAAAGCTTCGGCTTCGTTTGGGAATCTTACGTCTGTTACATAAAAATTATTTACAAAAGCCTCATTGGAAAGATAACAACCTTGTCTTTCTGCTTGATAAATTCTATTTAAACAGTGGTCTACCCAAATATTTTCATTTATAGAACGGCCCCAATCTGTTCCAACCCAAGTTAATAACTTAGTATCCTTAAATGTGTCAATACAAGCTATTTCATGAATGGATTTCATAATCTCATAAATTGGTTGAGCAAACTTAAAGATTTGCCCTCCATACTGCCCTTGAAGATATTCCGCTGATGTGTCTTTTCCTGAGCGAGCCTTGTAACCAAAAGCAATTTTCATAAAAATTCCCCCATAAAAAATAATTAATCCTTTAGTTTAGCTCCCCATTTAACTAAAAAAGTTTTACAATCTTCCAATGAAGCCATAGATGGAAATCCCATATGTCTTGCATAAGCTTTAATTGAAGCGTCCCATGTTCCTTGATAGCCGGACGCATGCTGACGAGCCACTTCGAGTAAATCATACAATTTACCTACATTTGGAGCTTCAATTACAACCACCTTTTCCTTTTCGGCTTCTTTGTTCAAAAGCTGAACAGGAAGTGCATTCTTTTCCAAAATGCTAGCTTTTGGGCTCATCTCTGTACCATGAAGCACGGCCAATACATCTGATTCTGTCGCAGGTGCCACTGATGGTTTTAGTTCTTCAGTAGGTTGGGGCGCTGCGGGCTTTTCTGCTTCTGATTTAGTTTTATGAGCAGTTTCTGCAAGTTCTGTATTTCCCTTTTCAAACTCAATTGCTTCTGTGAGAGAGTCTTTTAAAGTTTCAAACAGTTCCTTTTCTGGCTCAGCAAGTTCTTCGGACTCATCAATGAATGCGCTCATTGGGTCTACAGATTCGGTTACACGTGATGAGAATTTTTTCTTTTTCGACACAACTATTTCTCCTCTTTTACTGGATAAATGGGAACAATTGAGGAGCCGTCCTGAGAAACTCCGTCAACGTGCAAACATATCTTATCTGGTAATGATACCTTTTTGTCAATCCAAAAATCAAATGCCGTTGCCTTAATACTAAAAGTTGTTGTAAAAGCAACGTCTTGAGTTCCGCCTTCCTCGGAAGGGGGAGATTGAGTGATAGTTGCAACTTGCAATCCTTGAGACTCTAGAGTCATGCGACCTTTTTTTAAAATATAACGCATAACCAAGGTAAACAATTTATGAAGTTGAATATCGCCGGTTGTCTTTAAAAGTACGCCAATATTAACAGAATCGCCGGATGCGTTAATAATTGCAGTTCTAATACTGTGTCTAGATTTAAAAGACCATCCCTTTAAAGAAGGCTTACCTTCAAAAATAGGAATGTCTTTGTCAAGAATTACTGTAACTGAATCAGAATTATTAAATCCTTCCGCTGTTGGAGCATCTGGTAAGCTTTTTTTATCTGGAAAAATTTCTTTTACAAAAGCCTCGAAATTGCCCGTAGGGGTAGAAATAACTGCTTTCATGCCAATAGAAACTGCATCTAAAATTCCAGTATTTTTTAAAAATACTAGTTTATTTTTTCCTTTGTTTTTAATTGCGTCGGCAATTAAATATACTTTTGGTTCAATTTGTTGTTGTTCTTCTTGACCGTAATCGGAAAAAAACTTATTAGACTCGCCGCCCGAAGAAATAACATAAACGGCGTAGTTAGATTGTGTATTTTGTGTGTAATACTCATCAACTATGATTTGTTGACCAGTTTTTTCCAACATTACATCCATAAGCATACGGACGTATTTATAGCCGCCCGTCATCTTGTTAATCATGCACAAGTCAACATAATTTGACAAAATATATTCCAATTCGTCTGGGTTTTCCTTCAAGTGTTGAAGACCAGATTGAATTGTTGCCATGACTGCCAAATCGGCGAGATACATTGCCATTATCTATTACCTCGCAAAAAATCTTCCATTTCAGTTTTAATAATATCAACCAACAAATCGGTCAATGTACTTTCTGCCCATCCCTGTACCTTTGGGAATAGTTTTCTTGGTTTGATGCCTGGGTGTATCCACTGAGACAACGAAGTCGGATTATTAGACATTGTTCTGAACAAAGTATACTGGACGTTTCTTGGTCGTTTTCCAGCGGCCAAGTCATCCGGCGAACCAAATGAAGAGGTGCGAATCATGCCTTTGAGCGCAGGGTCTGCTGTCAACAATCTTTCTACAACCATAAGTGAGCCGTCGCGGGTTTTGCTCATGCGCGGTGCGCTGAACGCGGGGTCTTTGAGGGCTGACTTAATCTTTTCTTGCAATACTTGCGCTTTGTCAGTACCTGCCGTTGAACCTTTGTCTTTGTAGGCCGGCAAAGGAACGCGAATATACTTAAATCCATTTTTTGAATACTTGACGTTAGGGCCATTAAGGTGCGTTGTTTTCATATCCCATGAATCGGCGCCATTTTCAACTGCATTTGCCAGCCAACTTGCTTTATCTAAATCAACAACCACAACGGTATCTATTAACTTAATATCTAAGGAAGCCATGTATTCTTCCATAGAAGTCTTTAAGTTCTTTCTGGCCTGAGTAGCAAACTCTTGGCGAATCAACAAAGGAGTAGCTGTAATAGCCTTGTCAACGGCATCTTCCAGCGCGTTGACATAAGCTTCAAAATACTCGACAATGTCGCCTAAGTTAGATGGCATTTGTTATCCTAGTTCGTCAACTTGCTCTGGACTAAGCGGTTGCAATTCTGAAGCAGGAGCAGCTTGTGGCTGTTGCATAGCCTGCAGTTCTTCGCGTACAATACGGCGAATAGCTGCTTCTAGTTCAGGAGCCAAACCTTCTTCCATAGCCAACCGCATAATTTCAGCAACAACGTCTGTGCCAATTTCTTCGGTGGGGAAATGAGAAAAACCCATATCATCTTCATTGAAAGAATCTTGAATAGCTGACTTCATACCATCGTCGACTTCATAAGGCTCATACTCTTCATCTGGCATAGCTTTTTCTAGCTGCTCTTGACTCATCTTTAAATCTTCTACTGTTTGGTGTAATTTTTGTAGTTTTTCATAGAGTTTTTGTGACTCTTGGGGAACTAGCTTTCTTTCGTTAAGTTGCTGATATGCAGCGTCATCAACAAGTCCGTGCATGATTGCATAGTACAAGTCAGCGGTTGTAATAGGACGCTCATTAAGCTCTGAGGCAACTGAAGGTGCCTTATCTATCCACTGTTCAGCGTCGCAGTCAAACCATTTATCGCCATCGCAGAAGTAAAGGGGTTTGTTTGACTTGCCTGAAATAACTTTATATTTCAAAACAGCGGGGCTATGGTCTTGTACTTCTGGCTGCTCTTCCTTTTCTGCCTGACCAGCCAAGAATTTTGTAATGTCTTCTTGAGTTGGGTCTTCGCCGTTCTGATGACGAAATACAGCGGAAAAGGCTTCTACAAGCTTTTTTGTGTCCTTGACTGCGTTCTCTTTTGGTTCTTCTTGCATAAGTGGCGTTGCCTCTGCGTCTTTCATAATTTCTCCTTTCATTTCGATGGCTTAATTAAAAATTGTTCCCAATTTTGTAACTCTGGCAAATTAAAAAAATCTATTGAGTTTTCCGGCCCGTCTCGCACTGTAGAATAGTCGCATAATACGAGCTGTGGAGCATATTTAATGTCGCGTGGCATATTGCCGCTACCAAGATTATTTGACGGCAGAAGCCTGATGTTGTGCGGCAAAGCTCGAACAATAAAGATTGGCTGATAGTAATACACAATTGAGACAATCTCGCCAACTTTGGGTTTGTCCGTACTCTCAACCCACTGAATCTTACCTTCGGTCGTAATATGAAAGTCCAAGCCTTCGTTCAAACGAGTTCCGCGAGCAGTAAGCATATAATCGACGGCGCGAGCGCGATACATTAGCGATGTTTCCTTTTCGCCTTTATACTCAAAGTTTTGCTCAAAAAGCTCCGTCATTGTTGGATTTAAAATAATAACATCATTAATTCTAATAAAAACACGTTCTTGTGAACCATCGAGATACTCTCCAGCAACGCTAAACATTGAAGTTCCGGTGCCGTATAATCCCATAGCCGTCAAAGTGTCTCGAACAGAAAAATCCTGCCCAACCATGAGAATGGGTCGGATATCGTAAAAAATGAACGGGCGCTCCGCTCCCTTTTCAGACAAATCCATGCCTGCGTTTAAGGTATTGCGCTTAGGATTAAGCGCATGCCGGCAATGAAATGCTAAAAAACCTTTAGTGCGCAATAAGTCATGAATTTGGTCTATATTAAACGCCGCAACGGGAGCCTTTTTAGGAATAGGCCCTAGTCCAATCAAACCTTTGCGACTATTGCGGTCATTAATTGTCATTTCTTATCCTTCTGCATCTGCAGTGTATTTTCTCACAAGAGCATGAACAGCCTCCATAGCTGTTTTACACTCAGGATTCTTCCACGTCCAGTCTGTTCTAGAGTCAACCGCGTCCGTAATTGCAACCATAAATCCCTCTACCCACTCAGGATGTCTGAAAGAGTCTGGCATCTCAGCCTTACCAATGTCAACTAAATCTTCAATAAAATCATAAACATAACTTTCTACGCAGGGTGCAGTCTTTTTCATGACAAAAAATGCCATGCCTGCTTTATGGGCATCGACAAGCTCTTCTGGCGTAACAGCCCATTTGGTCGTATCGAATAAACCCTCCTTTTTTGCCTGCTCTATCTTTTGCATTTTTTCAATAGCTTGGGTGATTTCTTGAGACTTTTGTTTATCCTCAATTATTTCTTGCTTAGCTTTGCGATTTTTTTCCGCTTGTTCGTGAGGGGGTAAGTAACTATCATTATTAAACAAACACTCTCTTAGGTTTTCCGTAATGACATTTGAGTAGGATTCCTGAGTCCATTCGGTCTTCTCGAAGAAGACTTTAGGTTTTTTGAGCCATTCGCTAGCTAAGTCCACCAGTGTGTCAAATTTTTCAGCAGTGTCAAAGTCCCAAGGATACGCAACGGGAGGAACCTTACCGGGGACTGACTTTCTTTTGCCATTTTCGTACTTCCACCATTCATAAGGCAAATCCCCAAAGATAACTTCCGTAAACGCTACGACTTGGTCTTCAACCTTATGGCTATTGTTGGCCGCAACTTTTGGAAGTTTACGCATTAAGACATTTTTTGCTCTTCGAGCAAACTCTTTTAATTCGTTTTGTCCTAAAACTACCAAAACAGAAGAGGGGGAGGGTGCCGCCGCAGGCGGCGTGCTTTGTTCTTGTTCCTTTATTGTTATTTCTTTATTCTTATTACTATATACTTGTTGGGGTAAATTTTGACCTCTATGGAGAGGTAAATTTTCACCCCTATGGAGAGGTAAATTTTGACCTCTATGGAGAGGTAAATTTTCACCCCTATGGAGAGGTAAATTTTGACCTCTATGGGAATTCTCTAATTCTTCAATACTTTCAGCGTGTTCGTCTTCGGAGTGCAAAAACTCCAAAATGCTATCATGTTGAATATAGTAGTAATTTCTTGGAGGGAAGCCCTGCTTCTCTATTTTCAAAAACCCAACGTCTTGTAATTTTTGAAAAATCTCTCTCCTAATATAACGAGAGACGTTACAGTCTTTCTCTAAGTTTTCAGAAAAATTGTAAAAACCATCATTTTCTAACATTTTTTTAGTTTTGAAGTATTTGTACTTTGAAACCAAGTCAGACAGTATGATGGCTCCATCATTGCCAAGTAGGCTGGCAATCTTCTTGTTAACCATCCAATACCCATCGTGCGAAAGAGTATTAATCAAGATATCTGAACTTTTTAAGCGCGTTGACATAAAAACCTCCGCTTTTCTCTTTTCGGACTTCGGTTTAGAAAACTTTAATTTTTTTAAGTTAATCTAATTTGATTTTGAAAGTCAAACTACTTATTCATTGATTAAGTCGTTTTAAACAAGGAGAGAGTTATGAGTTCGTTCTGCAAAGTTGAATTAGTCGGCAAAATCGGAAAAGATATCGAAACTAAATCATATCCAAACGGCAAAATTCTAATATTCAAAGTCGGCGTTATTAATAAATACAAAGCAATTCAATGGCACAAAGTCACCGTTAAAGGCAGCTTGGTCGCTATTGTTGAAGGCTATATCAAGCCAGACCACGTTGCTTTGGTGCATGGTGATTTGATTATTGATAAATGGGAAGATGCCAACGGAGACGCAAAACTATCTTTTGAAGTAGACGCAAAAGAAGTATTTTGCTTCTTGCCTCAAAAATCAGGAAAGTATGAAAGTCAAGGATGATTTTATGTTAAGAAGTGTAGATGGATTGTTGACAATTGAAGCAAGTAAAACTAAAAGTGATTTAATTATTCCGGCAAGCGATGTATCGGTTGTTAATGTGCCGGAAAGTCCAAGCGAGTCAGAAAAACTTTTTAAAGCAATTTACAACGTACCTACTGACCGCCATGTGTGCTTGGTTTTGGTTAGGCATTCAAAAGGCGAATATTTAAAGGCATTGGGAAATGTTACAAAAATTAAACACTTGGATTACATGGACGAAGTTCACATTACTTACCAGAAATCTTCCAAGCGTGCAGGTAGCTTTACCCACTTGGGAGAGTCTGGCTTTTTGTTTTATAAAGGAAGTCAGCCAGTTGTAGAAAATACAAATTGGTTTAGAAATGATATGAATGGACTTAATGCGAGTAATCATTGGGATTTGGGAGTCTATTCCGTTTCTGACGACAAACTAAAAGAAAAAGGAGATAGGACAATTTTTCCTAAGTTTGCATGGGAACTAGGACTGCTCCTGATGACTTTGGCAACTCCCTTGCAGCACAAAAGAATTGTTTGGACATTGCCATGGGACGAAAACCTTTTACAATTTTCCAGTGAATGGAAGATTCGTTTGCATTTGGTTACAACATCGGACGTTGATGCGTACGATGCTCTAACTGCGTACGAAAAAATTTCCAATAAAGAAGATAAAAAAATTAACAAAGTGGAGAGCTTATCATGAAACAATTAGTCGTAGGTAAACAAGCCCGCGATATGGCGGTAGATGCTTTGCAGGAAATCGCAGAGGCTGTCGGGTCAACTTTAGGGCCAGCGGGTTTACCGGTTATATTTGACAAGCCAAATCAAATGGGTGAGATGCAACCAACCGTCACCAAAGACGGGGTAACCACCATCAGCTGGATGCAGTTTACAGACCCAATCAAACACGCGGTGCATTACTTTGCTAAACAGGCCGCTAATCATTCTGTTTTGGAGTCTGGGGACGGCACAACTTCAACTCTTGTCCTTAGCGCGGCTTTGGCTAAAGCAATCAAAGAAAAAAATGCAGCCGCTCCGCAAGCTTATGCTCGTCAGGTTGAACATCACATTGAGGATTGTATCGACTACATTCGAGAAAATGCAGTTAAAGACCCAGAAGCGGTCGCCATGGTAGCTAAAACGTCATCAAATGGCGATATGGAAATTGTTAATTCCGTTATGGAAGCTCTTAATAAGACCAGCGTTCATGGCACTATTCTCGTTGAAAAGAATGTAGCAGCTAAAGAGCGCTATAAAGTTGAACTACAAGATGGGTACAATGCCGGCCGTGGCTACAATCATCATCCCACCTTGGCTATGAGTTGTTCGGACAAGGTAGGCGAAAATCTTCCTTTTCAAATGGAAAAACCCTATATTTTTCTGTATAACGGCGAGATTCATTCACTAGAGCAGCTCAACGCGGCTGTAACTGATTTGGGCATCAAGACAAATAACAGATTTACTCTTTTAGTTTTTGCTTACGACGTGGCCGAAAGCGTCTGTAATGAGTTGATCCCTGTAAATCGTAAGTATGCTGGCAAAGTTAGTATTTTTGTTTCCAAGGTACGCCAGACTGCCGAATTCAATAGCGGCATGCAAATTCTCATGGACATCGCTGCTATCACTAACGCTGAAATCTTTGACGGTGCTTCTTATGGTCGTGCTAAGGTAGAAAACTTGGGTACTTGCAATCATGTAGTTGTTCACCCTTATAAGACAGTTCTACATGGTCGCAACAAGAATCACTTTATCCCCAAGCGTGCTCAACAAAATATCAACGCTATGGAAGCTGCTCGTTCTGCTTTTGATAAGGACGTAATCGCTGCCCGTAATGCTGAGTTGACTGAGGGGCTAGTTACTATCGTCGTTGGCGCTGGCCATGCTGCTGCAGTACAAGAGCGAGCTGACCGAGTCGATGATGCTATTAAAGCGGCTCAGGCGGCAAGAAGAGGTGGCATTGTACCTGGGTGTGGCGTCATGTACCAACAGGCCGCATTGGCTTGTGGATTGCCTGAAAACCTTGTTCAAGCCCTATCTGCTGTCACCGATAAAGTGTTCGAGAATCTTGGCGCCAAAGTCCCGCCCCGTAAAGAGAACGAGACTTACGCTGTACAGGAAGACGGCTCTGTTAAGGTAGGACACTACAAGGACTTACAAGTTTGCGACGCGGCGGAAACTTGCATGAGCGTATTGCGCAATGCTTGTGAGCTTGCTGCGATGTGTAGTACAACCGCTTGCTTTAGTTTGACTGCAGATTTGCAAAAGATGGATGAGTTGCGTAAATTAAAGTCTCTTATTACGGAGACAAGATAAAGTGCCGTTAAGATTATACATTTGTAAAAAATGTAAAAAAGAAGTAGAACTGTTTGATGATGAAGTCAACGGTTTTACTTCTACTTGTAAAGAAAACTCTTGCGAACTTGAACAAAAGGCTGTAGATACTGCTCATACAGCGGGTACAACGGATTTGTACTCAAATCGGCATACGTATTATGACTCGATGCCGGAGAGGATTAAGTGGAATAATGAAGATATGAAGCGGAAAGAGAAAGAAAAAGCCGCTGAAAGATTTCAGGACGGACTTAAGAAGCTCTAAGTTTAAAATTATGTTGAGGTGATGTTAATGGCTACGTCTAAAAAGAAAAAACCCGTCGAGGGTTTGACGCGAGAAAAGGCCGAAAAATCTCGCAAATTCAATGAATCTTTATATGGTCGATATTTTATTACTGCAGCGGTTGCAGGCGCCCCCGTAGATAAAAAGTTCTTATCTACAGTCGAAAAGTTTTGTGAACAAAAGAAAGCAAAACTAATCGTTCTTCTAATGCGCGGTCATAAACGCAGCTTAGAGCCACAAGACCATATCTATGCACCAGAAATAGAAAAGCTACATAAAGAAGGCAAAGCATTTGTTGAGTATGTTTTTAATAGTAATTTAAAAGCACTAGACGTTCAAGTTAACCCACAACAAGTATTACCTTTGACTGGTCTTACTCGTTATGGCGTTGATGGAGACAAGCGTTATTCTGTTCTTGTTGCTTCTCCAAGACAACATATGAAGATTCTTCCCAGCGGCAACGGATTGCATCCTCGTATGCTGCACTCAACAGGTGCCATTACTCTTCCTGATTATCAAAAAAACCGTCTCGGTCGCATTTCGACTCAAGACCATGTTGTAGGCGGATTGTTTGTCACTCTCGACAAGAGCCAGTTTCATTTGACTCAAGTACAGGCAGACGTTGATGGCTCGATGGTTGTTTACGGTAAAAGACACTTTCCAGATGGTTCTGCTGCAGAAGAAAGAGCAGAAGCGTTTGTCATGGGTGATTTACATGCTGGCTTTGATTGCCATAAGACGATGCAGGCTTGGTACGAAGTCTTTGCCGCAACCAAACCAAAGAGAGTATTTCTGCACGACATTATGGATGGCGTGTCTATTAGCCATCACTTGGAGCACAAGCCAATTGACCGCCTTAATCGCCCTCATGAACTCTCTACCTTGGAAAAAGAACTTTTAATTGTCGGCAAAAAGCTTGCAGAAATTAAGGGTAAGATGCCCAGCGATGGCGAGCTAAACATCGTAGCGTCAAACCACGCTCCAGACCACCTTGTACGATACCTAGATGAAGGTCGCTATCTTACAGACCATGTAAACTATGCTCTTGCTCACGAACTGATGAATCTCAGGATTAAAGGTTCTGACAATATTTTGCGCGATGCTATCGACCCAGACAAGAACTACAACTGGCTTGACAGAAATGACGACTATGTTGTAGAAGGGTTTAATTTGGCAGTACATGGAGATAGGGCATCTAATGGAAGTCGAGGTAGCCCTGCTGCACTGGAAAAGACATACGGTAAAGGAATCAGCGGCCATACACATACACCAGAGATTGTACATAGATGGGTTGTAGCAGGAACATCAACAAAGTTGAGATTATCTTACAACAGCGGCGCATCGAGCTGGTTAAATGCAAGTGTTTTATTGTATAAGGGTGGATTATTTCAGATTGTCATTTCTATTGATGGGAAGTGGACAAAATGAGGGGGATTTATGGATTTAAGAATTTTATGTGTTGGGGATATTCACTTTAGACATTCATCTATTGTAGAAAATGACTTACTAATCGAAAAGCTAAAAGAAAAAGTTTGGGAGTCCTCTCCCGATATTGTCGTTTTTATGGGAGACTTGCTCCACAATCACGGAACAACCTACGTTCAACCATTTAATCAAGTCCTAAAACTCTTAAAGGAAATTGGCTCAATCTGTACGGTATATGTTCTTGTAGGAAACCATGACTACATCAACAACTCTCAGTTTTTGTCAGACAACCATTTTTTAAAGGCATTTGGCGGCCTAGACCGCGTCAAGATTGTAGATAGAGTAGTTAGCCACTATGGTTTAATTTTGATGCCCTACGTGCCTGCAGGAAGGTTTGTAGAGGCACTTGATACGTGTGAAGGCTGGAAGAGCGCAAAGGCTATTTTTTGCCATCAAGACTTTTACGGAGTTGAGCTAAACGGCATCAAGATGGAACATGGCGACAAATGGCCAGAAGACTTCCCCCTAGTCATTAGTGGCCATATTCATGAGCATCAGTGGCTAGAAAAGAACATTTGTTATGTTGGCACTCCCTACATGACGACCTTTGCCGAAACTGATGAGAAGGGCCTGAGTCTGTTTGAATTCGGTGAATCTGTAAAGCACACCCGAATTGACCTTGGTATGCCCAAAAAGCTGACTGTTAAGTTGACTCTTGACCAAGTTAAAAAGTTTAAAGTTCCAGAAAATACTCATCTGCGCCTTATGCTGGAAGGAGAGGCGTCTGCCCTGTCTGCATTTAAAAAAACAAAAGGATATTCAGAACTCGCACAAAAAAATGTCAAAATTGTATTATGTCCAACTGAAAACGAACTTTCCTTAAATGCGACCATTGTCAAAAAAACCTATTTGGAACTCCTAAAGGAAATGGTAGGAAGTGACGATACAGAGTTGATGAGCATTTTTAACGAAGCTCTTGCTTGAGGATAGCATGTCAAACGATACAAGGGAAAGATTAGATAAAAAAAGATGCAAAATAAAAATTTGCAGATTTGCTGATATCCGAGAAATTTTTCAAAATTTTCATTATAAAAAAGCTCACATGGGCGGCGGAATTAGCGTGTGTTTTGCTATGTTTATAGATGATAAATTAGTCGGCGGTAGCGTATTAGGAAAACCCAGACATGAAAAAAAATACAAAAATTGTATAGACATTCGTAGAATGGCTTGTTTAGATAGCGCCCCTGTTAATAGTGAAAGTTGGTTTTTAGGTCAAATTATTCAGTGGGTTAAATTTAATTCAGATTATGAAAATGTACTATCGTACAGCGATGCGACCGTAGGACACAGCGGAACAATTTATAAAGCAGCTAATTTTAAAAAAATAGGAACGACAACGCCTACAAAATTTGTAGAATGGAATGGAAAAACTTATCATCCAAGGTCTATCACAATTGATAGAGATTATAGTTACAAAATGAGAGATGCTCTTAAGACAGGAGAGGCTGTTTTAAAAACAGGTTTACCAAAAACTATTTGGCTATATCCTATAGTTCGTAATAAAAGCAGCAAAAAACAATTTATTTTAGAAACTTATATTAAAGAAAAAAAACAATGAAAATTAAGATTCAAAACTTTCGGTCTATTGAAGACAAAGAGATTGAATTGCCTAATACGGGCCTTGTTCGTATTGCCGGCGACTCAGGTGCTGGCAAGTCTACATTCCTTGATGCTATCTCTTGGGGTCTATACGGAGAAGCTGTTGCCAAGGGTGTAAAACCTTTGACTGGCAGCAAGAAGCCTATTGTAAACATCACATTCAAAGACATGCCCGTTTTGCGGCAGAACTCGCCTAATAGGCTGCTTATCGAGTCCAATCAGTATGAGAATGAGGCTGCTCAGGCTTTTATTGACACGACACTGGGCATGAACGCAGACATTTTTCAGGCTTGCTCTTATATTAAACAGAAGCTCAAGGGTTCATTACTGTCGTTTAGTCCAGCAGAGCAGCTTCGCTTTGTTCAGAAGATTGCCTTTGGAGCTGACGACCCAGAAATTCATAAAGCCAAAATCTCAGTCATGATTAAGGAGATTGAGGGGACAATCAAAACTCAGGCATCTGAGTTGACTTTGCTTGCTGAGATAGCTCAAGCAGCTAAGTCCGCTCAAGAAGCTGCCGAGGCTCGCCTTAGTGAGCAGAAAAAGCCCGTTTATACAGCGGCTGAGCGCCTGTTTTTATTTGCTGACGCAGACGTTGTTAAACAAAAATACAAAGACGCTGAGAAAAACTTTAACGAAAAGAAGAAATTGCTCGAAGATATTAAAGATGCAACCCGCGACCTACAGAATGTTATTAACAATCTTGAGAATGCTTTAAGTGAACATACAAAAAACTTGATTGAACAAAAAGACAAATTAAATTCGTTAGAGCCTCCCGATGAAAAGTACACCGCAGAAAAGATTAAAGCCGCCTATTCTCTAATTCAGGCACAAACTGTCTGGTTAGCAAAATCAACGGAGACGGTCAAGAAGCTTCAAAAGATTCAAAATATTGTGCAAAAACACGGTGAAATTAAAAACATAGAAAAAACTATAGATAAACTTAGTACAGAGTTTTGGGAGCAAGAAGATAAGCTCAAGGAATTAGAAGGAAAAAAATATCGTGCTGAGCTTAGCTCTAAAGAACTTCCCTGCCCACATTGCAATCAGTCTGTTATTTTTTCTAATAATAATTTAATAAAAGCTCACGACCATAGAGGAAGTTCTCTCGTCGATATTAAAAAAGAAATAGATGCAGTCAAAGCCACTAAGAATAAAATTGACGCTGAACGCATTTCTTTAGTTCATTTACACCGAGAGCTTAAAGGATTGCAAGCAGAGACAACTGAGCTAGGGCCAGCACCATTGCCAGCAGCTCAGACTCAAGAACAACTCAATCAATTTCAAGAAAAAATCAAAGTTATTGAAATTTCTGTCTCTATGTACAATTTCACAAAGTCATCCCTTGAAACTGAGATTCAAAAACTAGAAGACAACATAGCCAAGACCAAGGCTTCTCTGTCTGACAACCAACCTAAACTCAATGCCCTTATGGCAGAGGGCAAGGCTATTTATAAAGAATGGGCACTAGCTCAAATAGAATTAGACAATTGTGCAACGGACGTTGCCGAATTAAAAGAAAAGCTTCAAGTAGTTGAAATTGATGAAATTTATGAAAAACAGTTAAAGCAAGCGCAACAAGATGTCGAAAAGAGTATTGAGAGAGCCAAGGAGGCTCAGGGCAAGTACGAAGCTAAGCTCAAAAGCCAATTGGCTGCAGAGAACAAGCTGAAGAAAGCTCTAAAGTTGAAAGAGCTAAGCGATGCTGCCGCGACACAATCTGTCGCAGCCATTCTAAGCTCAATCAACGCTCACGCTAAGGCGTACACCGAATTGCTGTTTCCAAATCAAGGCACAGTAATTACGCTGAACAACGTGAAGCAGAATAAGGACGATACGGTTCGTGCCAAGATGAGTACAACGGTTTTTCATAAAGGGGTTGAGTATGACAGTCTTGAACAACTCAGTGGAGGTGAACAAAACAGAGCAATGTTGGCGTTTCAGTTGGCTTTGTCAGACTTATTTAACAGTCCAATACTTCTCCTTGACGAAGCGTTTGCAGGAGCGCATACTGAACTAAAGAACGACTGTATTGAGAGTTTGCGCAGTGTAGCGAGCAAGAAGCTCGTAATTATTGTTGAACATGGCCTAGATGACGGCCTTTTTGATGAGGTGATTTATGTCTAAAGTTTCTTTGCACAAGATGCCGCACCTTGATGTTAAGCGCCCAACCGCTGATGCCCCTTTGAGCGTCCAGCTTGATAATGAAGGAAAGGGTTTCTTGGTCAGTGAGAAAGCTGGCCTTAAAACTACGTTTCCAGTGACTGGCGAACAGTTGGAAGATGTTGCAATGGTTTTGAGCTGCTCAGACGCAGTAAAAAATCTTGCAATGCACTTGATGTCATACCATGCGCATGATATGGACAGGGTTGTTGAATTCCTCACCGATATTGCAGAAGAGTCAGTTGCAGACAAGATGAGCAGAATTCATCAAAAACTCAGTCATAAAGAGTAATCAATGGAAATCCTAACTCCTAAATTGCCTAAGTATCGCCCACTGTGCATGTGCTTTCACTGCCATAGTGCTCAGGCATCTCTTGATGGAGGGTCTTCAGTTAAGGCTCTCGTCAAACGCTCAAAGGAGTTGGGACGCAAGTCTGCAACATTGACTGACCATGGCCAGATGGGCGGCTTGGCCGAACTATATGAAGAATCAATGAAAGCTGGCCTCACTCCTATTCACGGAGTCGAGGCATATCTTATGTCTCCGTGGGAGCCGCCAAAGATTTACAAAAATGGCAAAGAAGAGCCGGCCACCTGTCATATGACAGTCCTGTTTAAAACTCAAAAGGCGTATGAATACTTTTCTTCATTAACTCCCATTGCTCATGACCGCGCCTTAATCAAGTACGGTGACATGAAGCCATTGATTACATGGGAAGAGCTGCAAGAGATTGGAAGCGAGATTGTCTTAGGCAGCGGCTGCTATGGTTCGGCTGTCTCTAAAGCCCTCAAGTCTGGAAGCCCTGAGCTAGCAGAACAAATTTATCAAAAGATTAGGTCTATTGTTGGGCCTGAATCTTTCTTTGTAGAAGTTATGCCTCATATCCTAGACCAAAAGTGGATTAGGCCAGAATACGACAAAGTATCAAAAGAAATTATTAAGTCAGGTATGTTTGTTCCAAACGACCTTGATGAGTGTGGCCTGCCTATTGACCTTCAAAAAGCCACTAATCAGTTTATGATTATGATGGCTCGCAAGTACAAAGACCCTATCGTTATCTCAGAGGATGCTCATATTGCTGTCAAAGAACATAAAGTTGTACAAGATGTTCGCCTTGGCGACAACTGGCGGTTTAGCTGCTCTTATTCATTAGAAAGCCCAGACGTATGGGCAGAAGCACTGCTAAAACAACTCCCTGAAATTACGTCGAGAGACATAGAAGAATGGGTTGATAACTCATACAAGATTTTTGAGCAATTTAAAGATTATAAGTTTGAAACCAGTAAGACTCGGCACCTGCTGCCGACTATGGAGTCTGTTTACAACGTATCGACAGAGTCGTCATCGGTTCAACATCTTAAGAAGTTGATTGTTGAGAATGGCCGTTTCCCCAAAGACCCAGAAAAAGCAGCCATCTATGCAGACCGCCTTAAAGAGGAAATCCGCGTACTGACACAACTTGGTTATGATTTCTTACCATACATCTTTACGGTACATGATGTCTGTAACGCTATGCGTGAGCGTGGCTACCTTGCCAACCCCCGTGGTTCTGGTTGTAGTTCATTGGCGCTTTACCTGATTGGTATTTCAATTATTGACCCCATTGAATGGAAGCTGCCCTTCTCGCGCTTCTTGAACGAAGGCCGCGTTAAAGGAGGCTCATTTCCTGATATTGACTTAGATATTTCGGTACGCGAAGTCTGCCTTGATTATCTCAAAGCTAAATACCAAGACAAGATGGCTCTTATTTCAACGGATGTGGCTATGCGCCTCAAGCTGACTATCCGCGAAGTCGAGCGGTGGATGTTTGGCAAGGTACGCTCATCAACGGAAGATGTGCTGGACGATATGCCTTTTGTGCCGCAGGGTGTTTCTGACCTTCATTTTTTGTTTGGATATGAAGACGAATCCACAAGCGAGCATGTACAAGGTTTTTTAGAAAGCGGCACGCAAGCTGCCGAAAGATTTAAGAAATATATTGAAGAAGAAAAAGAGATTTGGGAAGTCGTATTGGCTTGTTCAGGTATCCCTAAAGCTCGCGGCGTCCATGCCGGCGGCGTTGTCATTACTCCAGTGCCAATTCAAAATGTTATTCCTATTACAAAGGTAAATGACCAATTAGCAACTGCCTACACAATGAAATGGGTCGAATATGTTGGCGGCGTTAAATTCGATTTTCTCGGTGTTAAAACTCTTGAAAGCCTGTCATACTCATTTGAAGCAATTAAAAGAAACTTGGGCGTCTCGTTTGAGTGGAAACAACCTGAGCACGACGAGCGCGTATTTGCCGATATTATTCATCAAAACAAAATATCAGGTATTTTCCAGATTAGTGGAGGAGCGGTTGCCCCCTTCATTCAAAAAGCTCCTCCAAAAAATGTCAAAGACCTTGCAGCCCTTATTGCTCTCTGCCGCCCTGGTGCTCTTGATGCTCCAGCTCCTGATGGCAGCGTTCTTACTGCTGCTGATTATTATGTTGAGTGTTCTAACAATCGCAAACACCCTTATTATGTCCATTCTGAGTTAGAGCCAATTTTGTCAGAAACATATGGGGTTCTTGTTTATCAAGAGCAACTTATGGCTATTGCCAAGCTTGTATTGGGCTTAAATGACCAACAAGCTGATGATTGGCGTCGCGCTACGGGCAAAAAAGATAAAAAATTAATGGATGCCCTGTGCGATGACCTTAAGCAGGCAGCACTAAAGAGAGGCTGGAACGAGGAGCAAGCTCAACGATTGGTTGATACGGTTGTTGCAACTGCCCGCTATAGCTTTAACAAAAGCCACAGCGCAAGTTACGGCGTAATTGCTTATATTGAAGCAATGATTAAATGTTACTACCCCGCTTATTATTGGCTTGGCAAGCTAACAGTCAATCGCGGCAAGGAAGAAAAGATTCTAGCCTTTTTGTCTGAGTGCCGCGAATATGTTCTCCAGCCATCGGTTTTGCATTCCCACTCTCACGAATGGATTGTTGAAGGTGACAAGATTCGCGCTCCATTAGCTATGATTAAGGGCGTCGGCGTTGAGGCCGCTAAAGCGGTTGGCGAGTTTATTCGTGGACACGTTGATATGTCTAACCCAGACCATCAGTGGGGCAGTTTTTTATTGGCATTGGCTGATTCTAAAAAAGCCAAGGCCGCAATTAGTTTTACGGCTACAACCGTAATCAACCTATTATACGCCGGAGCTTTTAAAGAAATTTTGCCGTCGCAAACAGACACTCCAAAAGATATTATTATTCATGCTACTCAACTTCGTGATGCTATGAATTCTAAATCAACGGGCGGAAAGCTTAAAAGAACTCAAACAGTCAGCTTGTCTATGATTGAAGATGAATTTACCTTGTCTTTGTGGCGAGCTGAAAATAACCCAATCTATTCTTACAGCGTAGCCATGCTCCAAGATATTCAGAAGATGATTATTGATAAATTTGGTTTTATTGAGGGCGATAGCGAGGACAATATTCTATTTACTCGCCCAATTGAATTTAAGCCTACAGACGCTAAAAACACAGAGGGTGGCATCAAAGCTCCTCGTATGGATATTATTGAGTCTTGGTCAAAAGTAGTTGAATCCTCTGAAAATGCTAGAAGATACATTACATATGGCAACGAACCAAGAATCTTAGCTGGAGTTGTTGGAATTATTACTAACGTCGAGACAAAACTTTCAAAGAACGGCAATCCTTATTTGAGCTTTACTTTGGATACAGGCACAGATAAGATTACAGGTATCAATGTATTTGGCTCTTCGGTGGACAAATACAAAGAGCATCTACAAACAAAGAAAATTGTTATGGTTTTAATGATTCCTAAGTTATGGAATGGAAAGCATTTTCCAGATGTAAAAAGAATTGTTCCGCTAATGGAACTAAAGTTATGATTTGTGATGCCGATAGGATGGCAACTTTAAGTTGAGGTTTTTGTGGTTACTCACGACGAAGACGAAAATTGGTCTAGCCCACAGTTTGGAGATGTCGGAGCCGATACTCCATGGAGTGTCTCTATTAAAACCGGAGACACCCAAAAAGATATTCTTGTTAATCCAAATCAGCTTAAAGAAATTTTGGCAGAATCTGAACGTCAGCAAAAAGAAGCGGAAGAGGATTTTAAAGAGCGCCTCGTTGAACAAGCGTTGTCAGAAGCAAAAGATTTTCAAGACATGGTCGAAGACCGCATTCCCTTCTTTTCAGATGAGTTTCAACTTACTTTGCATAAAAAGTCTTTTGTCGTTGTGGGTGCTCCTACAGGTAACGGCAAGTCAACTTTTTGTATGCAGTCCGCTGCCCATGCTATTGCTAACAGACGAAGAATCTTGATTATTTCCAACGAGTTGCCTATTGAAGCCTATAGGAATGAAATTAGCCGTAAGCTGGCCGCAATGTTGGGCCTGTCCTATGAAAAAGCTTTTAAGAGAGTCTATCAGTATTCTCGTATTGAAGATGCCGAGTCTTCTCAAGGGTTGTCATTAGGGTGGCTGACCCTATGTACCTATACGTTTAGGTGTGCTCAGGAGTTTAATCCAGACTTAATTTTTGTTGACCAGTTGTCAAACGCCATGGCTGATATTGGTTATACAGGCAAGGGCAAGGTTGAAGATTTTAAAAAGATTGAAACTATGAGTCAGCAGTTTGGCCTCAGAATCAACAGCCGTAAGTCTCCTAAGTATGCCCCTGTTATCTGCTTTCAGCAAATGTATCCGCCAGCAGGGCGGTCGGCCTTTCAGTGGGATATGTTTAGCTGCCTAAGAAAGTCAAAAGAGTCGTTGACCCACGCGACCCATGGTCTTATGCTTGTTAAGAAGGTCAATGCCAACAATGAAGTTCGCACTTGGCTAAAGATTCAAAAAGTTCGTTATCCTTACAAGTACGGCAAAGATATTACGACTTGGCAGATGAATGATAACTTTGTCTTGATTCCGGCAGAAGACGTGGAGGAGGAATGATGCGTCCAAATAGATATATGAACGGTGGACTCGACCAAACATCGCAAAATGCCTATTATGTCGATGACGACGCTCCAAGACTAATTCTAACTATTTCTAATTTTTGGATTGATGACGATAAGTCGTTTGTCGCAGTAGCGGCCATCACTAGGTCTTCTGATAATGCAGTGTGGCACAGCGATGTTTTGGACCCCAGATTGCGCCAAGAAACACCCAGATTTTTTAATGACACTTATGTAACAGCAGATGATTTGATTTTTAGTTATTAATGGAGTCGTTATGTCTAAAGTAGCCAAAGTACGGAGCATTACTAAGTTACAGGCAGGTTTACAGGTTGAGCTAGGCAACTATCAGCTTGTTGTCAATAGGACTATTGAGTCTGTAGATGAGTTAGGAAACGTCGTTAAGGTATCAGAACCTCACCTGCTAGATATGGACATTCAGACACCAAAGACCAAAGAATCCTATAAGATTACCGAAGGAGCATGGCGTATTACCCCTGAAGAGGGTCTTCAGCCCATGGAACTGACAGAGATTCAGTATTACGAGACAGACACCTCCAGAGAACTCATGAAGCACTTCAGTGTCTTTATGTCTAAGCTGGACATCTACAAGAAAAGAAAGATTGCCCCCAAAAGAGGGTTTTTGTTCGGCAGTGAACCGGGGATTGGTAAATCTAGCCTCATCAACTACTTTTGCCGCCAAATTATCAAGATGCCCAAGGCTTGCATTCTCAGAGTAGACTCTCAGCAAGTCAGCTTTGAGACTTTGATTGATATGTTCTCAAATGCTCAAGAGTCGGCTGCCAGCTTGATTCTTTTGGTTATAGAGGATATTGGCGGGTCTGGCCTTGAAGAAAGAGCAGGCCGTGTTGATTCTGAGATGCTTAACTTCTTGGACGGCAACGCAGATGTATTCAAAATCCCTACTTTGATTGTAGCCACAACCAACTACCTAGATGTATTGAACAAAACTTTGACCAGTAGACCGGGACGGTTTGACATCGTCCGTGAAGTAGAGCCGCCAAAAGACGAAGAAATTATTTTTCTTGTAGAAAAGTTTATGGATAGAGAACTAACTGCCGATGAGAAGCAGTTGTTTGTGGGAACTAAGCTAACTCCTGCTTACAGCAAAGAAGCAGTGTTACGGCATGAGTTATATGATATTCCTCTTGCGGATGCGGTGGTTGAAGTGCTACTACAACGTAAGAAGGCTGAATCGGGTGGACTAAAGAAAGAACAGCGTTCGATGGGTTTTAATGACGATTACGATAATTTTTGATTAAGGGGGCTTTGTGCGCCATTCCCCACGAGACGGCATCAAAAGAGATATATTGATGCCCGTCGTTAAGTATATGACTCTTTTATACGGAGACGAGCAGTACGTCTGGGCGGCAGACTATCTGCTCCAAAAACATTTCTCCATGACAAAAGAGCAAGCTATCCTTCAGTATATTGACAGAAGCTTTGAAAGGGGCGCTTACATTGCCGTAAATGCCGCAAAACAACTTAATATCAATAAAACATCTGAAAACGTATTTGTTCTTAGAAATTTTCTTATAGAATTTGACCAACTGCCACTCGAAGAACAAATTCCATTTATGAAAAAGATTGGTTTACCGTACTCGGCTTGCATTTATTCAGGTGGCAAATCATATCATTTTATTATTTCTTTAAAAGAACCTCTATACCATCATACAGGAGAGCTTAAAAGCAATGGCTTATTACAATACAAAGACATCTTTTATAGGATTCATTTTTTATGCGAAGAGAAAAATGACCGCGCATGTAGTGACCCCGCTCGTTTCACTCGGTTTCCGAATTCTATCAGGTCTAACACAGTACAGCAAATTGTCGAAATATCTGACAGAATTGACAATTCAGAATTGTTTGACCTTATATATTCTCCTGCGTTCGAGGAAAAATACAAACAAACAAAGTGGCACCAAATCTTTCAAAAGGATGCTCAAGCTTCGCCGCAAGCAGTAAACAGAGCCGACATTGTCAAAAAGCTAGATTGGTATGTAAATACTTACTTGGGACTATCAACAGAGATTGGCGGCAAGTTACAAATAGCCTGCCCGTGCTGTCGAGAAGAGGGCGGCGACAACCATGGAGACAACCTGCACATTACTGGGCCAGACGCCCTGTTTCATTGCTTTAAAGACCCCGAAATACACAACGATAAGATACTCGTAGCTATAGATAAGTTGATGCAAGAGGCGGGAACATTGACAAAGAAGCCAGAATTTACTATAAATAAGACGGATAATTTAATTGACTGGAATAACTTATGAGAATTTTGGCTTTTGACCCCGGTATTTCGGGTGGTTATGCAATTTTAGACGGCTTCATAGTCGTTGCTCGCGGCAGGATGCCAATTGACAAAAACCTTAAGAACAAAAAGTCAACAATCAATCTGGTTGAAGTTGGCCAGCTTATGGTCAATCATCGGCCAGATGTTGTTGTTTTAGAGAGACAAGCACCAAGACCGGGAGAGGGAGTCAGCTCAGCTTGGACTTCTGGCTATAACTTTGGACTGTTGTTTGCCACAGCCTCTGCAATTGTAAATAATATTGCACTAGTCGCTCCTCGGACTTGGGCAACAAAACTACATGACTCAGAGTCACCTTTTGAAGACCCCAAGGCAAGAAGTTTAGAGGTTGCAAAAAAACTCTTCCCTTTAGAGGATTTTCTTGCTACAGAAAGAAGCAGCAAGCCGCATGAAGGCATCATTGATGCCCTATTGATTGGCTATTGGTATAACCAGTACGGACAATTCATTGTAGAGAAAGAGCCAAAACCTAAAAACAAGAAACAGACTCCAAAAAAGAAAGGCAAAAAAGATGAAAAGACTAGAAAAAAGCCGTTGGGCGTTTAAAGACAAACAGTCAACTATCTACAGTAAACACACTCCAGTGCCAGTGTGGGTTGTGTTGATGTCCAAAGACAACAGCATATTTGTAGATACAGTCCACGCATTGTTAGAGGCTCAGGCTAAGTATATGCCGTGGCATGGTTTGTTTGTTATGGACGCTGTTAATTATTTAAGAGAAGAGGGCTATTCTCACAGATTGCCAGCTGTAGGCGACATCATGGAGTTGTCTGAGTCTGTATCTCTTCTTTTGCTGCAAGAAATTATGATTCACTTTAACGAGGTCTGCAGGGTATCGGATGACCCTGTTAAATCTTACAATGGAACTGATTTAGTAGTAAAGGAGCCTTATGACTATGCACGCATTTTAGATTATTTGGTTAGCTGCCAAGACGGAACAACCCTGAGCTGTATGTTTGATACTCAGCGTACAGACACAAAGGTGTACTTCACGGTAGTTCACGACATTTCTGAAGAATATTATTCTACACTAAAAAATATGTCTTCAAAATTACTACTTATTTCTGATTCACCTAAAGATAATCTCACTTTTGACGATACTTTTATTGTGACAGCGGAGAACGCTGACACTTCTTTTGAATTTATTGCTAAGCATGTTTAATTGGAGGTACCTACTATGTCATTTCTTGATAACTTTAATCCTGATGCTCTTCCTGAAACTGCAAAATCTGGCTCTGCTGCTGGTGGCCGCCCCAAGGCGCTCACTGTACCAGAAGGCAAGCCACTTATCTGCAAAATCATTCCTATTGTCTATATGAAGGATGGAGGAGGAAATCCCGCCTTTTATTATGGATTCAATAAGTTCACCTATAAGAGAAAGATGCCAGACGGCACCATGGCTAACTGGACACGCCCATCACTCCAAGTTCAAGGTCAAAAAGACCCACAGTTTGAGCTGTTTATGGAGCTGAAGAAGAAACAAAAAGAAATTAAAAACAAAGAAAGCGCCGAATACAAAGAGCTTGACGCGCAGGCAAGAATTCACAGACCAACACGCAGGGGCGTTCTTCTTGTAAACGTCTTGGGCTCAGACAAGGTCGAAGCGCTCGAAGTTCCAGAGACTGTCATTAAGATTTTGTTTGGCACAGAAGCTTACGGTGACAAGCCAGCTCAAGAAGGCTTGTATCAGACCCTGCGCCGTAAAGGCACCAACTTGTTTAATACCATGGCTCCTACGGGTTGGCTGCGCATTTCCCGTACTGGTTCAGGATTGAACACAGAATATTCTGTAGACCTTTACAGAACAGAGCAGAAAGTCGAGGGCCTTGACGACCCTGTTTTGGCTGTCTTTAAGGCAGAGCCATCGCAAGCTCTTAAGAGCCTTAAAGAGTCTGACTTGCCAGACGTTATTGAGATTGCTTCCAACTATATGTGGACTGTAGGAGAGGTACAAGAGTATCTTTCTGCTGGCAAAACTCCAGAGCGTCGTAGCAATGCAGCTTCAACACCAACCAATGAAGAAGTTGATGTCCCCGCTATGATGTCTACTCCTACTCCCGCTCCGCAGCCTAAGCCAACTGCGCCAAAAGCAGCAGCCCCATCGTCAATTGACGACGCTCTTGATGCAGTGTTCCGGTAATGCCGGAACACTCTTAAACACGGAAGGCTAGGGGGGAAGTCATGAAAGAAGTTAAGCGCGTTGATTCTCAAGATGTAATTCCTGAGTACATTGACACTCTTAAAAACTATCTTGTCATCGCGTCAAATATCCATGAACTGAAGACAGACTACGATGCCAACAGGGCCATTTCCGCTCTGTCTGAGGGTATGAGTCTCTTAAGTGGTTACTTGGGGTCAGTTACCTATAGTTTTAATATGGCGCGTTCCGAGGTTAAGCGCTCTAAGGCTCTCGCCGCCCTAGAGCGGTTTCCAGAATACTGCCAACAAATGAATATTGCCAAGCCTACTGCTGACTTACGCGAACACTTTGTCAACCTTGACACAGATGTTCAAACAGCTCAACAACGCGAAGCAATGTACGAAGCCATGCTGGAACAACTTAATTTGATTAAGATGAATCTCATTATGGCTCAGTCTAGCATTAAAGCTTCAAGATATGGTTTTAATGAGACTAGACAAATGTCAGGAAATATGGTTTAATAATTTCATAAGAAACAATGGTGTTGTCTTATGCTGTTAATACGATTGGAGGTTTTGTGTTTTTTAAGTCTTTTCTTTCTATTCCATTGTCTATTCTAGCTTTGACAACAGTTGGGTCAGCCTCAGCTTCTGAGTTTTCAAACAATAGTTCTAAGCCAATTTTGTCGCAAAAAAATAATAGCAGCGATGTTACTTGCCAAAGCCTTGAATGCCAACAAAAGCTTACTTCTAGTAAAAATTCTATTGTGCTTTCTGATAATACAATCGTACTACGTGGCGAGGTTGACGGAACCAGCGTGTCAAAAGCTATCTCTGCTTTGATGACCGCTCAAGGGGATACGGTTAATTTGTTTCTTAGCTCCCCCGGTGGTTCAGTAATGGATGGCGTACAGCTTGTACAGGCAATTCGTTCTGTTAATAAAAAAGTAGTTTGTGTAACAGACTTTTCTGCTTCGATGTCATTTGTTATCCTTCAAGCTTGCGATGAGCGCGTGGTTCTCGAATCATCTATTTTGATGCAACATGTTCCCTCTTTTGGACTAAGGTTCCAACCTCAGCCAAATGCAATTGCGTTTGTTGAATTTTTGAAGCAAATGACCAATGCAATTGATGCTGCACAAGCAAAACGCATGGAATTGCCAGTAGAAAGATTTAAACAACTTGTAAGAGATGATTATTGGCTATTTGGCCGCGATGCTGTCAAGGCAAAGGCCGCCGACCGCGTTGCTCAAGCCGTTTGTACACCGGATTTGGTAAACAAAGAAGAAAAACAAACTCTTTCTCTATTCGGCGGTTATGTTCGCCTTAATATAACTTGGTCAAAGTGTCCGCTGATAACTGAGCCAAAATCGGTTGAAATTGCACGTAATGGCACACTAACTCCTGCGCAAGAACTAAGTTTGCAAAAACAACTTACAAAAATTCTTGATTATAAAGCAGAAGCTCGTAAGATGATTGACGAGGCAATGGGATTCAAAGTCTCAGAATAACTGAGACTTTCCCTTTTTTATTTTGTAGGAGGTTATTATGGCTAAGCTTCCAAGTTATTTTTCTAAATTGACCCGCGACCTTGATTATGCAGTAATGGCAGCCAACCTCGCGTCTCAGGAAGATAAAACTAACTTTGACGCAGGTGACCCTGCACTTAACTGGGGCACGGGCAAAATCCCCACAGACCGTATTACCATTCTTGCCGGTGTTCCTGGGGCCTGCAAGTCCTTTCTAATGTATTATTGGATTGGTCAACTTATGAAGGCTAATCCAGAAGCGGGCGCTGTAATCTTTGACATCGAATACTATCTACACAACAAGCCTGACCGTGTACGTCGTCTTGCTCAGTTTGGTATTGACCTCAATCGTCTATTGATTATTAGCTCTAACGAACCAGACAAGGTATTTGCCAAGCTTTCTATGCTCGAAGAGGGTGTTAAAGAGTCTCCTAACAGTCTTTGCGCAATTGGTGTAGACTCGCTTGGCGGTGCCACCGCTGCGTACGATGAAAAGAAGATTAAAGAAGGCGAAATCGAGCAAGCAGGCAATAAGTTTGGCGGTATGGCTAAAGTCATGGGCCCTCTCGTTAAGGCTATGACTCGCATCTCTGCTGAGAACAAAGTAGCTTGCTTTCTTATTCAACACGCTATTCAGGATATGGCTGCAGACCCAAGCGGCCCTAAAAAATGGATTGTTACAGGCGGACAGAAGCTTAAGCACCAAGCTGACCTCATGCTTTTGATGGAGTCAGTAGAGCGCAAGGATGCTGGCTTGACTGCTGATAATAATACCATTGAGAACAGCGATAAAGATGCTGTCAAAGTTGGTAAAACAATCCGCGCCCGTGTTCTCAAGAGTCGTAACACTGTTGAGGGCCGCGTTGTTGAGTTTCAGGTCAATATGGAAACTTGTCAGATTGTCAACAAAAACAGGTCGCTGTTTAACTTGGCCAAGAAGCTAGGAGTCGTGTACCACCCAACGGGAGATTCAGGTAAGCCTAGTCTTCATTGGTGGGCATACAAGGACGAAAAGGGCGTGGAATATAAGTTTCATGGCCAAGAAAAGACAGAAGATTCGTTGGTTCCTGATTCTCCAGCATACCAAGCGGTTGAGCGTCAGTGTATGACAGCTTCAATGAAGCTTTCAGAAAACGAAACAGTTAATATTGACCTTGAGGATTGACCATGAGGGGAGACAAGTCTGCCGCCACAACGTGCCTAACGACCGCTGCAGAAATTGCGTATACGCCGTTTAAAACCAGCGTATTTCCCCATGCAAAAATTGAAAAGGCTGCGCTGGATACGTTGGATGAGCTAGGTTTTGAAGAGGATATTGAAGTGTATGGACATGTGCTAGGGCGAATACCAAAAAAACGTATTCATTACTTGTTTTTTGCAAAAATAAAGAGTATTCTGTTCTCGTGCGACAGAGGCTCTAAAACTCTAAAAGAGTTTAGTAAGACGCTTTTGCAAGAGATTAGAGATGCTACAGAAACATGGGGGTCGGAGATAAATGGCTACGAGGAAGTCGCAGACTAAAAAGGAGGGACAAATGAGCGCAGAGCCAGTAGAGCTGCCGCCTGTAGCTACTGCACCCAAACGAATGACAACGCTACAAAAGGTCAAGTTGGCTAATCAACTCATTGAAGCGGTTGAGTCAGAATCTATTAAAAAAGCATTTTTAGCTATGCCTCAAGGGGAAGCTATTCATCAAATCTTTGTTGAGGCTGCCGAGAGACGCATTGAGACGTTAATGGGCAACGAGATTGTAGATGAAGAGTTGACAGTGGCTCAAGAGAAGGTAGACGAGATTGTTGAGTCCTGCATTAAACTACAACAAGCTCTTGTACAGTCCGTTCGCCAAGTTGTGGGCGGTCAGCAACGACCCCAGCAACCTCAACAGCAGCAGCAGCAACAGCAACAGAGAAAGCCAGCACCTCAGCCTCAACAGGCTGTTAGAGCTGTAAGAAAGCAACCAATTTATGAAGATACCGTATTGCCCGATTCCGAAGACGACGCACTACTTTATTAATAGGAGTTTTATATGGCCAGACTAAAGAAAATTAATTCAAATGATTCAGTTACAGATGATGTCTCTTCTAAAGAAAAAAAGGGAATGCTTGAAGAATACGGAGTACCAAAAAAACTCCACAGTAAGGTCGCTAAGTTTATGTCTTACGACCGTATTCAAGAAGTCCTCAAGATGTCTCAGCAGGAGCTAGAAGAGCTTATTGCTAATGCCGCTGTTCAAGTACAGCGCGGCGAGGAAGAACTAGAAGCTCATGAAGAGTATCAAAGAGCTGTAGAAGCTAAGAAGCTACTAGAAAGTGGCCTTAAAGAAGCTATTGCTCCCTACAAGGCAACCATTCAAATGGCGGCGTTTGTTTTGTCTGAAAAGAAAAAATCAGAAGAGCAGGGGTAAATTATGCTTAAGATCGAAGTTGTTCAAAACGGATGGCTGCTTACGGATGAGAGCGATCCAGAAATGGTACAAAAATACGTCTTTCAGGAAAGGGAAGATGGGTATTTATATGAAAAAAACTCAGCAGAAGCTTTTGCTGGATTGTTGTGGCGAATCAAAGATTTAATTGGTCCAACCGATTCCAGATATTCTGCCCATAGAGTTTATATTGAAATAAAGCCCGGCGATAAGCATTCGTCGCACCCAGACAATCAAGAAGACGATAGTGCAGTTGTTTCTTAAGCGTTTTTTTACAAAATGTTATTAGTGCTCTTAAGAATATTAATAACATTTTTTTATTGAGTCGCTTTGAAGGAGTGCGGCAAATGAAACTTTATGTTATTGTCCGAAAATTCTCAGATGGCTCACACGTCGTTGGTCATGGAAAGGTTTTTGAGGACTATGAGAAAGCCATGATGCTCCTCAGTGAGATTAAAGATCGGTATACAAATGAAATGACTAGTAAATACTATGACGAAAATCCTTCTACATTTCATCTTTGCGTAGTCTATATTCCAGAGGAGTGAAATATGAAACGCAGTGATTTACAGCAGAAAATTAAAGACAGAATCGCAATGCGTATCAGAGAAAATCATTATGCGTCCGATACTACAGACTATGAAATATGGGCGTTTGCTCATTTTCTCGCAGATGAGCTAATCTCTTTGATTGAAGAGCAAGGAATGCAGCCGCCAGCGTATGAAACCTACGTAAAAGTAGATGAAAATTTAATACTTTCAAAAGCATATCGCAAAATTAAGGTAAACAAGTGGGAGCCAGAACATGAGACGAAGTGAAATGGTCAAACTTTTGGCCGACGCTCTTGAGTATCACGATTGGAAGGGTGAACCGGACGAAATGGCCGACCTAATATTAAGACTTCTTGAAAGCCAAGGTATGCGGCCACCTTTACCACAGCCCGTGAAAGTAATTGTAGAAAAAGACGAACCGCTCGGTATACAACCCACCGACATATGGGAACCAGAGGAGTGAAATATGAAAGTCTACATAATCTGTTTCGACGGTAGCCACATCTCCTATCACACGGCATTCCTTGACCGAGAGAAGGCAGAGGAGCGTCTCCGAATTATGCAAGACGAGATGGATGCGGAGGCAGATAAACATCAATGCAAGAGTTACTCGCACTGGTACTCGGTGGAAGAATTGGAGATGGAACGAGGTGAAACATGAAACGCAGCGAGATGATTGAACGCTTAACATGCTTTCTCAGTGAAGAGCAGGGATATAGAGAAGACAGGTCATACGCAGAAATAATTATTGTCTTCCTCGAAAGCCAAGGAATGCAGCCGCCGAAGCGCATCAAATACGCACCGACAGCCTATGCCGAGCCTAACAAAAGGATTGTCTACGAGTGGGAGGACGAGGAATGAACACCGAGTTATCCAAAGAATTAAGAACACTGGAGAGCCGACATGAAAGTCTACATTATCTGCTTCGACGGTGACCACATTTCCCATCCCACGGCATTCCTTGACCGAGAGAAGGCGGAAGAGCGTCTCAGAATTATGCAGGACGAGATGGATGCAGAGGCAGATAAGCATCAATGCAAAAGTTATTCCCAATGGTACTCGGTGGAGGAACTGGAAATAGAACGAGGTGAACAAAAGGACAGCAGTAATGGGCCACTATGAAAAAGACCAAATAGATTACTTACTAAAGACTTTAAATATTAACCGCAGCAGACTTGCCGCTCTTTTAAGCATAGAAGAAAGGTCTATCTTAGAAATGGAAAAATTTGATAGAGTCGTTTATTCCGACAATGGTCTTAAAAGATTATGTCAAGTCGTTGAGATGATTGAAAAAGAAGAGCGCAGTGGCCGCTCTGCGTTGCATATTTTGGAAACCGGCAGGATTCCGTTAACTCACGGCAAGCATGACGAACTTGGTAATTATATTGAAGATTTGATTGTTTTGTCTGAATACGTCACATCCTTCCCTGACGACGTCGGTTGGGTGGCGAATGTTTTTTTTGCTATGGGCGACTATCACGGACAAAACAGACAGAATGGAGATAAGCAATGAAAGCAGTTTCCAATTTCAGTTACATGACCATCGACGGCTTCACTTACTTCGAGCCCGAAGAAGCAATGACTTACGATGAGGCGATGGAATGGGCAAAGACACGCGGCCTACGTCTCTTGACTAGGGGTGAATGGTGTGACTTGTGGGACTATAAGGAAGAGTTTAGAAAGAGTTGCCGGAATGGTGCTTACTGGACTTCTACAGTTTACTCCGATAACCCTTCTTATGCGTGGTTTTTTAACCCTGAAGATAGTCTTATCTTTAATAGTTATTCTAATGCCTTGGGCAGAGTCCGTGCCGTACTAGTAGAGCCGGAGGGCCATCATGGCTATTGAAGAACGCATTGAAGTCGCCTGCAACAATGCAGCTTGGTTTATTCACCGGCACCTCGTTCACTATGGTCGCATACCCGTTAGGCAAAGCAAAGAGAAGTTTGGCACGGTCAGAGTCTACTGCAGTCTTGGCTACTATGGGTTCTTCAGTCTGCTCAATCCCGGTCATGTTTATGTTCATTGGCCGAAATGGTTGTATGGCTTGGATTTGAGGTACGGTCGTCCCGTCATGCAACTTCTTAACAAAATCATTGTACCTTACCATAAATTCATCTACCGTAGGGCTTATGCTGCAGCAGTCAAAAAGTACCCGGCCATCAAAGACCGCATCTTACGCACTGCAGATTTCCCTGAATTATTAGAGGGTTTGTGATTTTTTAAACACACCCTAAAGTTATTCCTACTCGTGACGATAAGTCTTATAATGGAGGTGAATTATGAAAGTTCTTATTAATCAAATTCAAAAAGCAGTCAACGCAAGGATGGGCCGTGAGAACGGCTCAGCATGGCTCATTCTTCGCATCAATGGGGAAAGAGTTAAGGTCAAAGTGAATGCAGGGGATTTTTATACCCCCATGCAGATTGCAATGACTTTTCAAAATTTGGGCGTTGAAGACGCTCATCTAGAAATCGACTGTGGGCCGGGCCGTAGGCGTTAAAACTCAACCCTAAAGCCCACTCCAACTGCTGGCTTCTTAAAGTCCATTGGGGTAGATACCACTCCCTCAATCCACAATCCCTTATAGACCCTATATCCAGCGGTTACGTCCAACTCTTTCTTTAAGTGGTTGGATGTAATTTCGTCTACAGGTGCTTTGATGTGAGCACCGACTGAATACGAAGGAAGCGGCTGCGTCACTGTTGTCTGCTTGGTTGTTTCAGAAGATTTTTTGTCTTTGTTGCTAGATTCGTCTTTTTTATCTTCTTTCTTTGTACTATCCGTCTCTTTTTTGTTCTTCTCTTCTGTCTTAGGTCCAATAACAATAATCTTATCTACTTTTGTACCGTCTGGTTTAGTCTCTCTTGTAATAATCTTAATCGGCCCTTGAGTCTTTTTAGACGATTCTTCAGATGTCTTTGTTTTGTCTTCTGTATGAGTTTCAGATTTTTTATTGTTTTCAGACTCACTTGTTTCTTTTTTAGTTTCTGAAGTCGTTTCGGTATGAACAGGTACGGCACTTCTTCCGATAAAGTATCCAGCAACCAACGCTACGGCTCCAACTTTGCCCCATACAGGGATTTTTTCATAAAGTTCTTTCAACATTGTTTAGGCTTTCTTTTTAGGTGTTTTAGGTTTTGAAGTTGTTGGTACTTTTTCAACGGATTTTTTAGGCTCTTCTTTTGGCGGCAACAATTCATTAGAAACATTCATATAGGGTTTAATTTCTTCTAAGTTATTAAATCTTTTGAATGTTCCGGTGGAATACATCAATGCTTCTGAGACTCGTCTGTACAAAAGCCCCAATAGCGGCTTACCACCGGCCTTATTCCATACAAGGAATTGAGCAACAACAGCGTCTGTGTCCTTGCCTTCGTTTACTAGCCTCAATAGAGTGGACTTAGATAGGTTACCCAAGCCGACGTTATAGGCAAACGAAACGAGAGCGCCGAGCTGTTCTGGTCTGAGTCTAACCTTAATCAACTTCAGCACACCTTCGGCAAACTCAGACAGACTCTTTTCCAGCGCAGCGTCGGCCTGCTCCTGAGTCCACACAACGCCTTCTTTGATGTCTTTGCCTGTCTGTCCCCAACCAATAGTCCAAACATCGGCAGGGCACTTGTATGCTTTTAGCTTACATCCTTCATAAGCCTTCACCAAAGGAAGGGCCGCTTCTAAAATTTTCTTTTCCATTGCGTAGTCCTTTCAATTACTATAAAGTTGCCATAGGAGGAATTATGGCCATAACTTGGCTAAATGTCAAATTAACTAGCCTTTTGCCATTTTACGCTCTGTAAAAGAAAGGAGTATGCTTTTAAAGCAACTTATGAAAGTAATTGATATTAATGAAAAAAAGACAAAAAGAGAGAAAAAAGTTGACCAACTTTCAATTTTGGTGAGTCTATTATCGAATGACTTTGCCAATAGAATGAATGCTATCAAGAACCAAAATATAAGAAATGAAGCAATGGCGTGTATTTTATTACATGTCTTAGAATGCCTCAAAAATGGCCAGATGACCAAAGAACAAGTGCTTAATATTATTGATGTGGGGATAAAACGCTCGTTTCCTGAATAAAATAGATATAAATTAACCTTCTACTAGGAGAATGAATTGAAGGTTTTTAACAGGCAACATGCGTGTATTACTGGCAGAACGATTGTTGAAATCTTTGACTGTAAGTGGGAAAGGGAAAACGAGACAATAGAGGAATTCTTAGAAAACGTCAGGTATCGCTTCCCAAATCAAGAGGTTAGGATTGTACCCGGCGGAGCAGAAGTGGTAATAGTTAAAAAGGTAGAGCCAACTAAAAATGAGCTTAAAAAAGACGATAAGTTAAAAGATTACAAGTCTCCGGGATATAGAGAACAAGAAGCAGAAGAAGATATAGACGTTTATGAAAAATATGCTGATTATGACCCAGAAGACGATTACGCCACTAAGAGAAAGAAAAGAGGCAAGAAATGAAGTTAATTAAGTTTGTGGACAGCGATGGAAACGAGGTCTGGCTAAATTCAGAAAAAGTCTGTCGAGTCCTAACCCGCAAAGAACACTGTTCTATTTATACAGAAGACGGCGGGTTTGTATGGCTTTCAATGCCCGCTCAGATGGCCGTTGATATATTAGAAGACAAAGTCGTATTGATTGAACCTAAAAAGAAGAAGGGCGCTAAAAAGTAATTTTATGAAAGAGAGTCAACTACTAGACACATCTAGAAAAATTAATAGATACGATGTGTATTATATTTCTGAATCAGGCCCTCGAATCTGGAAACAACTGGACTCAACATGGAGCGGCACAATAGTTGATTTTCTTAAGTTGCCAAATGTCGATTCTTTAGACAAAATAGACATTGTATTGTCAGGTAATTTTTTAGACAATTACGCAGCTAGACGTATATTGTTGATTTGTTTGAAAAAAGTAGAAAAAAGACTCAGTGTTGATTTGTTGGTTGCAAAAAGAATAGAAAGAGTCTTAAAGCAAAATATCAAAGAACGCCGTGAACTCGACGGTCAAATTGCGTCTATAAGAGAACAGTTAGAAAAGAGCATGGAATTGTATAGAGAACTACTTTCAGACGAAGAAAAGTCGCTGCTGAATGTTGTTCATATGTGTTTATCATGGACCCCATCAATTGCAGCAAGAAATGCCGTATTTACTTTGATGGATAATAAAATACTAACAAAAGAGCAGTGTATTCAAATAGTTCACTCTGTCTTCTACCCATTGAGATACAAAAAATGAAAAAACTTTTTTTGATATTTTTAATGATTTTAGCCGCTTGTGGAAAATCTAAACCCAATCCAGAGATACCTCAAGAAGTCTTGGCTGAGTTGCAAACCAATAAACAAGCCATGTTTAATATGAGCGGCGAAATTAACTGGTATGTAGACGACAACCTTAAGGGCCGCACAGAAAAAATGAAAGCCGGAGACACCTTGCTTATCTATATCAACAGCAACGGTGGAATGGTTGATGCTGCCGAAAGTATTATGAATACTATGAGTGGGTTTAAAACCATTTGCGTTGCTGATACAGCAATGAGCGCAGCGTTTGAAATTTACGAAGCCTGCACTGTAAGAGTATATCTAGACAGAACATTGCTTATGACTCACCACCATTCTATTTCTTTTGGAAACGGAACCATTCCAGTCACCGAGGCATTTTTGGCTGGCCTAGAAGGGTTTGTTCAAGAGACTTATTTGCTAAAGCGAGCGGCAAACAGAATGGGGATGACTCACGCAGAGTTGCTTGAAAATATTCAAAAAAATAATGGAGAGTGGTATATCTACGGAAAGGATATTGTTAAATATCGCGCAGCCGATTATCATATTCAAGACAATCAACTAAAGAAAAATAAATGAATCAAACAACTTATAAAATTGACGAGTCTCTTATCAAAAGAATCCAAGATGACAACAAAGTCGCTAAGGATATTTTGACTGCCTATCTAGATGCGTTAGCTAAAAATCCCGCCAATCAAACAAACCACGATTTTCATAAGCATTTTGCTGTTAGGCTTATTAGAGCGATTGAAAATAGGCCAAACGATAAAGACGACTTAAACTGATTTCTTAGCCTCAACCAACTTTTTGAGTTTATTCGTCTTTTGTCTCAACAACCATACCGAAAACAACGACAATGAAGAGTTGTCTCCAACGGGGATATAGAGGTTTTCTTTAATATCTTCTGGCAGTACATGCGGCAACCATGCAAACTTCTGGGCTTCTTTGTCTGGGTCATTGGCGGCTGATGGTTTGACTTCTGAGTTTACTTTATAAAGATAAACGTGAATGTCTTTATTTTGAAAAGTCTTCTTGTTTCCAAGAAGAATCATTTCATCTGGGTTAGCTCTGATGCCAGCCTCTTCCCATAGCTCTCTAACAGCTCCCTCAAGGTGAGTTTCTGTGTCATTTAAATGACCACCGGGGAATGTCCACTTGTTATTGTCGCGGCGCTGGAGCATCAACATCTTGTCGTCGGTAGCAACAACAACAGAAGATACACGAGAGAAGTCTTCGGATTTTTTCATTTTGTCCTGTTCCATATCTTCTTCAAACAACTCTTTAAAATGATTAAACATGTCTCTTAAGGTACGGATAGGTTTATGAACTTTCAATTTATTAGGGTTCATTACGAATAAAGTATGTCCAGAACTATTAGCATTTTTTAAAATACCTTTGTCTTCTTTAAATTTGACGCTATCGTATCCATGATTGGTTAAACTTTTAACAAAATCAGGGTCATCTAGTAAAACAACCATGTCTTTACCTCTAATAAAATGAGAGCGTAACAGCCCATCATATTGCTGTAGTTTTTTAAGACCTAATTTTTTTATCGCTGTTGGTATCTTAACTTTTGGTTCTGTCAGGTCTAAGCAGTTTCCTTTATTTACTTTGACCGATAATACTTCATAATTATTAGAATTGTTAGTATGATGAGACGCTCGGTCAGAGCCATAATAGTGCGCTAATCTTTTGTCATTGCTGAAATAGTTTCCTAAATTTTGCACCTTATGCACAAAACCTAAGAATCCGGCCCTACCTCCTTCTGTATTCTTAAATCCACCTTCTTTAATTTCATTAAAAAAAGGAGTTCCGTGATAGTAAAGTTCTTCATTTGAAGAAAGTGGGGGATTTTTATTATACTCTTCTTGATAATTTATTATTTCTTTTTTGGTTGTTTCTGGCAATTTTTTTACGGATTGAGTAAAGTCATCAAAATTATCAATATTTTTAATGTGTGCAAAGCTTGGCGATATTTTATTTGTGTTTTTTTCTAAGTCTTCAGTCTTACTCATATCTTCTTCAGATAATTCTTTGGATACATTGTAGCCATAGCTGTGAGCCTTTTCAATTGCATCGCTAAAGCTATCTGCCTCTGTGTGCCCTGAAGGCTTGCCCTTAACAAAGTGAGTGACACGCCATTGGTTGGGTTTGGATGGGTCTAAAGACACAAAACCATGACGGCCAGAGCCGTTCTTACCGCCAAACAACATTGGGCGTGGCTCTTGAGAAGCGACTTTATGAACTGCAGCAAGATTTGCTTTGGCTTGCTGAATAAGAGGGGCAAGAGGGTCGGAGGATTTTTTGATAGGTTCGGCGCTATGTGGCTTGTACCATTCAAGCCCATGCTCTTTTGCAACTTCGTCAATAATTTCAAGAAGTTTTTTCATCTGCAGTCCTGCTCTTTAACAATCGTCCAATCGCCGTCAATCAGTAATAGCTCTGTTATTTTAACTGGCTCGTTTGGCTTATCAAACAAATAGAGAGAGTTGTCTTTAAGGTGATAGTAGGTTTCTTGGTCGCCTACTGTGTGTCTTAAATAACAAGTTTTTGTTATGTTATTAAAATCATTAACTATATTTTCATTTGTAGGAGGAGTCAAAGAAGTTATCATAAAGTCAAAATCAACCCTACAGACATTCCACAAACACTCAGTAAGCATCTCGGCAAAGAGCATAGAAGGATTGGGGTTTATCTTAATATTAAGAAAAGAGTCTTTTAAGACGCCGTCTTCTATACAAAAACTATAATCATTTTTATATGTTAGACATCTTAAAAAACTCTTCACAATCACACCTCTTTAGGTAAATCTGATAGCTGAGACACTCTCTTGCCTGTCTGTAGAATAGCATTCCAAGTTCTGCCTAAACGCTGAATGTCTTTTCTACGCTTCTCTATATCGAAATTATTGCGATAAAGCTTTAGGTGTTCAATATAATGATTTCTCATTTCTCTGTCATGCAAAATTGAGTGAATGAACGGAATGAGTTCCCTATGATGGCTGCTTACAGGGTAACCAAAGGTCATGAGCATGTGCTTTAAGACAGGCACATCGTCTTGGTGGATAAGGGTGTTCATCCGATGATAAACTTCATCCGTTGAGGGAGCCTTGAGGCGCTTTGCCACCTTATCAACCATTGCATGAATGGCTTCATGAGCCTTTACATAATAATCTGAATCCAAAGCAAACGCCTTCTCTTGCTTGGGATGGTAGATGCCCATGGTTCCTTGCTGTATTTGGTTTTTAATGCTTGTGATGGCTCGGTACTGTTCTTCAGCAGGGATGCCCTGAACCATTGTGTGTAAGAACTGCTCTTGAGCAGGTTTGACTTCATATAGCCCGCCGTGCATCGGGTGAGCCTTTTCGTCTTTAGGGATTTGCTTTACGTTTTCTTCTGGACGAGTATCTTTAGGAAGAACTTTAGGAAATGTCAAAGTTCCGCGAGTTTTCTCTAAATTTTGAGACTTAGATGAGTTTTGTTTATGAACACTTTCATAAAGATTTCTTAGCTCTTCTTCATTTTGAGGCATTTTTTTGCGTTGTTTTTGATTGTATTTAATGGCTTCATCAACCGGCATTACTTTTATAGTTTTAGCTTTTTGCGAATTTTTTACATAAAATTCATTACCAAAACCCCGATTTACCTGTTTGTAGTCATCTGGGTGTACATCGGACATATCTATAAGAGCAGCATAAGGTCGATTTTTTTTGCCATAAAAATCAACCCAATGTTCAAGATGCGAGGTCATCATTAACGCGCCAGTATCTTTTTTGCCCATCCCAAGGGAAGTCATATCTCGTGGCCCAGTTTTTGGGTCTATTTGAAAATTAGGGTTATCAGTTACATGCCAGTATGTTCCATGTTTTATTTCGTTTAAAAATGCTTTTTTAAAATCATTAAAATTATTGTACTTTGCCGCCTCAGCATGAAGCCCCTTTAAAGGCTTTGGCGATTTTTTATTTAATTCCTGTGCTTTGTCTAAATCTTCATTCCACACAATAGGGGGTCTTTTCTTGTCTCCTTCCAAAGTGTATCTAGGTTCACCAAAAGCCGTTTTAATTTTGAGCTGCCTACCGCCAGCACGACGCCACGCCTTGATAGCGTCAACGGACGTTGAGTTTCTGTCGCTGTCTAAACCACCATAGTGTACAGCCAAAGTCTTATAAACTGCAGCTCCAATCCCTTTGCCACGGTGAGGCTTGTCTACTCCTGCCCAACTGACAAACGGGCGGCCCCTGCGTCCCTCATCTGTACAAATCATAAATGAACCTGCTCTTTGGCCATTATGGCCAATACTCCAGATGTCATAGCCATTAGATGAAGTTTCGTGGTGCAGCGAATATCCATCTTTTAATGGATATGCGGTCATGCCCGCTTCGTCTTCGGCTTTCAAAAGCTTAGAAGCAACTTCAGTCTTACCCACAATGTCTTTAGAAGACCGGGGTCTTTGAGCTGCAGACTTTCTTGCATCAGTTTGTCTTCTTCCAAGATTGCTGGAAGGTCTGGGTCTAATTGATTTTCCAAATTTTGTTCCATAACTGCCTCCATTTGGACTTTTCGGATAAATTCTTTCAGACCTTAAGTCTTTTTTAGCAGCGTTGTAAATCCAACGAGTTGCAATGTCGTCTGCCTTTTGAGACTTGGAGTGACGAGGCGCATAAACTTCAAACCCTTCTGGGTGGTCTTTTATCTCATATCCATCAGAGCCAGTCAATGCACTAATAAGATGCCTTACGCGCATTTCTGAATGATCTTTTGGCTTGGTTGGGTCTGTGTTGGCAGACATGACGTGTCTGTCTGGATTGTTTATCAAATCATTAGCAAAACTTCTAACTGCTGAAACCGTCGGTTTTTGTAAAGACGCTAGTCTATTTGGGAGTTGCACATTGTTTCTGCCGGCAATCTTTTGACCGCCCATAAGTTGTATCAAGTTTCTGTCGTGAATTCTACTGAGTTCTGGATGGTACGACCAAACATGCTTACCGTTTCTTGCTTGATGTACGATAAGATGACGCAACTCTGGATGAGGAGTGCCTACACGGTCAGTTGATTCAGGGTAGTGCGTGCCGTTTCTAAAGATGACTTTTTGTAGTTCTTCGTGCTCAGCGGTCAGTGCTTTTAAAGACCTTGCCAATGCTAGTTTATGATTAAACAACTCTTGCAGCTCACGTTGGTATTCTTCGGTGTTGCTACGATGAAAGTGTCTTAAATTCATGAATGCCAATCCTTATTGATGATTTCGTCTGGCATCAATCCTGCCTTTTGCGGCGCATAAGCCGAACCCGGTTTAGCTCTGTTTAAGTGGCCAATTTGACTTGAAAAATTAACATAATTATTTTGACCCATCGTCTCTGTAGCCAATGCTTTTTGAGCCAAGGGGCTGTAGGTCTTTTTGTGTTCCAAGAATGATTCGTGTTCGCCCTTCGGCCCAAATCCATTTTTTAATTTATTATGGACGCTGTCATGTACTACCCGGAAAACGTCGTTAGCTAGCATTGGCTTACCTTCTGGGTCTTTAAATTCTGTTTCCCGCAACATTGGGTGATCGTGAGGAATAGAATCCTCTGAACCAAACCCCAACGATGTTGGATAGTACCACATGTGATTATTGTTTGTCATGTCTGCATGTAGGTGTTTAGAAGTCGGATATGGATTATCCATATTAGGCTGTATCTTAGAAATTTTTAGTCCAGACGCCAACAAATCTTTATACTGCTGCTTAGTCTCATTTATAAGAGCATCGTAAGAAGCCTTAACTTCTGGGTGACTTGGGTCGTGCTTCATGTTGTGGTAAGCGTCGGCGATCATTCTGCCGTGCTCTGGATTAAGTTTGACTACCGGAGCGTCGGCTTTTGTAAGTCTCTCGTATTCAGCAGTGAGCGAGCCAAAAGACTTTCGTAGTCTTTTTCTTTTGTAATTAAAAACCGGAACGTTTTCCCCTAAAGCATGCGCTAAATGTACTCTACCAAACCCGTCAACCAGCTCGCCATTAATTGTAATAGGCGGAGATAGTTCTTTTTTAGACTTTTTATCTATGATATGAGAAAAATCTCGTCCAGTTTGTTTAAACGCTTCAGCCATTTTGGCCGCCCATTCTTCTTTGGGATGTTTTAACAGCCACCCGACCTCTTGCTGCAACGCATGGGCGGGTAAAAGTTCGCTGGGTTTTTTAATGCTAGTATCGTAATCTTCTGAAATTTCTCCATACATTTCGCCACGTCTATTTGAAACTAAATTGTGATGGTCAATAGCATCGCTTATGTCATTGTATAGGTCGTCGGACTCGTCAGAATATCCAAAATTATTTATATAAGCATACGGGTCCGTAGCCTTTTTAAGTCTCTCGTATTCAGCAGTGAGTGCCTTGAGAGACTTTCTTAAGTTGGTCTTCCACGTTGGTTGGTCTTTTAAATCCTTGGTTTTTTGTGTCTGTATTTTGCCATAGCTGTCTGGAGTATAGTCTAGCTTAGGCGGTAGCTCTTGATAGCCAATCTTCATGTGTACAGGAAGTTCGTTGATGGTGTAGGGATAAGAAACCTTATCGTCAAAACTTGCATTTTCCTCTAATGGTTCTCTGGCTGAAGCCAAATCGTCATTAGTGGCATGTGCTTTGATGTGGCTTATTGCAAGTTTGTATAGAGGATGATTGACAACGTCATTCTTGAAGTTTTCTAAATTAAAACCAATCTCTTCAGGCCCTTGTGTTGCTGTACCCGGACTATAGACCGCATGTTTATCGTATATCTTAATTGTTTCTTCAGGCCCTATAAAAGCTCTTGCTGCCTGTTCAATTTCTCCAGCATCAAAATCTTCAATCGGTTTATTTGCTTCAACTTTTTTATGAAAGTCAATGTTATCTGAGAAGCCTCTAAGACTAAAATTGCCCACAGTATCTTGCCCTGCCAACTTGGCCTTGGGCATTGCCTGCCAGATATGTATATCTTTACCAACATTACCGTTGTTTCTTAAAAACTGCAGAAACCCTTCATGAATTATCTTTGATGGGTGCTGTCCTTTAAACAAAATGTCGTTCATTTTGTCTATTTTTTCTTTTGAAAACAGCTCTTCTAGTTTTTTCTTTTTAGGAGATTCTGGTTGTTTTTCTAAGTATTCTTTTATAGACCCATGCAGACTGCGTCCCAAGTCACTTTGAATTTCGTCTATGTGGATGTGCCCGTCTTTGCCCTTAGTATACCTAACCCATCCTAACGTATTGTCTTTGACTGGATGGTCACTATTAAAAGAAAGCTCATGTGTCTTTGCAAAAGTGTCATAGACACCGGCATTCTTCATTTCATTAAGGAGGTCTTCATTGTGGTTAAGCTGAAACACATACTGTTTTTCGTTTGAGTGTACTTGAGCGCCCTTCCAACTCGTATGAGAGTAGTCGTAATTATGCTTGGGCATTGAGTCGATGTGCTTTTGGATAGCTTCTTTTGTATAGTTTCCTTTTGCGTCTTTTAAGTGTGTAATTTTTAAAGAATTTTCATTTAATCCATGCTGCCCTAATTGTTTTGCACTAATAGAGCCGCCATTTGCTTCGGCAACGTCTCTTAGTTTTCTTAACATCTCTGTATTACTAGAAAAACTCAAAGGAGAGTCTTCTTTAGAAATACCACCAAGAGCGCCGTCTTTTTCAAGTTTGGCTTTTGCTGCCGAAGAAAGATGTGGGAGAATCTTTTGAGAAAGTTCTTGATTAGAAAATACATGTTTTCTTAAAAAAGCAGCATCCATATGAGGAACAATTTTGGCGAGTGTCTTGTCGTCAAACTTATTTGTTAAATGTTCTAGTTCTGCTTTTTGGCTTTCAACTCCCCAAGCCGAACCCCATTGCTTGTAAATACTTTGAATAGATGGCGCGTGACCAGACTCAATAACATGTCGTCTTACTTCGTTTACAAAATTTTGACTTCCGTCTGTCCTAAAACGACGTGTATTTAAGATGTTATCTAACAAATCGTTTTCTTTGATTTTTCCTGTTTTGTCTTTAATTGAATGAGTTCCCTTGGCAATTTCAATCAAAACTTTTTGCGAAGCAGGGCTGTCTGGATGAATTACACTATTAATACTGTGGGCCAAGCTGCCCCTAATGGCGGCAGCAGCTTTAGGGTCGTTAGATAAATAGTTTTTATTATTATATCTTTCCAATAGCTTATTTAAAGCATGCTCTGTTACTTCTTCTGAAACATTGTTCAAAGCTAATTTGTGAAGACCGTAGTCAATCATATCTTGATGAATACCGGGGTTAGTCTTTGCATATTCATGCAGCCCTTCAAGAACTGCTAGTCCTTTATCGACTTTTTCTTTTGTATTCAAACCTTCTAAGTTATCAAGAACGCCTTTTTGGTTTGCAAGCCTTAAACGTACAGCGTGCTTAATATCTTCGGGGCTTAGAGATTTGTGAGTTAATACGTCTGAAGATGGAGAAAAGTTATTTTGAATATGGCTTAAAAGGTCTTCTTTAGGAGTGTCTGGATGAGAAAGAACATAATTACTCAGCACTTTACCAACATAAGACGTATCGTCGCCATAATAACGCTTACCGTGAAGTTCTTTTAGTTTGTCTAATGATATTGGATGTTCTGTAAAGTCTTTTGTTTTTTCTTTAATAGCTGCATAAGCACCCCATGGCGTGTAGTCTTTGTCGAATAGCGCCTCTAGTGGTGCAAACTTAGCAATTTCGCTAATAGCACCAGCTTTAGCTGTTCTGGCCGGCGACTCAGATAGCTCTGGAGAGTCTTTAAGTTTTTCCATAATCTTCTTGGCATTTTCAGGACTCATGTCTTTGATATGTTTTAGTGCAGAGAAAGAAAGAGGAGACTCTTTAAGTTTATTTGTGTCAACATCGTATTCGCCACTTGACGTTTTTGTCAGCCAGTTGCGGGGAGATGTTTCAAGCTCCCTCTGAGCATTGTCAGCAAGTGAAGATTTACTCCATGCCATGTCTAGCTTTTCTGGGTACTTAGGGTCATGGTAGGTATTAAGAAGAGCTTTTTGCATAGCGTTTTTAATATAAGAGTCTAATTGTTCTTTTTCGCTTGGGCTAGAATTGACTCTCTTTTTCTGAATTCTTTGAATAATATCTTTATTTAGTAAGTCGTCAGAAGTTAAGTCTTTGAATTCTTCTGACTTTTTAAGTCTTTCGTATTCATTTGTTAATTGTTTGAATGATTTGAGCACAGCCTTAAACCTCCATGACTTAAGGCATTTTACTATTATTGACGGCAAAATCAATAATTTTCAAGGCCACCGTAACGGTCGCAGTCGTCGCTAATAAATATGTCTTTATAAGAGACATATTGTCAGATTTTGGAAAGTCTTGAGTTATTTTTATGAGTTTATTTTTTCTTCTGTGAATTACAGTAGATGTAACTTGTAGGACAAAAGATAAATCCCTCAAAAGAGGGGCCTTAATCTTATTCTTCAGTCCACATAATATCAATTTCTAGGTTTGCTAAAATTGAAATTCCATTAAAGTTTAAACACAAACTCTCATTAACTCCGCGCAAAACAATTGGTTGCAAATTAGGATGAGTGGCAAATTCCATGTCCACAAAACTTCCCGGTTGGACAGGGTTATCGCCCCCTTTAGAGCCAGTGCTTACAAACAAGCTTTCCTGCCGAACAGTTCCTGCCGCCGTTCCCAATACAGGCAAGCTAGAGTATCTTGTAACGGTAGCTGTAGCTGCGGGATTGGCAGAGTCATGAGGGATAGGGGCAACGGCTGTTGGCGTATCGCCTGTGTTTAAAGTCGAACGCTTAATTAAAAATATGTCGTAGTTTGTATTAGTAGTATTTGCTGGATTCGCTGTTCCCGAAATATGTACTCGATAAATTCTAATTGTTTTTGTAGCGCTGCCGCTAATACAAACCACATCCGTTGCGTTTGCGTAAGGGATATAGTTAGTTACAGATGCAGTATATGTGCTTTTCCAACTATCTAAAACACTAACATTCCAAGGACTATCTTGAGTTGCAGCAACAGTTAAAGCACCGCTTGGGTTTACTTTGACGTTAACAAAACCGCCGCCGCCCGCAGTTGTTTGTCCAGTGATAACAGAGCGAGTTAGAGATGCGAGCGTATTGTTTGTTAAAGTGTCGCTAATCTTAACGTAGTCCGATGTGGTTCCGCCTGCCCAACAAGCCGTAGCAACAGCAATATTTGTGCCATTTGCCGCATTTTTAGAAATATGCAAACTTAATGGCAAGTCTGGGTTTGTAATTGATGGATCGTATTGGCTGTTTGGTATTTTTAGTGTGTGAAAAGGAATCCACAAACCATCTGGACTAAATACTTCAAAAATGACCGAAGCTGAGCCAAGCCAAGCAAATCTAATTCTAAAAAGATTGCTGTAATTTAGATTAATCGCCTCTGGGATACCGTTGCGAGTAAAGTTTGAAGTTGAGCCGCCGTTTAAAGCATCGCCATTCCATAAGCTTCTGGCAACAAATGTATTAACTCCGGAGGTTCTTTTGGTAATACCAAATAAATTATTTTCATATCCAATATAAAAACCATTATTGTCGTCAAAAATACCGATACGCTGAAATGTGTTTGCGACACCTGTAGTAAACGCAGCCGTAAAGTAGCTGTAAATTTCATGAGCAGGGCGATAGATAACTTTTTGAGTGGTCACCACCTTTGTAGAAGCTGTGGCTGCCGCTCCAGTTGCATAAATAGAATGGCCGCTTGTAATAGTGACAAACCCGCCGCCTGTAAATGTTTCTGTTATTAAACCGGCACCTGGAGCCACTTCAAAGTTGATTTCAACTTGATTATATCTTGCTCCAGAAATACCAACCCCTAGAATATCTTGAGGAGACACAACGTTCAATGATAAAGCATCAATTGCTGATTCAATTTGAGTTAGTTGAGTCGATTGAGTATCTTGTTTTGCAGCCGTTGCTGCTCCGGTGGGTAGGCTAATTGTTCCTGAAACATCGTTAATGTTCCAAGTGCCTGCTTGATTAGCACTTACCGTGCCAGAAATAGGCAATGGGTTGCCGGCATCATTTTTGACTTCTAGTTCAATTGAAGATGAGATAGATACTGGAACGGGAGTTGCACGAAGTTGAGCGTCTGTTAGTGGACCAAATACTGGAAGGGGATTTCCAATATCATTTGTTACTTCGACTTCATTAGAAACATAAACACTATCAATGTTGATGGGGAATGTAGGGTCTAAAACGACGTATCCGGTATCATAGACGACTTGCAAAATATCTGTGGAATTTTGACCAGTTGTATCCGCTTTAAGAGTAATCGTTGTTCCAACGACATTTGTGTAATTATATGAAGAGTTTGCAGACGAATAGATGATTTCGCCGGCTGTTTGGTTAATGATAGCAACGAGGCGTTTGATATTAAAGTCATTGATTCCAGAGAGGTTTATTGTGCCTACGCCCGACGGCCCAGGGGTGAACGTATAAGCAGGAGTGATATAGCCAGACATTGCTACCGGTGTAGTTGTATTTCCGCTCATACATTTTCCTAAGTATTTTAATGCGTTAAAGTAGTAAAAAAACTATTTATAGGTATTTTACTATACTTAATATAAGAAAAAAACGAGACATTTAATCTCGTTTTTAAGAGTAATTATGCAAATTTAATTGAGGTTTTTTTAAATTAAATTATAAACTTTGTAATGTCGCCCAAGCTGCCTGTCCGGTCGCTCCCCATCCCCACTCGGATGGAGCTGAAATTATAATTGCCCTGTAAACTAAATCTCCGCCTGAAATTTTGTAAAATTTTTGACTATTTGATGTCCATCTTACAACCGAACCATCTGGCAATCCTTGACCGCCGACTTGAATTGTAGACACGCGAGGATCGGCGTTTGACGTTACAAAAACTTTACTTCCAACAAAAGAGGCAACAAAGGCTGGAATATTTTGCGCAGCAAAAATCAATCCATTGGATGAGCTAGACCACATAGTAGAGCCACTTAAATAAGTTCTTGCTGACGGATTGTAGTTTTGAAGACCAAAAGTAATATATGCGTTGTTTAGTACGGTAATTTCAATTGCATAAGATGGATAATTGCTAGGAACTACGACCGAGTTGTTAAAACTAATTGTTTTTAAAGAAAAGCTAGTCGTTAAATTTAAATTGGTTAAATTACCAGAGTCTCCAACGAGAACAACTTCGGGGTCTGTTTTTGTAATGTAAATAGACGCTTTGAGTTCATCGGATGTGCTCGGTGAATACAAATCACTCATACTTGGATATGTTTTTGTTTTAAAGCCAAAAATTCTAACTTTAATACCGTGCGTGGAAGACGTGAAGTTACTTTTGAGATAAAGCTGCAGTCTATTAAAAGTCAAACCGCCTGCAGGGGTACTAAAAAATTGGAGTAAGACGCGCTGCGTAGCGCCGGCATCTCTTTCCGCCGAAAGTGAAATATTGTTAGAGGTAAAGGTACTAAAATTTTCCGACGTCAAAACTGTTGACATTTATACTCTCCGTTTGAATGTTTTTCGCATTTAATGCTACTTTTTATAATAAGATTTTATCAGATTGAATTAAAAAGAAAAGACGAGAGGGGGTACTCTCGTCTTAAGTGGGTCAGTAAAAAATTACGAACCGTAAGGGAAGGTCATAACTACGTCAATATAGCTGCCGGTATCGGACAATCCGTAGTAAACTTTAAACTTCATCCAAAAATAAGAAGGCGTGCCGCCGCTAAATGTCATATGCTCGAATTTGGACAGATAATAACCAGCGCTATCTTGACCCAATCTAGCTGCATCATACACATCACTGGTTCCTTGATATGCTATCCATCCTGTGGTCGTATAGGTTCCGTCTGTGTAATATAATCTGATATTAGTTCCCGATTGGTATTGATAAATAACGTGTGTTTTCCCAGGGCCTGCACCCCTTGTTAAATATTGGCTATAGTCTGAATAATCATTATCCCACACACCAATTCTAAACAACTTGTCGTTATACGACGCTGAGTTGTATGTGGCCATATCTGTTCCGCGAATTGTGCCACCCCAAGCTACAAGTCCAGTCGGCGCAAACTCATCGACTTCTGTAACAGTAATCGTAAGTGCTTTATCAAAAGTTTGATTAAACGGAGTCGTTCCTCTTACAATTACAGAATAAGACGATTTAGATTCTCTATCAAAAGCAATCGAGGCTCTGAGTTGGCTACCATTGATATTAAATGCAGACGTGTCGCCGCCAATTATTGAATATGTACAAGTATCACCAACGGCAGAAAGTGTGCCAATTACAGTATTTACTGCGTTATTTTCAGCAATGCTGGAGGACGACAACAATATATCAGAAGGTGGCTCGGCAATATTATTGACGTTGATAGTAAAGGTTTTGTTAAAACCCTCTCCGCCAACGGTTGCTTGAATTGTAATAGAATAAGAAGATTTTGTTTCAAAGTCAAAACTAGCAGAAGACCTTAGCTGATTGCCAAAAATATTAAAGGAAGAGGTGTCTCCTCCGATAATAACATACGTGGCTAATTGCGCTGTAGGGGCAACAACTCCCAAGGTTCCAATCACAGTATTAACCGCTGCATTTTCATTTATAGAGTTTGCAGACAAGGTAATATCCGTAGGCGCTTCAATTATATTATTAACATTAATTGTAAAAGATTTTTGAAAAAAGTAGCCGCCAGCGTCTGTTGAACGAATTTCAATAGAATAAGACGATTTTGTTTCATAATCAAATACTTGAGATGCTCTTAGCTGGTTGCCGTTAATGTTAAATGCGGCAAGATCAGGTCCACCGATAGTGTACGTAAAAGTATCTCCACCGTCTGGGTCCGCTGTCGTAAGCATACCAACGACAGCGTTAATAGCGTTGTACTCATTGATAGATGAGCTAGACAGAGTAATGCCAGTAGGTGATTCATTTACGTTCAAAACACTAATATTAAAGACTTTATCATAGGTTAGGCCACCATTATCGGTCGCTCTTACAGTGACTGAATATAAAGCCTTGACTTCATAGTTAAATGATTCAGAAGCTCTTAGCTGGTTGCCGGTGATATTAAATGAAGCCGTGTCTCCACCAACAATGCTAAATGTAGCTGTGGCTCCGGCATCTTCGTCAGTAGCACTAAGTGTGCCAATTACAGTATTTATCGCTGCATTTTCATAAATTGTATTGTTAGACAAGGTGATATTGCTTGGAGCATCATTAGCGTCAACAACATTAATAGTAAATGCTTTTTCATAAAAGGTATCACTAGAATCTGTAACTCGAATTTTTACGCTGTATTGGTTTTTAATTTCAAAGTTGGGAGCTGTAACAAAATGAAGGGCATTGTCGCCTACAATCTGAAAACTAGCTGCATCTCCAAACCCACTGATAACTGAATAAACTAAAGGGTCTTCAATATCTGGGTCAGTTGCCGTCAAGTTTCCGACAAAAGTCGTATTTTCAACAACCGAAGTGTTAGATAGAAATATATTAGAAGGAACTCTATTTGGAACAGAAACAACAAAATCACATGCACTTAAAGCCAAAAAATACTTACTTCGGCTCAATGTGATTAAGCCGCGTTCGTGGTCTTTAATCACAATTTTTTCCAACGTCCAGCGAGACTGTTTTACACGGCTAGATGATTGAAAAACAGCAGTATTGGTAGAACCAAAAATTACCGGAATAGCTTGTTTTTTTGTAGAATCTGAATAATACAAGTAAACCTTGCTCCAATTGCTCGTATTAGACCAATAAGCATTAGATGCAAGGTGTCCAACCAATTCTGCTCTATTAAGAGTTAAAGAGACGGGCGTGTCAATCACGACTCTTTTGGGTTTATTTATTAGTAAGGCCACGGTCAGTTCCTTTTATTGATATAGTTAAGAACTTACTATTAAGTCATCATTTGAGCCTAGATCGGCGCGTCTAATTATATGGACGCCGCCATCAAAATCTTCTATAAGAATTTTAAAAAGTTGCCACGTGTTGGTAAACGCTCTCGCTGAAACCTTAAACGTGCCGCTATCGGATACTAAATTCATATGACAATAAACTTTTTGTACGTTAGTAGCATCTTTATAATAAAAAGTAATTTTTGACCAGTTTAAAGGGTCTTGAAAATACGCATCCGTAATAAGTGCTGCAACTTCATTTCGATTAAAGCTAATAACTTGGGAAGTTCCCTTAGTTATTGAAGCTGGTTTGCTAATTAGTAAAGCCATTTATCGAATCCTTTCTAAAAAAAGGGGGGAACTTGCCCCCCTTTAGAGATTGTTAGATGAAAGTTGAGAAATACTTGTATTTCATTACTTTACTAACAGCAGGGCCACTGAAACTTACAACACCGGAACTATTGATTGAAAAGGTAACTCCGCAATCATCGCCCGCGCTGGATTGAGCCATAATCCAACTTGTGCCATTAAAGACAGCCTTAATATCAAAGACTTCTGCTTTACCCGTGGAGGCAATATAAACAGAAACCTGACCAACAAAGCTTCTTACGGTAGCACCAACTGTAAAGAGAGTTCCAGTTGCAGCAGAGCTAGTTACGTTCTTATCGCCATCCATGTCCGTCAAACGAGCATCAAAACCAGCAATTGCGTCAACAATTTCGGATTCAGTGTCCGTCAAACGAGCATCAAAACCAGCAATTGCGTCAACAACGTCGGATTCTTTAGAAACAACAAGAGCCTCGATATCATTTAGGAATAGGTCCGTGTACGCCTTAGCGTCTTTAAGAGCTTTGGCAACAGAACCATCAACCGTATCTGCACCTTCAAGAACATCGAGACGACTGTCAAGGCTAGCGTCAGCGGACTGACGAGAAGAAGCTTCCGCAGCAATTTGATTTACAACGGTTGTCGCGTAGTTGGCGTCATTGCCAAGGGCAGCGGCTAGCTCGTTAAGTGTATCAAGAGCAGCAGGAGCGCTGTTAATAAGAGCCGTCATTTTAGTGTCAACGTATGCTTGAGCTGAAACCAATGTAGCAGCATCGCCGGCAATTCTAGCAAGTTCCTCTGACAAAATAGCAGCCTGACGAGCAGATGTTTCATTTGTCACATTGGTTTGAAGGACTGCGTCGGCAGCCTGACGAGCAGATTGTTCCGCTAGGTCAGCGGCAATACGAGCTGTTTTTTCAGCATCATCGGCCGCTTGGCGAACAGCTTGTTCAACGGAATCAGCCGTTTGAAGGCTTGCAACAGCAGCCTGCAAGTTGCTTCCAGTTTGCGCTTCAAGAGCAGATAGCGAAGACTGCAATGAGTTAACAGCCGCAGTACGGCTAGAAGTTTCACTAGCAATCTTGCTATTCATTGTAGAAATAAAGCTAGCATCATCGCCAATAGCGTCGGCAAGTTCGCTGAGCGTATTTAGCAATTCCGGAGCAGCACCAACAACAGCGCTTAGTTGAGCGTCTGTGTATGCCTTAGCGTCTTTAAACGCTTTGGCTACAGAGCCAACGGTTGTGTCGCTAGCTTGCAAAATGTCAACGCGGGAAGCAAGCTCATCGTAAAACTCTCCATCATATGGAGCAGCAAGATACTGCCCAAGGAAGAGTTGACAGTGCATAACATCGCCTTCAGTAATTGCTTCTGGGCCACTCATAAAAGAACTTGTAAAGTTTACTCTAAGTGTGCCGGGAGAAGGAACCGTTAAAATATAATCGGTGGTTTCGTATAGATTAAGGCGATCGACTGTCGCTGAAAATAAAATCAAACTGCCGCTATAAGAAATGTCGACATATTGATTGGCAACGTGTGTGCTATTAATAAATACACTTGTTTTGTAAGTGTCAACCGTCTGAATAGCACTAACATTAGTTTCAAGAACATCCATTTGCGTTTCAAGAACGCCCATTTGCGTCTGAAGCGTAGCGTCTGCGGCAATACGAGCAGACTGCTCGGCAGCATCAGCAGCCATGCGAGCTGCGGTTTCATCAGCGTCGGCAGCCATGCGGGCTGTTTTCTCAACAAGGTCAGCAGCAATACGAGCAGATTGCTCTGCCAAATCATTAGCTTCACGAATGCCGGCTTCAACGCTGTCAGCAGCTTGACGAGATACCTGTTCAGCAAAAACAGCAGCTTCACGAGCGGCAGCTTCTGCAGCATCTCCGGCAATACGAGCTGATTTTTCCGCATCAACATCGGCAATACGAGCCACAACTTCAGATTCAAGAGCGCTTTGTAGTGCTACACGCGCAGAAGCTTCCGCGTTAATCTCGGCAGCCACTTGCGCCGCAAGAGCTACACGAGCGCCCACTTCCGCAGAAATTGCTGCATTAAGTTCAACGCCAAGGGCCACTCGCGCACCAGCTTCAAGGCTAAGGCCAAGCTCTAGGGAGGCGGCAAGTGCCAAACGAGCAGAAATTTCTGCTTGAATGTCAGCCTCAATAGCTGCCTGCAGCGCTAAACGAGCGGAGACTTCTGCTTGAATGTCAATTCCTAATTGAACAGCCAGTGCTATACGCGCATCTACTTCCGCAGCAATTGCTGCATTTAGTTCAGCACTAAGGGCAATACGGGCTGAAGCCTCTACATCAATATCAGCAGCAATTTGTGCTGCAAGAGCTACACGAGCTGAAGCTTCTATGTCCAATTCTGCAGCAATATCAGCATCAATTGCAGCAGCGAGAGCTATGCGAGCAGAAATCTCTGCGTCGATCGCTGCATTTAGTTCAGCACTAAGGGCAATACGGGCTGAAGCCTCTACATCAATATCAGCAGCAATTTGTGCTGCAAGAGCTACACGAGCTGAAGCTTCTACATCAATATCAGCAGCGATTTGCGCTGCAAGAGCTACGCGAGCTGAAGCTTCTACGTCAATATCAGCAGCTACTTGAGCGGCTAATGCTACGCGAGCAGAGGCTTCCACGTCAATGTCAGCGGCTACTTGAGCGGCTAATGCTACGCGAGCAGAGGCTTCCACGTCAATGTCAGCAGCAACTTGGGTAGCGAGAGCTACGCGAGCAGAGGCTTCTACGTCAATAGAAGCGCTCAGGGCGACGCCCAAAGAAACACGCGCATCTGCCTCTACACCAAAACCAAATTCCATGTCTGCTTGAATGCCGGCACTTACCGCAGCGGCTGCCTCAAAACCAATACTCATATTAGTTTCAAGTTGAGCACGTTGACTGCGCTCTTGAATAAAGTTGTTTTCTGTGATTGAAATAAATTCGGTATGATTATTATTAACAATAGTAATGTTTTGCGTTATTGATTGTTCTAAATCAGTGCTTACTTGAGTAATGGCCGCTAAGCGTTCGTTAGTTTCAGTTTGAAGCTGCGAAGATACACTATCAATTGCTGATTGCAGTAATACATCCGCTGCTATGCGTTCGGTTTTTTCAACCAAATCTGCAATAGTGCGGGAAGATACCTCCGCAGCCAACGCTGATTCGAGTGCGCTTAGGTTTGTGCCAGAGGACCCGCTAAGTGCATTAATTTGAGCCTGAAGGTCAGCATCGCCCGCTTCACGAGCAACCTGCTCAGCTTGGTCGGCTACCTGACGAGAAACAGTTTCTGCACTAAGAGCAGCTTGCAAGGCAATATCGGCAGCTATGCGGGCTGTTTTTTCTTCTAGGTCGGCAGCTTCACGAGCGACAGCTTCCTCAGCATCAGCGGCCATGCGAGCTGTTTTTTCAGTTAAATACTCTGAATTACGTGAGCTAATCTCGGTAGATAAAGCCTGAGATAGGTAGTCAACAGCAATTTCACGAGCAGATTGTTCTGCTAGGTCAGCAGCAATACGAGCAGATTGCTCTTCTAGGATAGCAGCTCGGCGAGCGGTAATTTCCGCATTATCTGCGGCAATGCGCTCAAGTTCCTCTGCCATAATAGCGGCTTGACGAGTAATAGTTTCAGCATTAATAGCATTTGTACTATTATTTGCCAAGGTAACAATTGCGCCATTGAGCGCCTCATCTGCCGTTTCAAAAGCATCAACAATCTCAGTTAATGAGTCCAATGCCGCAGGGTCAATATTTGACAATACATTGTCAATTCTAGACCCTAGGGCAGCATCAGCAGCCATGCGAGCTGTTTTTTCTTCTAGGTCAGCAGCAATACGAGCAGCTTGTTCTGCATTTAAAGCCGTTTGTAGGCTTGCGTCGGAGGCGATGCGAGCAGACTGTTCAGCAGTGAGTTCGTTTGCTAAATTTATACTTGCCGCTTGTTGCTGTGTTTTAAGTGCATTTTCAATTTCATCAAGATTTGCTTGCAAAAAGGCATCAGCAGCAATACGAGCAGATTGCTCTGCTAAATCAGCAGCTTGGCGAGCGGCAGCTTCAGCGCTGTCGCCGTTTTGACGAGCAGCAGTTTCAGCATCAATAGCGGACTGAAGGACAGCATCAGCAGCTTGGCGAGAAGCGATTTCCTCAAGGTAGCCGGCAATACGAAGAGTTTTTTCAACGTCCAACGCAGCTCGACGAGAGGAGGCTTCTGCAGATACGGCTGAAATGCGTGCAGCTTGCTCTGCACCAATAAGAGCAGCAAGATTGTCGTCTCCAGATTGACGAAGCGCCGCTTCATTATTGATAGCGGAAATACGCGAAGCCGCTTCGGCATTATCGGCGGCAACGCGAGCTGATTCTTCAGTATCAATTGCCAATTCTAATTCAATAATAGCCGACAATCTTGCTGTTTTTTCAGCTAGGTCGCCAGCAACGCGAGCGGCAGATTCTGTATTAAGGGCAGATTGTAGTCCGGCATCACCAGCAACGCGGGCGGCAGATTCCGCAGCATCACCAGCAATACGAGCGCTAACTTCTGACTGAATGGCATCTTGAGTTGCTGTAGAGAGCAAGGTGATAGCTGAATTACGAGATGTTTGTTCTGCACTAACGGCAGCAGCACGGTCGCTGACTTCTTTTTCAACAGCAGCCTGCAAGGTAGCATCAGCAGCCATGCGAGCTGTTTTTTCTGTCAAGTCTCCAGCAGCGCGGGCAGACTCTTCGGCCTGAAGAGCGGGGGCGGTAGCAATCTCAATGCCAAGACCTAAAAGCTTGTTAGCTTGAACTTTTAGTATTTCGATTGTTTCGCCCGCTGCGTTTGTCCCCCGAAGGGCCTGACCGTCGAGAACCTTGATTTTGGTTCCGTCGACTGCGTCAGGGCTAATATTTTTCTTTATAATTCGTAGGCTTGTTGTCATTTGTTTGTGCCTTTCTTTTTATATTACTTTAGCTAATTAGCTTAAATACTTTACAAACAATACATCTCCAGCAACCAACTCTTCAAGCCCGCCGGTTGCCAAAGAACCCGCAAACGTAATTTTTGTTACGCCATTAGCGTCGCTGAGGGTGTAGTCGTCACCCTGATGAGCTGCCAAGCGGTTGACTGTTACGATAACAGAATTTGATACGGCCAAATAACCCAAGGTAACGAATTGATTTGTAATATCTTGTGCAGATAGTTCAAATCTTTCTTTACGGTGCTGAACAGCATTGATTGAGCTGATTGACGCATTGATGCTTGCCTCGGCAGCTAATGCACGAGTAATTTCAGCATCAAGGGCGACTTGAAGTGCAGAGTCAGCAGCCATACGAGCTGTTTTTTCTTCTAAGTCAGCAGCTTGACGAGAAGCAGCTTCTGCGCTATCAGCGGCAACTCTTACACTTTCCGCAGCAGAATCTGCAGCAATTCTAGCGCTCTTTTCGGTTTCAATAGCTGCTTGCAAAGATGATTCGGCAGCCATTGCGCGAGATTCTTCAGCATTTACGTCTGCTGTACGAGCTGACTCTTCGGCAAGCACAGCCGCCATACGAGCAGTAATTTCAGCATTGATGCTAGATAGTAGCGCGCTATCAGCGGCTCCACGAGCCGTGGTTTCAGCATTGAGCGCCGCCATAATTGCATCATCAGCGGCAATACGAGAAGACTCTTCAGCGGTAACAGTCGCAAGCAAGTTGCCATTTGCCGTTAGCTCTAGGTTGTCGATTTGATCCTGAAGGTCTGCATCCATAGCGATACGGAATGAAGCCTCAAGGTCAAGCTCCTCTTGAAGAGCAGCAACGGCTGCTTGGCGAGAAGTGACCTCTGCATTAAGGCTATCTGTAACAGCCATTACAGCAAAAGCGCGAGCCCCTGCTTCAGCTAAAACAGCTGCTTGACGAGAAGAAACTTCTGCAGATACGGCTGAAATGCGTGCAGCTTGCTCTGCACCAATGAGAGCAGCAAGATTGTCGTCCCCAGATTGACGAAGCGATGCTTCATTATTGATAGCAGAAATACGTGCAGCCTCTTCAGCGTTAACATCAGCAACGCGAGCGGCTTCTTCAGAAGCAACTTCATCGTCTGTATAAGCTTTGGCCTGAGCAAGAATATTGGCCAAAGAGCCAGCAGTTAGAGCATCGCCTTCGAGCGAATTCAAACGCGCACTAAGGGCATTATCTGCAGCAATACGAGCAGTTTTTTCAACCAAATCGTCAGCGGCGCGGGTTGCAGCTTCAGCATTGAGAGATGACTGAAGGGCACTGTCAGCGGCTTCACGAGCTGCAGTTTCTGCACCATCAGCAGCCATACGGGCTGTTTTTTCTGCATTGACAGAAGAATCCGTATAGCCCTTAGCGTCTTTGAGTGCTTTGGCAACAGAGCCAGTAACTGTGTCGCCGCCTTCAAGAACATCAAGACGCGCATCAAGAGCATCATCCGCAGACTTACGAGAAGTAATTTCTGCATTTAATTCGGCAGAAACATTAACAGAAATATTGCTGATAGCGGAGTTAAGGTTACTATCGGCAGCTTGAAAAGCCGCAACTACTTCTGTAAATGAGTCAAGAGCGGCTGGGTCAATATTTGACAACACGTTGTCAATTCTAACGCCCAATGCTGATTCAGCAGCAAGTGCGCGAGTTTTTTCAACATTAACCTGCTCATACGCATAGTCTCTAGCGTCTTTTTCAGCCTTAGCAACAGAACCTTCAGTTGTATCAGAGCCCTCAATAACATCTAGGCGAGCATCAAGTGCGCTATCAGCAGACATGCGAGCTGTTTTTTCAGCATCATCGGCTACTTGACGAGCGGTTACTTCAGCATTGATAGCGTTGATTAGATTGCTGTTTGCAGAAAGAGCTAGCTGATCTGCGTAAGCCTTAGCATCAGCTTCTGCTTTAGCAACAGAGCCTTCGGTTGTTGCGTCGCCTTCAATAACATCTAGGCGGGCATCAAGGGCGTTATCGGCAGACATGCGAGCGGTCTTTTCGACATCAATGCCATTCCAAAGACCATTATCCGCGTTATAGCGAGCGGCAGCTTCATTATCAATTGCTGCTTGAAGCTGACTGTCGGCAGAAGCGCGGACGTTGGCTTCGTTATTAATATTATTTTGAAGAGTCGTGTCTGCAGCCATGCGAGCTGTTTTTTCAACAAGATCAGCAGATTCACGGGCAGCAGCTTCACCAGCAACGGCTGCTTGGCGAGATGTTACTTCAGAATTAATCGAATTGATTAGATTGCTATTTGCAGAAAGAGCTAGCTGATCTGCGTAAGCCTTAGCATTAGCCTCTGCATTAGCAACGGAGCCAACAACATTTGAAGGACCTTCCAAAGTGTCAAGGCGAGCATCAAGGGCTTCATCAGCGGTTTGACGTGCGTTGGCTTCGGCATTAATATTTCCTTGCAATGTATTATCAGCAGCTTGACGAGCGGAACCTTCTGCAGCATCACCAGCAATACGATTGGCCAGTTCAGTAGCGAGTGCTGACTGAAGGGAAGCGTCGGCGGCTTGGCGAGCAGTTTTTTCTGCATCATCAGCGGCGATACGTGCTGCAATTTCAGAGTTGATGTCGTTCTGAAGAGATGTATCTGCAGCAATTCTAGCAGCTTGTTCAGAATTGTCAGCACTAATGCGAGCGGTTTTTTCTGCATCAACTGCTGAAAGCAAACTGCTATTTGCAGAAAGAGCTAGCTGATCTGCGTAAGCCTTAGCATCGGCTTCTGCCTTAGCAACAGAACCTTCGGTATTAGCATCACCTTCAATAACATTTAGGCGATTACCGAGAGCATTATCGGCGGCCTGACGAGAACCAGCCTCAGCATTAATGGCTGATTGAAGTGATGTGTCGTTAGCAGCGCGAGTAGCGGCCTCTGAGTTAATATTGCCCTGAAGAACGGCGTCAGCGGCTTGACGTGAGCCGGCTTCTGCATTGTCCGCAGCTATACGAGCGGCTTCTTCGGAAGAAATAGCGGCTTGACGAGAGGTAGCTTCGGCGGCAACGGCAGCTTGACGAGCAGCGGCCTCTGCGGCATCTCCATTAATACGAGCAAATTGCTCGGCAGCATCAGCAGCCATGCGAGCTGCGGTTTCATCTTCAATTGCTGCATTCAAGGTAGATTCAGCAGCTAATGCACGAGTTTTTTCGGCATTAACTTTCATATCAGAGTAAATCTTAGAATCTTTAAAGATTTTAAGAAGCGAGCCATCCGTATTTTCATCCGCTTCAATTGTATTAACACGAGTCCACAACGCATCGTCGGCGGCTTGACGGCTGGACATTTCCGCAGCCACGGCAGCCATGCGAGCTGTTTTTTCTTCCAAATCACCAGCAATACGAGCAGCTTGTTCGGTGGCATCGGCAGCCTCGCGTGCAACTTGCTCAGCAGCATCAGCAGCAATACGAGCAGACTGTTCAACAGCGTCTGCTGCAATGCGTGCATTTTGCTCAGTATCAATATTGTTTTGAAGAGTATTGTCCGCAGAAATACGAGCGGTTTTTTCTACATCAAGAGCATCGCTTAGCGCAGAGTCGCTAAATTGGCGAGCTGTAACTTCTGCATCCAAAGCAGACTGAAGGGCGGCTTCAGCAGCCATTGCACGAGTTTTTTCAACCAAATCCGCAGCAACGCGAGAAGCTTCTTCCGCGCTAATAGCGACTTGAAGTGCGCTATCAGCAGCCATACGTGCGGACTGTTCGGCGCTATCGGCGGCAACGCGAGCTGCTGCTTCGTCTGTCACTTCTGCGTCTGTATAGTCTTTAGCATCTTTGAGTGCTTTGGCAACAGAGCCAACAACCGTATCGGAACCTTCAAGAACGTCGAGACGTGCATCAAGGGCATCGTCTGCGGCAATACGAGCAGAAACTTCGCCATCTAGATTTGTTGAGTTATTGCCAGCCAAAAGACTAATTGCGCTATTAAGGCTTCCGTCAGCGGCTTGGAAAGCGGCAACAACTTCAGTCAATGAATCAAGAGCAGAAGGGTCTACGTTGGAAAGAACATTATCAATTCTAACTCCAAGGGCAGCTTCTGCAGCCAAAGCGCGTGACATTTCTGCCAAAACTTCAGCGTCTGCGTAGTCTTTAGCATCTTTGAGTGCTTTGGCAACAGAGCCAACCGTTGAATCGTCGCCCTCAATAACATCTAGGCGAGCATCAAGTGCGCTATCTGAAGCAACGCGAGCGGTTGTTTCAGCGTCGATTGCTGCCTGAAGCTGACTATCAGCAAAGGAACGAACGCTGACTTCTGAATCAATACTTGACTGAAGAGACAAATCAGCAGCAATACGAGCTGCGGTTTCATCAGCATCAGCGGCCATACGAGCTGTTTTTTCAACAAGGTCAGCAGCTTCACGAGCAGCAGCTTCTGCACTGTCGGCAGCCATGCGAGCTGTTTTTTCTTCCAAGTCGCCAGCAATACGAGCAGATTGCTCGGCAGCATCAGCAGCCATACGAGCTGTTTTTTCAACAAGGTCAGCAGCTTCACGAGCGGCAGCTTCTGCACTATCAGCGGCTTCACGAGTGGCAGCTTCTGCACTAAGAGCAGCTTGCAAGGTAGCATCAGCAGCCATACGAGCTGTTTTTTCTTCTAGGTCAGCAGCTTCACGAGCGGCAGCTTCTGTAGAGTCAGCAGCTTGGCGAGCGGCAGCTTCTGCACTGTCGGCAGCCATGCGAGCTGTTTTTTCAACAAGGTCAGCAGCCTGAAGATCAGAAATTGCTGATTGAAGATTGGTTCCAACTTGCTCTTCTAGAGCTGTAATAGCAGTTTGTAGCGTCGCGTCAGCAGCTTGGCGAGCAGCAGCTTCTGCAGCGTCCCCAGCCATGCGAGCTGTTTTTTCTTCCAAGTCACCAGCAATACGAGCAGATTGCTCTGCTAAGTCGGCAGCTTCGCGAGCAGCGGTTTCTGCAGCATCTCCAGCGATACGAGCAGATTGCTCGGCACTGTCAGCGGCCATGCGAGCTGTTTTTTCTTCTAATACAGAAAATTGAAGGTCGGACGTAGCTGTCTGAAGATTGGTTCCAACCTGCCCTCCCAAAGCCTCAATAGCAGCCTGAAGCGCGTCATCGGCGGCTTGACGAGCAGATTGCTCTGCCAAATCAGCAGCTTCACGAGCAGCAGCTTCTGCAGCATCACCAGCAATACGAGCTGTTTTTTCGGTTAAATCACCAGCAATACGAGCAGACTCTTCACTAACAAGAGCGGCTTTGTCGGCTGCCTCATAGCCATTAACAATAACCTTGCCATTTTCATCAATCTTAATAAGGTCGATTTCGTTTCCTAGATGATTAATTGCCTTAAGAGCTTGACCTGTTAATAGTTGAATCTTAGTTCCGTCGACCGCATTTGGATTAAGGAATTTCTTTTTAATACGCAATGACATGATTATTAGTCTCCTGCTTAGGTTGGAAGATATGCACAAATATTTTAGCAGGAATTAACTAAAACAATAAAAAAAGAGGCGACCCTATAATAGAGTCGCCTCAAAGGGGGGTCGGAAGGTTTAGACAAGACTCCAATACGTAAGTCTAAGCTTTTCGCCTGCTTCGACGGCTTCATCACCGCCAGCAGCAAAGCTATTAAGGAATGTCATGCGGGTCACCCCATCAACAACGCTCAAATTAAAATCTTCATTTTCAAAAACATTGAGACGATCAATCGAAGCTACCATAGAATCGGCAATAATCCCTGTTCCTGCCAATTCAACATACCCATCGGTAATATTTTGAGCAGAAAGAGTAACTTCTTCTTTTTTCAAAAGAGTTTCAGAAATAACATCTAGAATTTCTTGATGTTTTTCGTCCGTATATTCGGTGCCATCCTGAGTAGCAGCAGAAAGGCTGGATTCGATGCTAGAGAATCTGTTTGCAATCGTTGTTGCAAAGTCTTCATCACCGCCAAGGGCGTCGGCCAGTTCTTTTAGAGTATCAAGGACGGCTGGAGCGCTATTGACAAGGTCGGCAATTGCAGCTTGACGGGATGTTGTTTCCGCATCAATAGCGGATTGAAGGGCGGCTTCTGCAGCAAGAGCGCGAGATTGCTCAGCAGCATCGCCGGCAATACGAGCAGATTCTTCCGCAGATAGAGCAACTTGACGTGAGGTGACTTCAGCGTCTAGGTCTTGTTTCTTAGCCAATTCAAAACCATTGCCCAAGACATTTCCACTGGCATCTAATTTAACCAATTCAACGGTATCGCCCTCAGCGTCTACAACCCTAACTGCCTCGCCAGCCAGCAACTTTAGCTTAGTTCCATCAATCGCATCTGGGTTTATGTGTTTCTTTTTAACTCGCAAATTGGCCATGTTATCTCTCCTATGTTTAAACAGCCTATTTCTTATCTATCAAATCATTCAGGAACAATCCAATATTTAACCCTTAATTCGGCACCAACTTCGATTTCTTCTTCTCCTCCTATAGCAAAATTATTTATGAACATTAATCGAGTCTTACCGTCAACCTCAGACAGCTCAAAATCTTCATCTTCAAAAAGTCCAAGTCTATCAATATGGCCATCTAGAGAGTCGGGTACGATGTTAATATGAGGGAGTTCGACATATCCTTGGGCAATGTGCTGTGAGTTAAGAATTATTCTCTGTTTTTTAATAAGAGAATGAGACAAAAGAGACAGCATTTCTTGCTTATTGGCTGCAGCAGTATTTTTTGCATCCTGAATAGAATCATTAATAGTTTGAATAAAGTTTCCGTCATTGCCGATAGAAGTAGCCAACTCTTTAAGAGTGTCTAAGATAGCGGGAGCGCCATCTAGGAGTTGAGACACCTTAGCGTCTGTGTACGCTTTGGCATCAAAAAGAGCTTTGGCTACTGAGCCGACTGTATTCTCATCTCCTTGAAGAGTAGCGATATTAGATTGATTGGCAAAAATAATTTGCCTCAAACTATCAAAAAGCGCTACTTTTTCATCGAATGACGCATTAAGGTTGGATATAAGAGTCGTTATTGAATCATAACGCTGATTAAACAATTGTTGTAATTGAGTTACATTACCATCAATACGAGTAATGGACTGGTTGGCAGCGGTTTGCAAAGCACTGATGGCTTTTTGCCTATTGTCAATTTCCTGACTAATCAGTTGGCTCAAAGATTCGTCGGCAATTTGTCTGTCAATTATTTCTTGACTGTCTGCGGATTCACGCGCCGCTGCCTCAATGCTTATTAGTTGATTTACTAACTGAAGTATAGACTCTTCTGTTAGAACGTCATTATCAGCCATCTTAACTCCCCCTAACGAATAACTTATTTCAAAGAGTCTGCAAAGTCCTTAAACATTTCATCGACTAAAGTCTCATAACGATAGCCAACTAATTGCTCGTCACTAATAAAACTATTCATAATTGCTAATTTTTCATCGTTATGGTCCAGATAAAAAATAGCGTGCCCCAACTCGTGGATGACAGTGGTGTCAAACAAGACTTTATCAACAAGAAGTCGTCTGTCAATAGAAATTTTTGTTAATGGCGAAAATACAGAAAATTCGGTTAGCCCAATGGCTGTAATATCGGGATTGAGGCTTGTTTGATACCAAATGCCGTTTGTTACATCAATTCTGACTAAGTTTTGAAATCTTTGCGCACAAATATTGTCTAGTTTAAATTTTTGACACTTTTTTCTAAAAAGCAGAACTGCTTCCGAAGTTTCGGGGGCTTGAAATTTAGGGCCTTTGTAATAGACCCTATCAATTGACCACCAAGACACTAGCGTGCCAAATAAAAAATAACTCATGAATACCATAAAACTTTTCCTAATAGTAAAATGCTTCTTAAGCATAAAAATTCCTAAGTGCAATAACAGTTATTTAAAATAAATACATAATTTTTTTATAATTACAATCAATAATTTTTATTATTACACTAAATGCCAATTGCTTCCATCAAAAACAACCTGAACCGATTGCAGTGGTTCGACTGTTACACCGCTTTCGCCGTTAACCGTTCCAGATGCAGGAGCAACGGTGATATCGTTCGATTGGTTATTTTTTACCATCAGTACACGGCCAGCGGCGGACGAGGGCAAAGTAACCGTATAAGATGCTGAACCGCCACAAATAATTAAATAGTCTTGAGCAGTTGCAGTATAAGAAGTTGTAACAGTGTTAACTGGGACGCTAAGAGCGCCGAGAATAGACCACGAAGTGCCGTCGTATGCGTAAATTTTGCCGCCTACGGATGCCACATCGCCTGCTTGTGGACCAGAAATACCCTGCAGTGTGGATAGATCAGAATAATTAGGAAGAGTTAGACCATTTTTTACTTTAAAGAAGTTTGCCGCCATTATGTCCCCTTTCATTTTCCAGCGAGAATTATTGATACTGTAGTGATTTTAACACGGATAAATTTTACTCTCCCAGCGTAAATTTAGCGGTGGCTGCACTAAAACCTGAAATGTTAGGCAGCGTAATCTGAATAAGCCCCGCCGACGTAATTCCTATATTAAAACCATCGGGAGGAGTATCTCCTGTGGTTTGAAAACCTATATTATAGTCAGTATTTGCTCCATTTTTAGCAAATTGGGCCTTAAAGTGGAATCTTTTACTATTTGCAGAAGTTGTATTTGCGATAAAAACCATCCCACTTAGTTCGCCGGTTTCGTAACTTGAAACATCTTTTACAGTTCTAGTAGTGTTGTTTGGTAAACTCATTTCTGTAGGCGGCTCACCGCCGCTTCCTGTTCCACCAACAATTTGCCATTTAGAAACAGAGCTTAGATACGTTAAAAACAACGCAGCATTATTGGTCAATGATATTGAACTGCCGGTGCCCGTAACAAGACGATTGGCGTCGGTTGCCGTTAAGTCTTCATTAACAATTTGCAACAAGGAGCCAGTTTTGTTTACAATTGCTAGAAATTGCCCATTAACGCCCGTGGCAATAGAGCGGATAGACGTCTCTGAACCGGCGGTTAGCTCAATTAATCCAGATTTAGGTAAAACCGAGGGAGTCAAGTCTTGCGAATTTAATACAATAGATTCTGTAGAAACTCGAAGGCGATCAATATTAACTTCGCCCGAAGAAGATTCAACGGACCAACGCGAAGAAGCTGTGTTATAAAAAAGAGTTACAGACGCACCGGCGGTAATAACAAGGTCACGACTAGTACCCGTGGAAATACGGTTGGCTGCGGTTGCAGAGCCTGACTCATTAGAAACCGTTAAGCTAACAGAATTGGCGTTAACAAGGGTAACTTTTTTACCGTTGCTAATCAAAGAAGCGGGAGCAGCAATTCCTTGAAGAACTGTGGCTGCTGTAAGACGAACAAGACTTATGTTACTAACATCAAGAGCCGAAATGGTTCCCGCTGTAGTAATGTCGGCCCCACGCTGTACAACTAATTCAGATGTACGCACTCGACTAAACGAGGGTCTATTACCGATGTAAGACATTGTGTGTTCCTTTTATTTTTAAATAAAAATAATATCTTAAGCGTCTACGCAATCTTTAAATTGCGGCTGTGTTTTAAGAAACTTATACATCTGTTGCATAGGGTTACTGCCATTTGATAAAGCAAGTTCTGGACTAAACCATGCATTCCACAAACGAAAATCGTTGGTTACTTCTACTTCTACCCACTCATTTTTAAATGAAAAAAATTCATAGTATTTTTTTTCATCTTCAACATAAAAAACCGCGTTGTTCCACAGTTTAAACTTGTCCCAAGCTTGGGTCATGGGATTGAATCTAGCTAATTTGCCTTCATGTTCTTTAAAATCGCCCTCTGCTTCGTCGGCAATAATATAACCCATAGGTGTTTCTATTTTTGTATAACCATCAATATAACTAATCGCAGTGCTTTGAATTGCGGGAGGAGATTTTTCTTTATTTACAAGGCTACTGACAGAAAGAACACGGTCAATTCCGCTAATTCTTACCTCTTTTTTGGCCAAAAGAGTTTTTTTAGTTTCGTCCTGCCAAATTTCTAACATCGCCATGCAACTTTTTTCATTTTTTTCATAGTATATATTACTTATATTTGTGTAAGTATTAGGAGATAGGAAATTTTTTAGAGCCATGATTCGATTTTCCTTATTTAAATAGTTTACACTCGACAATTATATTGTACCATTTTTTAAATTGTCTATTTTGTCTTTCTTTATTTTAACTAAGTTTTAAATAAAAACCATAATTATTTTTAAGCGTCTTCGCAATTTTTAAATTGTGGCAATGTTTTCATTAGCTTATACATTTGCTGCATAGGGTTGTTGCCATTTGATAGGGCAACTTCCGGTGCAAGCCATGTGTCCCACAATCGAGCATCATTTGACATATCTGGCAGTTCTGACCAGCTTCCATTAAAAAATTGATAATATTTTTTTTCATCTTCAACAAAAACAATTAAACTGTGCCACAAAACCCATTTATCCCAAACTTTAGTAATAGGGTTGTATTTAGTAAGTTGGCCTTCGTATCCTTCAAAATCACCTTCCGCCTTATCGGCAATAATATAATACTTGTCCGGTTGCGTATCAGCAGGCGGGGCGTTTTCCTTATCTACAAGGCTGGGAACTGCGGGATGCCTAATAGCCCCATCAACGGTTAATCCCTTGTTAGCTAAAAGAATTTTTTTAGTATCGTCTGCCCAAATCTCCAACATTGCAGTACAACGTTTAAGTTGTTTCTCGTAAATGAGATTGCTTATGTTTGTGTACGTATTAGGTGCTAAATAGTTTTTAAAAGCCATAGTTACTTTTTCCTTATTTAAATATTTTATATCTAATAATCATTATTCCATTTTTGCCAGATTGTCCAGCCGTTCCAGATTGTCCAGCCGCTCCACCAGAGGCCGATGCGCCGCCGGAAGGGCCTCCTGCCCCTACTGTGGGGCTCTTTCTTACAGTAAACTGATACTTAAGCATAAAGCCTCCAATCCCTTCATATCAAGAAATGGAGGCAAAATCTACAATTATTTTTAAGCGTCTACGCAATTTTTAAATTGTGGCAATGTTTTCATAAACCCGTACATTTGTTTTGTAGTATTGTTGCCATTTAATAGGGCAACTTCTGGAGCAAACCATTTATCCCAAATTCTTTTATCAGACAACACTTCTGTAGTTTCAATCCATTTATTATTTTTGTAGCTGTAATATTTTTGCTCGTCTTCAACGTATAGTAAAAATCTTTCATTTTCAGGTATATAGGACTCAACATCTCCTGATAGGCCGATTCTGGCAATTCTGCCGTCTAATCCTTTCAAGTTGTCTTCAGCATCCTGAGCAATGAGAAAAAACACCCCTTGTTCAATATCGCTTGGAACAGTTTTGACAGGTTTTAAGGAGACAAGAGATGGTACTAAGAAATGCCCTTCAATCGTAATTGAAGTATTGCCTAAGCGTATTTCTTTGGACTCGTCCTGATACACGGACAATGCTGCGGTGCATCTTTTTGTAGGTTTTTCATAAATTATGTTTTCGATGCTAGTATACGTATTTGACGAAATGTATCCCTTAAAAGCCATTGTTTTTTCTCCTTATTTAAATATTTTATATTTAATAATTACAAATCCACTCGTTCCATTACTGCCATTGGTACCTACTGCACCGGCGGGTTTAGATGGGGTTCCGCCGGAACCGCTATAGCCAGCTCCGCCTGCGCCAACAGTGGGGGGACCGCTTCCAACGCCTGCCACACCGCCATTGCCTCCTTTTCCTCCTCCTCCCGCTCCGCCTGCTCCCCCCAAGCCACCATCAGCGCCGTTTCCTCCAACAAAGCCATTTCCGCTTCTTCCACCGCCGCCGCCACCGCCGCCGCCAATAGTCATTCCAAAACCAAAGTCAATTCCACTGCCAGCAAAGTTGCCAAAATATCCATTTGAGGAACTTCCGCCGGCAGCTCCGCTAGTTAGAGGATTAGCGCCTCCGCCTCCTCCGCCTCCGCCGCAATAGCCACTACCGCCGCTTGAAAGGGGAGAAATTCCTCCTCCTCCGCCTCCTCCCTCGGCAAAACCTCCTCCTCCACCTTCGGCTCCCGTTCCTCCCTTGCCGCCTGTTCCTCCGGCTCCTCCAGAGCCATAAGTATTTGCAAACAATCCCGTTATAGATACGCCGCTGTTTACCGAGGAAGCTCCGCCGTTGCCTCCCTGTCCTCCCTGCCCTCCAGGGCCGCCCCAAGCCTGACTGGCTCCAGTTTTTCCTGAATTAGACTTATTTTTATTTGTCCAAGTTGCGGATGAAGCTGTTCCGCTGTTGCCCGCACTTCCTGCAACAACCCCAGCAAGCAAGCCAGAACCGCCCAAATACGTTGAAACAACATTTCCACCTATATTAATAGTGGTATTGCCGCCATTTGTTGCCGCTGAGGCGGGTGAGATGACTTCGCCAGTTCCTGCATTACCGATCGTTACTGTTAGTAAAGTATTTCCAATATACGCAGAATGAGAGTCGAAATTTGTTTCACTGCTATAAGAATTTAAATTTCCTGACCCTTTATTTCCTTTTCTTCCTGAGCTACCACCCGTTCCACCTTGATAGCCCGCTCCTCCCTGACCGCCAATTGCACTTCCGCCATCTCCGCCATTTGTTCCGGCATATCCAACTCCGGCGTTTCCTATATTAACACCTGCACACTGCGCTCCCGTTGCGCCCTTTTCTCCACCGGCTCCTCCTCCAATTCCCCAAACTTTGATACTTTGAGGAACATAAGCAGAGGTCATTGTTTTTGTTGTAGAAGTTGAAAATCTTTCTTCCACTTCTACAACCCTTTGAGGGGTTAATTTCATTGGAGCGTTAAAAATCACGTTGTCTCCTTTTATGCAGGTATTCCGTGCATTACGCCAACGATTGCAAAGTTAGCGCCCGCGCCGCTAGTGCCGCCAATTCTCATTACGGTGAACAAAGACCACGCAGATGCCATTATGCCGTCTTGGCCCGCAGCAAATTTCACAGACAATGCAGTTGAGCCAGCATCAGAATACGCGGCAATAGTGATTGTATTATTTACGGCGCCCTGTACTAATATAGAGACAGATTGTCCGTCTTTCATGTTATGTACAGAAAGAGTTCTGTTTCCCGACCCCAAAGCTTTAAAATTTGCCCCTAAAGCGGCATTAACGGTATTACTACTTACATCCACGGTGGGGCTAAAAACACCATAATCTAATTTAAGCGACCCATCTTGATAGCGTGTTTGGAGGTCGGTTAAAGTTAATCCTGCAATTGCTGAACTAGCCATGATTATTTCCTTTTATTAACAATATTAAGATTTTATCAACTCTTCTAGTTTTTTAATCCGTTCTTCAAGTGATTGAATTTGTTCCTGTTGTTCTTGGATAGCTTTTGTCAAAAAGGGGATTATTCCAATATAATTAAGACTTCGTACACCTTCGGTTTGATTAAAATGATCATAACTGCCCGCAATAACTAATTCTGGCATAATTTTTTCAATATCTTGCGCAATAAATCCAAACTGCTGATTTTTAAGAGAAGTATTATAATCTTTAGACCAATAAAACGATACAGGTTTTAGTTTTAAAACAAAATCAAGACCACTGTCAATTGAGTTTACATTTTCTTTAATTCGAGCGTCCGATGTATTAACAATATTGCCCTGAATAGAAGCACAGATAATATCCCAAGTAGCCAAACCACCGCCCCATCCAGATGGCCAAGAAGATTGAAAATTACCACCCGGAGATGCTATTATTGCAGTAAACTGACCGCCGGAATCAGCTCGCATATAGGCATACGATTGACCTATAAAAGATAAGCCAGAGCTAACTCGTAAGCTAGCAGTCGAGGTTTTTAGTTCTATATCATCATCGGAATCATTTGCAATTTGTAAAACTAGACGACAGCTTTCTCCGCTGATTGGATAATATTTAATAGAGGCCGAATCTCCACTGCCGCCGCCGGGGTTTGACGGCCAAACAATTCCGTTGTTTCCGCTGCCGGCAGAAGGCATAAAAGCCTTGCTATTATAAACTTTAATGTAAGAGGAATCCTCCATAAAAATACCGCCGCCATGAGTTTGGTTGTACCAACCAGTTGCCCCATTGCTTCTAAACCAATTGTTTGTATAAATTGTATTTACTGTAGGACTGGAAGAGGTATTTATTTCATCATTTCCAACTGCACCAGTTGCAATTTTTGCGGCGGTTACTGCATTATTTGCTATCTTAGCTTCTGTGACGGCATTGCTCGCTATCTTAGCTTCTGTTACGGCGTTTGATGATAATTTTGTATCTGTAACTGTTCCATCTATAATTTTTGAACCAGAAATAGACGTTCCTATGGTGTCAACCCATTTAGTGCCATCGCTAATAATATCAAGAACTTCTCCGTTAGTTAAAACTCTAGACGGAGAAGAATCAATAAATTCGCCCACTTGTGCGCTAACCGTAATTGAAGCTGTTGTTAAACATTTAATTAATATATTTTTTCCGTTGGACGGACCTGCGGGAGGCAGCGTGATAGCAAAGCTACCAGCGCCCGTTGCTGTAATAATATAATCCGATGGTTGAACAGTATAATTACTTGAAACAGTCGTATTTTGCTGCTCATCTAAGGCGATTGCACCATTTGGGCCCTGATATACTATTTTTATTGCCATAATAAAAATCTCTGCAAGTATTGATTTTTTAGATTTTTACCTTAACCCTTCGCGTTCTTTCATAACTTCATAAGCGGCCTCGTCAATCGGTATTTCTTCGATTTCGTGCCTTAAAATTGCCTCAATTACATGATCAGGGGTCATTTGTTTTCCGCGAAAAGCTTCTTTTTGTGAATCCGTTAATTCTATTCCGTTAATTGCTTTAACTAAATCAAAAACTTCTTCGTCGTTTGGCGGTAAAACTTTGATGATTTTATTAAACCTTCCAGGTCTATTTGTGAGCTGCGCACCAAGATGCTCAAGAAAATTTGTTGTACAAATAATCAAAGTAGGCACACGAAACAATCCTTGCATACCGTCAAGAAAGTTTAAACAACTTGGGTTCCAAATAGACATATTATTTCCGTAATCGCGTTTACCAAAATCTTCAATAACTAAAACAATTTTTTTTACATCTTCTTTGTAATTTGCTAAAAAAATATTAATAAGTTGTTGAAAATCAACATCTCCATTGACTTGTAAAACGCAAACCCCCTCTTGCTTCAAAATACCTCTATAAAAATGACGAATCATGGCTGATTTGCCCATTCCAGGTTCTGAGTGAAGAAGATATGCTCTCTTTTTTTTGTTAAATTTATCGGAAACCAAATTACTTTTTTCAAAAAAATTTATAAACATTTTTTTTAATTTAACGCTTGTTTCAGTTTCGTAAAATTTTTCTTTACTCTCTGGAATTTCCTTTAAGCCTTCCTGCTGGTCAAAAAACCAAACCCCTGCCCTGAGTTGAAATTTTTGTTCAAAATCATAAATACTTTCTCTTTTTTTCTTTTCTTGTTCTTTTAGAAACTCTTCCAATTCTCGGCTGGCATCATCTTCTTGATTTTGTTTTACTTCGCCATAATCTACGGTGTAGGTGATTAACTTATTGTTTTGAAACAAAAAATTTGTATCACTTACAGGTAATTCAAGGTCCTTAGTCACTTCACTAATGTTTAGTATTTTTAATTTGCGATATTTCATACAACGCTCCTTTAAATTATTGTTTTAAACATTTAATTTAATATCAGTTCCTGTTTCTTTTTCCATTTGCTTTTTTTGTGCAGCAACAAAATCTACACCTAGTTTAACGTGATGCTTAGACCACTCCGCAATCTCTTCTAAAGAACCATCTTGCTTAAAAAGAACTAGCTTGTCCACTTCTTTATTGTATGAGTGGCCAGTTACTTTTTGCTTTTTCCAAAACCAAGATGCCTTGTATTTATAAACAATTACGTATTCCATATTAAATTACCCTCATTAAATAAACTACGCCGAAATATTGTGGACGAATGTCAAAAGCAGTACCGGAGCCAACGCTTCCGGATGTTCCGGTAAAATTTGGTAAATCTACAGTATGAAAATGATTTCCGTTTGAGGTGGTAATCATGTCAATGCCCGAAGCATTTCCACCAAATGTTGCATTGTTGTAAACATCAAAACTACTACCGCCTGCACCATCGTCTATGTTTCCTGGAAAAGCAGAGGAGTTTAAAATATTATGTTGATGCGCTCCGGTAGTATTTGTGTTCACAGAACCATGGTCATGCTCAATACTATGAGTATGTGCAGGCAACTCAGCAGTTGCCAGTGTTTTGCTATTAGCTCCGCCCGTTCCGCCTACAGAGCTAGAACCTTGTAAAAATCTACTATCTGAAAGATTTGGTCTATTGCCAGCAAAAGACGGATGACTTCCAGAAGGAAAAGATGTTCCATCGCATAAAGCAAAGCCATCTTTAATTTCTCCACTGGCTGGCAATGCCCAAGCTCCTACATTACCAACAGGAATGATTGCACCTAGTGGCACAGTCCCTGGGCCGTTAACGCTTAACATCATTGAAACTATTGCCATTTTATTTATCTCCCTTTTTGTACTTTATACTACTCTCATTAAGTACACAACACTAAAATATTTAGGTCGAATGTCAGAAATTGTACCCTGAGTCATTGACGCATTAACAGTCACTGAGTTCCACGAAACTGTTGCAGTGTTGGAGTCAGAAACTTGCGCAAAACTAGCCGATGTTGTACCTGCAATAGTTGCAATTGCGGCTGTAATAGTTCCCCCCGGGGACGCAGAGTTGCCATACAAACCATTTCCGCTAGTCGCGGCAGAAGCAAAGCCATAAATGATCCCGCCGCCCCCAGATGTTGTACCAACTAAAAACGGTAGTTTGTGATTGTGGGCAATCTGATCGCTGTTTAAAACATTTTTATTAAATGAAGCGCCTACTCCGGTCGTTGTTTTGCTAGTGCTACCACCTGTTCCGCCCACGGTTGTAGAACCATTCAAAAATCTATCGTCTGTTAGGTTAGGCATAGTTCCAGTAAAAAGCGGATTGCTGCCGGCGGGAAACGATTGACCATCGCAAAGAGCGTATCCATCTTTAATTTGTCCAGTCGTTGGCAATGCCCATCCCGCCACATTACCAACCGCAATAACAGACCCTAGTGGCACAATACCGCGCCCTTCATTTGCTGGAGCTGATAAATTTATCCACTTTGTGCCATTGCTAACAACTGATAGTGTTTCGTCTTTTAGCAAAATTTTGTTATTTGAAGAGTCAATTAATTGTCCGCCGGTTGTGTTAACGGTCAAAAACACGCCAGCATTCATATCAGATTTAATCGTATATGTTGTACCAGTAGCTCCAACTGCCGTAGGAAGTGTTACTGCATACGTGGTCGCACCGCTAGCAACAATCAGACTATCTGTTGGAACAATGTTGTATGCAGCAGTAACTGCCTTATAGGTTGTATAAACGCTAGTGGAATTGACGCTCAGGGGTAAGCTTGTGCCCACGGCGGGAGCGTTTAGGGCAAAATTTGCATATGCACTAACAAAGCCCGCTAGTGCTGGCAATGTTACTTGTACGACTCCTGCAACCACATCCACCGAAAATCCAACGGGAGGTGTACTACCCACTGTTTGGGGCACTGCGATGTTATAGTTAGAGGTGTTAGGAATTTTTGCAAATTGTGTTTGAAAATAAAAACTATAATCAGTCGTAGCGTCAATGTTAATCCAGCCTGCTATTTCTCCTGCCTCATAAGCAGAAACATTTTGGATTGGTGTCACCGTCGGAGAACCAACAGAGCCATTCAAGTTAATCTGAGTTCTTGCGTTTACGCTACCAACAACGATGCCGCGCTGATTGTAGAACATAATATCAACGGACGTTGGCGTAGGGCTTCCATTTACATTATGGATAATACCAATTGGCTTACTTACATATCCAATAGTTGTTGTATCGGAAACGGTCAAATATCCAGACGTTGTTGAAAGAAATACAACGGAGCCTCTAGTGGGCAAAACGCCCTCAATAAACGCCGCAGAAGTAACCTCACTAACCTCTCCAGCCAATGCAACTTCTGCCAAGTCGTCATTTAGTCTACGGCTAATTAAACCAGCGACTTCGGCCGTATTTGCGGCAGTAGCGCTTGCTTTATTCCAAGCAGTGGCATCAACATACAAAGGCGTACCAACTGGATAGTTGGCCAAAACGCCGATTCCTGTTTGACTAACCTGTTCAACGGCTCCCCCGCCTGTGCCTGTACCGCCAACAACATACCATCTATCGTTTGAATAGCTTAGCATTATAGAGGCATTGTTTTGGATAGTAAGCGGCCCACCTGTACCAGTACGAATACGGTTTGTAGCCGTAGCGCCGAGGTCCTCGTCTTTTACCTGAACGGTCGCTCCTGTTTTATTAGTAAAAACAACTATGTTTCCGGTATTTACAGTATCAACGGACCGAATTGTAGAAGCGGCTCCAGCGGTAACCTCTATTAAAGAAGCGTTTACGTTGTCGGGCGTTAAGGAGACATCCTCAGAGCTAAGCGCAAGGGTACCAACACCGATATCTAAACGACCAACATTAACATCGGCGGAAGACGCTGTCACTCCCCATCGTGAAGATGCGATATCATATGCGGCAGTGAAGGATGCACCTACTGTAATACGCAAGTCTCTTCCGGCGCCCGTAACAATTCGATTTTCGGCGGTTGCTCCGCTTGATTCGTTTCTAATAAACAAATCGGAAGCGGAGGCGTTAGTTATTGTCACCAACTTACCATCATTTGCGGGAGATTCAGGCGCCACAATTCCTTGCAATTCAGTAGCTGCCGTAAGCCTCACAAAACTGATGCCACTAACATCGAGCGCCGTAATCGTCCCTGCAACAGTAATGTCGGTGCCTTTTGGGACAACGATTTCATTTGTGCGAACCTGTTTAAAACTAGGTTTTTTGCCTACATCGCTCACATCGTCTCCTTTTCTTAAAAACGCATGTCTATTTTAATATTTAAGTGCGTGATTTTTACAAACATTTTTAAAAAACAAAAACAACTTGCAAGATTTTTATAACAGATTTAATATATCTATGCAAGTTAAAAAAATATAGGAGAAAAAATGCAAGATGTTATTATTATTGGATTTTTAATTTTTGTTGGAATTGTTATAAAAGAAATGTATAAAGAATAATGTCAAGCCGTCGATAAGAATATTACAAAGGAGGCAATATGAGTAAATATGATCAAGAAGGTAAATATTTTTATTCTGAGTCATTGGATGTGTTGTTGCTATCTTTGGGAACCAAAGGTGAGCTTGGACACATTATGCGCGTAATTTATTCCGGCAACGAAGCTTATACAAAGCAACTTATTGAAGCTATTGATAAATTTCTTGATGATAATTTTGTAGAGTGTGATTTTGACAAAGAAAATAATGAAATCAGCTTCCTAGGAGTTGACGATGGCGTATCCACTTAATAAAAATGATATTTTTTATGATTCGGTATTAAATGCTGTTTTGCAAGCTGATGGCACAATGGATGTCAATAACAACCATCAGTTCACTATGGTGTGGCCTAGTTACACGGCACTAGACATGCACGACTCTGTTATTAAGAGGCTTGCATCTGCAACCTACGATCATTGGACGAACGTAGTTGAGTATTACGACTCTAATTTGTGCATGACAGTTAAGATTGACTTGAGTACAGGGATGTCGTCCAGTGTGGCAGGAGTTTCTCCAGCAGCATATCAGCCTCAACCTCCATCTTTAAGAAATCATGGCTGGGCGGCCAAAGAAGAAAACAAGAAGCCTGAAATCAAAAAGCTCCCATTTTCAGTTGGTTCTATTTTATTTCATAAGTCTTCTAGAACTAAGTGGGTATTTGCAGAAGTAGATAATGTGACCCATCATCCCGTTTTGCGTTCTTTTTATGACAAGTCTCAAGCTATGCAAATTTTTGAAAGAGATTACGAAGAATTTGAAGAAATTTTCTTTTGATTTGGGAGTGTTATGGAAGGTGAGCGGTGGCGAAAATGCAAGAAATGCGACGCAATGGTAACGCCTATGTTTTCCAAGAAGCTCTGCTTTGAGCACCTTACGGAAGAGCTGGCTAGCCATTTACCAGAAGGGTTTAAGGCAGGACACGTGGCCTTAGTTTTAAATGCGATTACAAATCACTATCATCCTCTTAAACACAAACCAAAACTCGACGAGCATTTAAAAAAAGAATGGAGTAGAGACGATAAAGAAAATATTAAAGATTCTGACGAAGATGACGATAATGAAGTAGGAGGTGAGCAATGAAACGAGTTCTTAAGTTTGCTTTAGCGGCAGTGGTAGTAGTGGGATTGAGTGGATTGTCTATTAATAAGATTCTTGAAGAAAAGACAACGGATTGCGTTGATGAAGTGGCCGAATTGACCAAGGCGTCAGATGTTTTGGGTGTTATTTTGTTGGCTCCAAACGAAGAGACGGCTGGAGCGTTGAGTTCAGCCATCACTGAAAAGACTACAGTATCTAATGGTGCGGCTTATTTGACAGTGGCAGCTTTAGGGTCGGACGGCTTTACAGTCTACGTAAAGGTCTTGTTGGAAAATGGCAAAACCTACTCTCCAGCAATTGAAGAAGAGGTAAAGCAAATTAAGACATCAATGCACAGAGATAGTATGAGATGCTCTATGAGCGGCAAGAAGTTTGAAATCTATAGGGCCAAAACAACGCTTAGCTTGATTCAAAAGATGTCTGCAAACCCAATCTAAAGCCAGTAAAATGGCTTTATTTTATTTTGTTTAATAAAACTAAATACATAACATATTGCAGAATTTCTTCTTCGGCTTCAAGAATTGTAGGGGCACATACAGAAAGTGTAGGGTGTAAAGGATGGGTGGCGACGTAGTCGTCGCCTTCTTTTTTTATAACTACCTGTTCTCGCAGAGTTTTAATATTCAAGCACATACCCCCAAATCAAAGGTGCAACAATAGTAGCGTCTGACTCAATCATAAACTTAGGAGTTTCTCTTGAGAGTTTCCCCCAAGTAATCTTCTCGTTGGGCACTGCCCCTGAATAACTTCCGTAAGAAGTCGTAGAGTCGCCTATCTGGCAAAAATATCCCCACAACGGAACATTACTAAGCCCCATGTCTTGGTGCAACATAGGAACTACACAGATGGGAAAGTCACCTGCAATACCGCCGCCTACTTGAAAGAACCCAACTGTCTTGTCTTTTGCTACGCGCTGATACCATCCAGCCAAGTCAATCATTGCTTCAATCCCGCCCTTAATACACTTAGGTGACAAATCACCCGCCATGCAGTAGGAGGTAAAGATGTTGCCGCAGGTTGAGTCCTCCCACCCCGGAACATAAATGGGCAAATTCTTTTCACAAGCAGCCACAAGCCACGAGTCTTTAGGGTCGGACTGTGGTTTGAGTTTACCGCTACGGATTACATTGTATGTAACTTGGTGAGGAAAAGCTGAACTGCCGGCATCATTAAGCTTTCTCCATTCTTCAAACAAATGACCTTCAATCAGCCTAATTGCTTCATCTTCTGGGATACAAGTATCTGTGACCCTATTGAGATGTTGGCTGAGAAGCTCTTCCTCCTCTTGGGGAGTCAAGTCTCTATAATTAGGAATGACTTTGTAGTGATTGTAAGCAACTAAGTTATAGAGACTTTCTTCAAGGTTGGCTCCGGTACAGGTAATAGCATGTACTTTGTCTTGGCGAATCATCTCAGCCAAGATAATACCAAGCTCGGCAGTGGACATAGCTCCTGCCAATGTAACCATCATTAGATTACCAGACTCAATATGCGCTTTATAAGCCTTAGCAGCAGCCAGCGTTTCTCTTGCGTTGAAATGCTTGAAATGTTTTTCAAGAAATTCAGATAGCTGCATCATCGTTCCTTCATTAATTTAGAAGTTTTTTCTTTAAATTCTTGAGAACATTTATCAAAGTCTGCGCGCTGTTCGCAATAAACTTGAGTAGCTACATTCATATATTTGTCAGCAATCTTGGTAACATACAACAAAGAGCTAATTAAAATGCTGACGCAGATAAATAAAATAATGTTTCCTATAAGAATTCTCATAAATTATTCTTTCGGCAACGGAATTGAGTTGTGAAGGCGCATCTCTTTCTTTATAACTGGACACTCAATTGGATAATAAATAGACTTAGCGTCCTCAAAACTAACAAACTCTTTACACTGAACAGTTTCATCAATACAACTTGTTTTGTAAGACCGTTTGCCAACTTGCTCAATCTTCAAAACGGCGCTTGTATAGCATTTCACTTCCCAAGGGTCAATGTTAGGGTCATTAGCATTACAGAGCAAACTGTTTGCAATACACGAGCCAACTGGTAGCGGTTTATGTTTTGCTGCCGATAGGGCAAAACCACCAAGAATTAAACTTCCGACAATAACCAAAGCATTTAGGGCCATAACCCCTCCTATTGCATTAACATTTTTTTCAACAACTCAACCATCAACATCCAGCCTGCAACAATGCAACCGACCTTTAAAACAAAAATAATAAGATGGCAGGCAATAATAAACAAAGCCTCTTCGAGAGTTTCCGGGTCTTTGGGCTCCTGTTCGTCATCATGTTTGTTTGTCATAGGATGTTTCCGTTTACTACGGCTTCATAGGTGGCAATGGCGTCTACTGAATTATGCTCAATTTCAAGCATTTCGTAAACAGCGTGACTCGTTAGTGTTCCTGCCATCAACATTAAGATTCTATTAACAAACATTTCCATTGCCATAATCACTCCTCAATGTCAGCAGTAGTCAAGTCAATCAAACCAGCGTCAACCAAATCTCTGGCCACTCTCATATAATTACCTTGTAGGCTAAAAATAAGCCCGCTGTCAATAAGTTTTTGAAACAATTCTACGGTTTGTTCCATATCAAGGTCACCGTTCTCATAAGCCATCATCATATCAAGCATTTTCATATAATACTCCCTAATCTAGCCGCTACATAGGCTATTAATAAAGCCAATAAAAGACTGATGAGCATAGGTACCTCCTACACTCACCATAAATCTTATCGTCTTTTGTTGCAAGAACTTTAGAAAAGCATGAAATATTTATTTAAAAATTTTATACTTGATTATTAACATTCCATTTTTGCCAGCCTGTCCAAGTGTTCCGGATTGGCCCAAAGTCCCTGCAGAACCGGAGGCTCCTCCCGATCCTCCCGCTCCTCCATATCCGCCGCCTTGACCGCCTTGACCGCCGACGGAACCTCCGGAGTATGGCCCAAGATAACCCTGGCCACGTCCACCATTCCCGCCGCCGCCGCTTCCGCCACTTCCACCATTTCCTGGGTAATACACACCGCCTGCATAATAACCGTTTCCACCCGCACTACCAGCAGCGCTTGAGCCCCCACCTCCGCCTCCGCCACCGCCGCCACCAAGTCCTGCAACCTCTCCTCCTGAAATGGTGCCTCCTATACCTCCACTGTATCCATTTACAGAAGACCCCCCATTTCCGCCTCCCAAAGCAATGATATTTGCCGCTCCGCTGCCACCACCGCCGGCCCAACCCCAGCCGCCGGGATTACCAGCATAAGAAACCCAAAAATCTGTTTGATAAACAGAAGCTCCTCCACCGCCTCCTCCGTAACCATTTCCGCCAGCACCTCCAGCACCACCATTTCCGCCACTACCACCATTACCGCCATTACCACCATTACCGCCATTACCGCCAGCGCCGTATATTATTCCATCAATAATTGCTCCCGTTCCTCCAGTTCCGGCGGAACCTCCGCTACCACCACTACCGCCAGCGCCGCCTCCAGTTCCTCCGCCGCCTCCAGCACCCCCTCCAGCACCACCTCCGTTGTTTGTGCCGGAACCGACAGTCGCTCCGCCGCTGCCATTTGCTCCGGCTGTACCGCCCGCTCCGGCAGTGCCCGATGTGCCTGCCGTTCCGAGGCCACCGGTATTGATGGTACCGCCTGAATATATTGTTTTTGCAATTGAATTTACTAAAAACAAGGTAGAGTTTCCATTTGTGCCCGAAGAACCGCCATTTCCAACCGTAATACCTAAAAGGGCTCCCGCTATGAAATCATTAAAATTATCATACACGGCTGTATTATAGTTATTTAAATTGCCAGAACCTGCTCCGCCGCCGCTTCCTCCAGTTCCTCCGCTACCTCCAGTTCCTCCAGTGCCCTTTGTGCCGCCCTTGCCTCCAGTTCCTCCATAGCCAGTTCCACCGCCGCCGCCATTTCCAAATCCACCACCGCCGGCTCCACCATTCCCAGTATTGCCAGTCCCACCAGAGCTACCAGCATTTCCGTTCCCACCGTTTGCGCCACTAGAACCGCCTGCGCCTCCTCCAATTCCCCAAATTTTTATGCTACTTGGTACATATGTAGACGCCATTGTTTTAGAAGTAGAAGATGTAAACCTCTCTTCCACCTCTTCTGTTATCTGAGTAGACAGAACACCGATTGTATTATTAAAAAACATATTATACTATTCCATGAATTGGTCCAATTACTGCAAAATTTAAACTTCCACCAACCCTATAAACGGTAAAAAGCGAGTACGTTGATGCCATTACACCGCTTTGACCTGCTCCATACTTAACCGGAATCGTTGTAATTCCGTTATCGCTATATGCCGTAATTGTTATTACGTTTGTGGCCGCTCCCTGAACTAAAATAGTCACGGACTGACCATCTTTTAAATTATGGATTGCAATTGCTCTATTTCCTGTGCGTACATCTCTAAAAGAGTTTCCAAGATTTGCATTTACAACGCCAGATACTGCCGTAACTGTTGGGCTGTACACTCCATAATTAATTTTGTAACCGCCATCCTGAAAATCTCTTCCAGCCGTTGCTATTGTACTTAAATTAGCCATTGAGTTCTCCTTTGCAACACTATTTTATTTGTGCAGTATGCTACATTAAAATTATGTAATACTATCCAATCAAATACCCACAAATCCAATTATATTCACCGTTTCCACCGTCTGCGTACAAAGAGGTTGCGCTGTCTGCCGAAATTCTGACATCTAAAAGATCGCCAACATTTGCTTTTATTAACCACCATTGTCCGGCTGTATAATTAAAACCAGTATAGGCTTCGGTAGAACGCAACTGCTGATTTTCACCGGTTCCATTTTTAAAAGCATTCATACGAACTACAGCATTACTTGCGTTTTGCCGTAAATAGCTTGCGCCTATTAAATACAGTCCAGCAACAGGACAGGTAAAGCGCATTGTCGAAGTATTAAAATGAGAACCATTATTAAATTTTACCGATCCGCCGGTGGGAGGAAGAGCGGCGGTTCCGGTTAAAGACATTGCCCCAGGCCACCCTATAAAAAAAGAAGGGCGTTCAGGAAAAACAGGATAGCTACTTTGTATTAATGGTACTTTTGCCATACTTACCCCACTAAATGTCCACAAAAATAAGACGGAGCTTCAATTGTGTTGGCACCGCTGGTATAAAGCACTATGTCAACCCAATCTCCGGTGTTTAAATATACCGTAACCGATGCGCTAAAAACTTGTTCATCTAATTGAGGTGTGTTGATGTCACCCAAAATACCAGCAATTGCTGTTCCATTTTTTCTAAAATAACAATCCCAATCGCTCCAATTGCCATAATAAGTTTCTTCCATCACTAAACAGTCAAAATGGTATACACCGCCGATTGGAGCTGTAAATCTCCCAGTGGATGTACTGTAGCAGCTGCCTCTGTTTTCAACCGCCGTACCAAAAACAATAGTTCGAGTTAGACCATTTCCTGCATTTCCCTCTCCAACGGTATTAGCAAAAAAGTAAGGTCTATCTGGAAAAACAGGATAGCTACTTTGTATTAATGGTACTTTTGCCATAACTACCCCGCAATTTCCATTATTACAATTGACCAACCAAAAGCAGTAAATGCGGAACTTGCGGTGCTGTATGACGATACTTCTATTGAATAATTTATTGCAGACGTTGTGTTTGGTGTGTCTAAGTATTGATAATGAAGCCTTGTCGCCATATTTCCTAATCCGGAAGCATACATGGCATATGGTTGCGTGCCGCCGCCGTCCGTATTTTGCGCTGATTGAATAACGACGCCATTTCTTTTTAATCTTGCTCCGCCGCCAGCTGAAGAGGGAACTGAGTTATTATAAAGGGTGCCATTGTACATTATTAAAATTTGAGAATTTGCTTTTTTCGGAGTAAACGATGCGGTCCCCAATGCTAAAGACCAGTTATTATTTGTTCCACTGCCGCTAAATTCACCAAAATATGCACATTGGAGTATTTGGCCTTTTTCTATTAATGTAGTCTTTGCCATTGTTTATACCCCTTATCCAATTAATTTACCAGAAAAATAACCTAACTGTTCGCCATAATAATAATCTGTTCCGGCTGCGCATGCATGAATTCCGCATTGAACGTACTGACCTGCGTTTAACGATAGGATAATATGAGTATGAACCCAATCATGATCATTCGCGGCGGTTACATACGAATACGCACATCCTCTGGGAGAAGCATTTGTGCCATCAACATAAAAAGTTGGCTCTAAATTACCTGCTCCGGTGCTCCATCTATGTGTAATTCCAAATTGAAATTCATAAATTCCCGCAACTGGTGCGGTGAACCTGCCGTTTGTTGTATTGTAACAAGTATCCACATTTACTCTGGTTGTATTAAATACAGGTGCGATTGTTCCGAAAGCTCCGGTAGTCGTTGCAAAAGCAGCACCTGGCCTCCACGCATAAAATACTGGAATTTTTGGTAAAAGCAAATGACCGCTGTTATTTAAAGTTGCAATCGTGGTTCCAGATGAATTTCGAAAAGCAATACCAGTGCTATCTTTAGCCTGAACTGTACTAAAGCTTACGTTTGTAGACTCAATTTGCAATGGCAAACTAGCGCCAACTGCGGGGCCGTTGAGGCTAAATTGTACAACCGCAGACGTAAAACCGGCAATCGACGGAAGCGTAATCTGAACAAGACCAGCCGCAGTTGCGTCTATGTCAAATCCCGTTGGTGGGGTATCACCGGAATGCTGAAAGCTGACAAGATAGTTATTTCCGGCTCCATTTTTAGTTACTTGAACTTTTATAGCAAAGCGGTATTTTACGGTTGCGTTAATATAAACCCAGCCGGAAAGCTCAACGCTATCATAAGCCGAAGCATTTTGAATAGTTGTGACTGCGTTATTAGTAAGTGTAATTTGTGAATATGCGTTTGTTCCGCCAACCGGCAAACCGCGCATATTGAAGAAATCAAGCGCAGTCGTAGTACGGGCGATACCAACGGGTTTAGAAATCTGACCAACCACGGACGGAGGAGTAATAGAAATCTTTCCCTCGTCAGTTGCGGACAAAAAGTACATTTCTCCGGGCGTAAGAGAGCCGCCGCCAACAATTAGATTAGACCCCACAGAAGAGACTTCACCGCCGAGACAGATTTCAAAGTTATCTGCGTCAACGATTCTACTAATGAGCGCAGCAACCTCTGCCCTTGCTTCGGTGTTTGCTTGCGCAAAGGCGTATAAAGAAGTATTAAGGTACAACGGACGACCAACGTCAGCGGAGGTAAAACCGTGCGCAGATTGAGCAATTGACAATACTGAACCGCCGGAACCGACCGCTTGCTCCACACCCAAAGAATTAAGGGTGTAAAGCTTATTGTCTGCTTTTGCGTAAACTTGAATGCCATTCGACGGAGCAATTGCAGGGGTGGTATTTGTTTCTAATATAATACCATCATTAAATTTTTTTGTTCCTGCAAAAGTTTGATTGCTTGTACTTACAATTCCCGCATAGCTTTCGGTAGCATACGTATCATTTAAATCAACCAAAGCACTTGTTGAAAGGTTCCAAACTGAGTTTGCATTATCCCAATCTAATACAACCCACCCACCGTTGATGTCGCACACAAGCGACTCGTTGACCGCCAATGACTCAATTCTCTGGCCAGAAGCAGGAATAATTGTTAAGTTATTTGTTTGCCATGTATAAACAGCGTCTTTAATCTCAATTCTTGAATTAAGGGAGCCAAGAGGTAGTGTAACTGAAAAAGGTCCTGCAAAAGTATTTGTTAGGTATCTAGTTTCATTTGATAGTGTTGTTGTAGAAGAGATATTAACCACTCTGCCGCCACTTAATGGGGCCCAGCTTCCAGCAGAATGACCTTCATAAAAATTATTTGTCGTGTTGTATCGAACCATTCCGTCTTGACCAGTAAACGCAGACCTTTGAGCGTCTGTTCCGCTGGGTATTTTTAAGCCGGCTGTGCCGTTAATTGTAATTGTTTGGTCTACGTTGTAGGGGGTAATTTGGTCGATTTTTGGATTAAACAAAGTTTTATTAGACAAATCATCTGTACTGTTCCTTCCAACAATCGAGTCTGTTGTTAAAGGAAAAGTGTAAATTGCCGAAGAGCTAAGCGCTGGAATTTTAAATTCAGCCACATGCGCGCCGGCAGAGGGAGTTAGTAAAACAGAACCAGAGCTAGCCGGAGCTTTAAATTCCCAACTAGTTCTACTGTTTCCTATTTTAGAAAAACCAGTAATTAAAGAGCCTTCTTCTATATTAATTCCAGAGCCGTCACCAGATGCAGCGGGTCCGTTTTTATTAAGAGTAATGTTTTTATCTGTAATTTCCATATCAGTCACATTGACTGTATTTAAGGTTCCAGTAATATTAACAGTATCGCTCGGACCCCCAATATTAATAGTCGTTGTGCCGGAGCCAGTTCCTAAATTGATTGTATTTGTAAAGCTGCCCGTGCCTAAGTTTAATACAGCGGTATTTGCATTTGTTCCGACATCCAATACGCTACTTGCAGAGGTTGATTGAATACCAAAATTAGAGGCGAAAGATAAATCGCCGGTCATACTATCGCCGGATTTTGCTACTTTTTCTGTATCCAATTCATTGATTGCGGCTTGAACGGTTGTTGCTGCAATATTTCCGGACGGTTGATTTGAAAGTTTTGTTGCTGAAATAGCTGCCGACGGGTCAACGTCTGCGTTCATAATGAGCGACGTTGATAGTAATCCCGCTGCGTTGTTGTGAACAACTCCGGCTGCACTAAAGTTAGTAATACTTACGTTACCGTTAAAGGTTTTGTTTCCACTAAAAGATTGAGTGGCGGTATCAACAACTCCGGCATTTGTAGGGCCTGCAGCTTGAATTTTACTGCCCTCAATATTTGCTGCAGCGTCTACGTCTGCGTTTACTAATAAACTTGAGCTTAGTGTTCCGGAAGATGCTTTTACAACTCCATTTGTTAAGCTATGAAATGTTACAGAAGTATCTGTAATTGTAACAAAATTTACACCAAGGTCGCTGATTAACTTAAACTGAGCGGATGTTCCAGCAACTCCTCTTAATACAAGTCCATTTGTTGCGGATGTAAAAAAGTTAGCTCCGCCTACGGGTTCGATCCCTGTAACTTTTACTGAACTAACGGACAAGTCTCCGGTGGTGGTAATATTTTGGCTACCAAAATCAGGAGAAATTTTTGTTCCTGCAATAGCAGCTGAGCCGTCCACATCAGCGTTTTGAATTAAAGAAGATGAAAGCTGTCCACTGGCATTTGAGTGAACAATGCCTGTGCCAAAAGTTGATATTTTTGCATCAGAAAACTCAACCGAAGATGTTTTTTGTAAATCTTGGTCTACGGTAAGATTTGTATTAAATTTAACGGTTACATCGTTGGATGACTCGCTGGTAATTTGAAGAGTTTTTGCTGCCGTTTGTGGTTTTAATTCTATAATTCCGGCGTGAGCGGGCGCACGCACTTCCCAACTCATGCGAGTCGAGCCAACATGAATATAACCATTTAGCAATAAGCGAGCTGCGTTTGCAGTTACACCTGTTTCGTCTTTAGAAGCATCTGTTCTTTTGGGATTGACAACGTCAATATACCCAGCATTTGCGGTTAATACTTTAAAAGTCCCATTATTTTGAGTATTTACAAAACCAGTAATACGGACATATTCACCGGCGACCAGACCATCAATGCCGGCTATATCAACCGCATATCTTACCGTATTTCCAGCTTGCCAAGTTGCATCTGTAAGGTTAATAAGTGCGCCGCTATATTCTTCTTGAACATAAAGGCCTGAATCCGGAGAATCTTGTCCAGAAGCATTAAAATTTACTACAATGTTTTTATCTTCTGTTACGTACTCAACCGGAGTTGTATATACGGCGCCTGAAATATTTACAACCGTATTGGTACCACCCAGATTAATTGTATTGTATCCGCTACCAGTACCAATTAAGATTGTTTTATTATCGTTTCCAGTTAAAATACCAATATCATTGGTGTTTGATTCGATTGTGTCAACTAAAACTGAACCGGTAGTAGTAATATTTTGACTACCAAAGTCAGGAGAAACCTTAGTGCCTGCAATAGCTGCAGCGGCATCTACATCAGCATCGACGAGCTTAGATGCAGAAAGCAATCCACTTGCATCGGAATGAACAACGTAAGGTGCATCCAATCCACCTAACGACGGAAGAACAAGTTGATCGGTGCTTACAGGATTTTTAAGTACGTCGTCTCCGGCCTCATTTTGCAACGTAAAGCTAGACGTACTGCCGGCAAAACCCCTCGCAACCATGCCCTTACTGCCGTCAAGGTATAAAGATGCAGCGGTAGGAGTACCACCGGAAGTCAGAGTTAATAAAGGAGTTCTTGAACGAATAGTCAGTGTAGTTTCGTTGAAGGTAGGGTCGCCAATTTCAGATAAGTTTTGAGAAAGTTTAATTTTTTGAGAATCGCTGTCAAGCTCTAGGCCATTAAAAACAGCGGGGCTCCATACCGTTGGGTTAGGCTCTCCTCCTGTTCTTAAAATTAAACGAGTGTGTTGGTCTGCCAACAAAGAAACAATTTCTGGAAGAGTAAGAACGGCGTTTGAAAAGTCTGTGATATTAGTTGAAGTTAATATTAACTCCGCTTCTTCCACGTTTGCACTATATGTAATTTGAGTGCCGCCGCCGCTGGTGGTCGAAGTCCAAGAGATTGTCCTAGTGTCCAAAAAAGTCAAAAATGGCGGAATGTCTGTAGTAATCCAGTCTGACAACAAAGATGTCCCTTGCGCTACATAAAACTTTTTAGCTACTAAATCATAATAGCCCTGCCCTACGAATATTGGAACCGAGGCTGGAGGGGCTGCAGATACTGTAACTTTTAATTCATGAATATCTTCGCCAATTAAGTCTTTATGTAAAATTTCAGACATTTTGCACCTTTACAGGAGTTTGGACGTGACCTTATGGCCTTATTTTACAATAATACTAAAGGTTTTTCCATTCTAGACCGAATAGAATGGTATGGAGGTGAGCTATGTTTAATTTTGCTCTTGTGCTGGTCGGTTCGCTTATGATAGTGTTGCCATTGTTACTTATGAATATGAGTGGGGGCCGCCATGACGATGAAGAAACTCAAAGAAGAAAATGAAAAACTTAAAGAGATAATTAGGGATACGTTGTGGATGGCTCAAAGGTATGCTGACGGGCGTTCGACTTATGCGCCTCATATGTTCAATACGGCTGTTCATGGGTTAGATGCGTTGGGCCTAGCTCATCTTCATGTTGGTGATTCTGCAAATGACAATAGACGTTTTGCGCGTGATGGAATGTATGGCGAATGGTGTTCTGTAACTAAAAGATTCTTTAAGGAAGGGAAATGATTATGAAAATTGGTATTAAGGGCATTTCTTATAGCGCAACTGAGCGTAAGTATCTTGTAAGAATTATTCGTGACTCTAAGAGGGTTTACTTGGGACGATTCTCTTCTCTCGAAGAGGCTAAGCAGGCGCTTGACCAAGAACAAAACAAACAAGACACCCCTGAAGAGTTGCCAATCCTGAGCGCATTAAGGGCGGAGTTTGCCTCTAGGAAATCAGGCAAAAAGCCTAAAGTATCCGTTGCCAAGCCCACCCCTAAACCAGATGTGTTTGTGAGTGTTCATAATAGACCCGTCAAAAAGCCATCAAAAGTAAAACCAAAGAAACCAGAAGTTCTTTCTAAAGTCTTGAAAGAAGAGAGTCAAGTTGTTACGACCGGCGATTGGCGCATTAGCGGCCCTAGCCAAGCCGATTACGATAAGAGCGTGGCCAATAAAACCCTTGAGCTTATCCTGAAACGCTTGCTTGAGATGGCTGACGAGAGGAAGACATCTGTCTTTGATGTGATTGTCCAAGAAGTGGCAAGACTCAGCAAGAAATAAAAAAGGCTCCGAAAGGAGCCTTTAATTTATCCTAGCCACACGTAAATTCTGCACTTACCATCAGGGTCGCCAACTCCTACGTGAGAACCTAATGAATATGCTGCAAATTTAGTGCGCGGAGGAAATAGGCACATTGGCCCCGCATAATTTTCAATGGGTAGAGACTGCGCAGGAGCCAAGCACAATAGTTTTTGCCAAACGCCGTCTAAGCTAGACGGATTGGAAACCAAAATTTGCACTTCTTGGTCGGAATCATTATGAAAAATGACTTTGTGAGATTGGTCTGCCAATGTCATTAAAATTGCAGGTGCTAGTTCTGTAGCAGCAGCGAGAACAGCTTTTGTGGCATCACCGTAATCTAATTTTAGACCAGCTACACCATTATCAGAAAAAATACTTGGCATATCAACCTCTTATTGGTTTAAAGCGTTCCAAATGTCTTTCATACTGCGAGCATCTCCGCATTTTTTGCAGCGATTACTCCACTCTCGTGATGCCTTGAACATGCGTTCGGTATCGCCGCAGCTCCAGCACTTAACAGAGCATGTACCACCCTTTAAAACATCTTCCAAAGATTTTTTCAACTGCTGAAGCTTCTGCTGAAGACGAATTTCAGGTCGATGCTTAAAAGACTCCGTAGCGCCTTCAGACTTCATGAATTTCTGCAGGTATTCTGCAGGTGGTGGTTCAATGGAAGACTTCATAAGGTCGTTCATTGGAAACATCTGAGCTTGTGGATTGCAAGGTTTAGCTGTAATAGCAATGGCGTCGGCGGAAGATTGCTTGATGACTTTATGCTCTGTTGACCCTTCTGGCCCGCCGCGTTTTAAGATAAGCCCTTCGATTGACATACCAATTTTTAGGGGAATATCAGGATTAGCAGCGGTATAGCGAATAAGTGCAGCAGCAGCATCTGCGTTTGGGTGTCCATCGGCAAGTTCTCCTTCAACATAAAGATAGGGGACTTTTACCAAATCCCAGCATTTTTTTTGGCGAGGAGTCTCGCAATCTTTTTCAGACATAATTTTCTTGTGAGCGGTAATTCCGCCAACAATACACCACGCGCCCTTTTGGTCGGAGTTGTGTTCGTCTGTAATCATGCGTAGGTTGGATGTATCAATATTAGCAATTTCAATCAGTTCGCCTTGTTTGTCGACTGACTGTACCGCTCCCAACCCAAAGACTTTTAGTCCCATCTGAAACCCCTATGAAATACTTGTTATATTTTATCATTGACTCGTATGTTTGCGTTTGGTAATACAGATAAAACGGAGTTTTTATGGCTAAAGATAATGCTTTTGAACCCATACACGGCCTTATTGGCGAATACAAGAACAATGAAATCACCTTGTCTGGCTCTGTGAGTGTACTTGAAACTGTCAAGAATCTCTTAACAGTTGAAAATAAAGGTGTCATTTCAAAGATTAAACAGCTCAAACGTCAAAAACCTTACAACGACAAGCACGCAATTAAAATAAAGAATGAAATTGCACAGTTAGAACTGGAAACTAAGGTTGAGTTTTATGGCGACAACGAGGACGGCACTTTGAGCGTACCCCCAGGTTTTTGGTGGCTTGTGCCCAATATGGATGGTCACAAGGAAAAAAGCAAGGAGCTTAACCTGTCTCCAGTTGGCCCTAAAGTTCCAAGAGACTATCAGGCTGATGCCGTTAGAACGGCTCTGCAATACAAAAGGGGCTGTATCGTTCTTCCCACGGGAACGGGCAAGTCAATGTGTATCAGTCTACTGAGCCGCGCCCTCATCGAGCGTGGCCTTAGAGTCCTGATTGTTGTCCCTACTGTCGAACTCATTTCTCAGATGCTCAAAGACATTAAACAGATTGCTCCCAAGAGCTGCGGAATTGGAGGCAAACACAAATTTAAAGAGGGTGTCGATATTGCTATTGCTACTGTTAACAGTGGCCGTAACTATTCGGACATTTTTGATGCCATCATCATCGACGAAGCTCATCATTCTTCCTCTAATATGTATAAAGAGCTGGCTATCTTTGGGAGTCGAGCCAAGTATATCTATGGCTTTACTGCGACTCCAGTCAGGGCAGACAACCTAGAGCTAGGTTTTCATGGGATTGTAGGTCCTATCGTCTTTCAGAGGGACAGTAAATGGGCTATTGATAATGAGTATCTTTGTCCTGTAGCCATCACCTGCCTTACAATTACTGGGCTTGGTCGCGTTCGAGAAATGACTCATCAGCAAACAGCTTATAAGATGCTTTCGACTCATGAGAAAGCACTCCATACGGTGCTTAATCTAGTAAAGAGCGGGCTGAACAAGGGTCTTAAAGTCTTAGTGTTGTTTAAGACCGTAGAGCCGTCGGCAGAGTTTTGCGAGTATGCAACTGAGATGGGGATATCTTGTGAGCCCGCCCATAGTGGATATCGCAATCCTTTTTATAAATTTAAAGACGGCAAAACAAATTTACTAATCTCCAATAGCAGTTTGCTTGGAGAGGGTATCGACTTGCCTGATGTTGACTTCATGATTTCTTGTGTTCAGAACTCAGCAGAGGCTTTGACTCGGCAGGTTATTGGCCGTGGATTGCGATACAAGAAGGGCAAAAAACTAATTTTTATTGATATTACAACTGCTGGGTATGGAATTTGGAACAATGACAGCGAAAAGTTCTTTGATATTTTTAAACAGTATGCTAAGTCAAGATATAACGTATATGAAACAATAACGGACGATATTGTATATAAAGAGGTTTGATTATGATTGCAGATAAAGTCGTATATTGTTTGAACTCTGCTGCCGTGGGCGATTTAATAGCCGCAGCTCCTTCTTTAAAGTTCGCTATTGAAAACTTCCACAGAAGAACAGATGATTATCTTGTTGGAATTTACCCAGACTTTAAAGATTTCTTTCATTTTGTTCCTGAAAGTAAGTTTACCGAGGTAACCGCTCAGTATCCTGCAGGTTATTCAATCAGGCACTTAAATATGCTTGGAGTTGGCAATCATGTTTGTAAGCTAACTCCATCTCGAATGAAGTTAACTCAATACGCATCTATTGGTTTATTGGGGCGCGTTATTGACGACGTTGATGCTCAGTATGTTCCTCTTTTGCCAGCAGATGTCAATCGCTATGGCGTAGACTTTTCAAAGTCAGTCATTATCATCACAACTTATAGAGACAAGCAACGCACAATCTTGCCAGAAGAAATCACCAAGATTGCTGAATATGTTTATTCCAAGGGTTTGACTCCTGTTTATGTGGGCAAGAGAGGAGCTATTTCTATTTGGAAAACCAGCCTTGCTGCAAGTGACTTTGAGTACCCAGGATTTGGAGTAGACCTTAGAGACGATACAACATTCAGAGAACTTGCCACTATTATGAGCCAAGCCAAAGCTATTGTGGGGATGGACGGCGGACCTATACATATTGCTTGGACAACAAGAACTCCTGTTGTCTGTGGCTTTACAACCATCAAGCCAGACCTTCGTATTCCCTATAGAGGCCGCGTTCCAACAATTGCTGTTGTTCCTAACATTGCCTGCAGCTTTTGCGAGTCCGATTGGTCGTTAAACTATTGGAACTTTGCTAATTGTCCTCGCAAGATGGAAATTGCTGAGTGCGTTACGAAAATGACTAGCAAAAAGTTTATAGACGCTTTGAATCAATTAAAGATTTGGTAAGGAGAAGTTATGAGCTTTTCTCAGCCGCACCGCTATAAATTAACAATTCCCGCTTATTGGGCGGACGGTCAAGACGATTACGTTTGCGATATTATGATGTCTTCGATGCCGTCGAGAGAAGATATTATTGACGCTTTAAGAAAATCCGATGAGCTAAATGGATATTCAGCGGATTATATTGACAATCTTAGAATTGAGCGCCCAGATGGATGGTACTATAAAACTATTTTAATTTTTAATAATTCACATCATAAACCAATGTGGAAAATTGTTCCGGCCCCTTAAGGAGGAGACGATGAGCTTAGAAACAACAGCGACGCCGTGGGCTTATGACGAGTTGCAGCTTATAGGAGCCGAACTCGGCGATACCGTGGAATTTATTGATGAAAAAAACAATAGCCGGTATGGTGTAATCGTTATGCTTAACAAAATGACAATTTACGTCTTGACAGAAAGCGATGAAATTGTTAAATTTGGGCGCATGACATTGATGTCATTAGATAATCAGTGGGAGCTAGTCGGTTTAGCAGAAAAGCAGATAAGAATTTCTGCAGCTAAGTGGAAAGAAGCTAAAAATTCTATTAACGCTACGTTGTCCAGAAAGTCAGAATAATGAAAACTTACTCAAGAGAAGAGATTGATATGTTAATTGCAGAAGGGCACACTGGCGATTATCACCTTGTAATTCACGCTCAAGACCTTATTAAGCTTGCCCACGCTATTGCCTATAATGCCCAGTCAAGCAACGTAAATGGGATGACCCCTCTAAGTGAAAACTGGAAAACAACGGTGGAAAAGCATTTAGTTAAAGTGTTTAGTACCTATCTTAAGCAAGAAAAAATCCACATCATTAAAAGCAGAGACGAGGACGCATAATGGACTCTATTGAGATTATACTCGTTAGTGCGGATGAATTACTAACAAAATCTTTTAGTCCAATCGAGTTTAAGAACACGTTTGGTTGCGAATGGAAGAGCCAAGAAGTTAACCTGCCTATAAAATCAGTTTCGACCTTGGAACAGGTACCATCACTTAGGACCTATAGGCGCGCTCCAGACCAAATCAAACATCGCCGTAGTTTTAATTACGATGGATTAGAAACTTGGGTATCTATTCGCGTCGTAGTCTTTAAGGAAGTTATTTAACGCTCTATATTAATTTTTTCACCTTCAGCTAATTTTACTAACGAGCCAAAGTCATCTACTTTATAGCCTTTAGGAACGTATACCAAAGTACAACGACATCTAAAATGCCGCAATGGTTGACAGTTTTCCCATTGCGCCTTTTTCTTACCCAAATTATAGCCCGCTGGTTTTAAAGCCGTAAGGTTAAAGTATTTTAAAGAACCATCCTCGTTTCTAGACCAATTCTTACACTCCTCGGACACTCTATCGTCCTCAATTGAAACAATCGTCACAATTACGTCTTTGTCTTTGGAGCCCGCCAAGTTCATAATTGCTTGGCTTGTTGCCGTAGCAGATGCCATGCCAACTTCGGTTTTGACAACCAAGTCCCAATTTGTCGCATAGTCTTTAAAAGTATCTTTAAGGGTTTGCTTTGCTTTAGTCAGACTGAGTTTGTGTTCGGCAACTGCCTTGACGGCATCATGGACGGCTTCGCGCTTCTTCTTTGTTTCTGTGAGTTCAGATGCAAGTTGGTTGGCAACGCGGTGGACGTTCGAGGTGTTTTCGTGGTTGTGTTCCGTAATGACTTCTTCTATTGCCGTCAGAGCCTTAGTCTTCATATCGACAAGAGTCTTATCAAGATGCCTTGCCGTCTTTTCTTTAATGAACTTAAACGTGTACTCCATGAAGGGGTCTTTGGAGGCATCAGTCTTGATTTTGGGTAGCTTTAGTGCCTTGGAGAAGTAATCAGATTGAGTATCTACAGCATCAAAAAAGCCCTGAAACAATAAACCCTTGGGCAAGTATGTCTTAAGTCCTAGCTCTTCGACTGCATCTTCAGCTTCTTGGCCGGCAGCCTTACCGAGTAGGGCATACTTCAAAGCCAACATGTACTTTTCAATAATGGGGCCGAGTGTCTTATTTACATTAAGTTCAATGCGTGGGACTAGCTTAGACCAGTTCTTGGGGATATTGAGGGGATCTTCAGCCTTGGCGAGTCTCTCTGACTTCAAGTAACTGACAATATCGTCAACCATCTTGTCTACAATAATCTGATAGGCCAAATTACCATTCTTCTCAAGTTGCTTGATGAACTTGAGATGCTGAATAGTCTTTAAGACTGGTTTGACGTTTTTAACTGTTTTCTTTGTCATGTAAAATCCTAAAATCATTTAGCATTTTATTCAATAAATCTCTTAATTTCCAGTCAGATTCATTTTTAGCGTGATGCTCTAAAGTTTTATAACAATGTAAGGCATTTACATACAGCACCCACGCACCGTCTTCACGGTCGCCGGAATTGTTTGATTTGAGCTTTTCAATTGCCTCATGCGTCTTCATCTTTTTCGTCTTTCTTCTTTTTTGTCATAGTATTAGAAGTCATACGAATAGGCGTGTCACCTTTTTGGAACTCTTTAACGTGTTCATGCCACTTAGCCGACAATCCAGTCAACTGAGTTCTTTTTCCAGACTTATGCAAAGCATGGCCACCTGAAAAACCCTTGGGCGCTTGAATTTTAACTTTCTTTTTACGACCAGGTTTGCCTGGTTCTTGGGGCAACCCCTCAGCCCCTATGACTTCCTCTACCCATGACTCTTGAGTATAGATGTCGTATGAGGCTTCTGGCATGGCTTCGTAAACGGCCTCTTTGAAAAGCTGAATGTCTTCAGAATTAACCGATTCTAAAATAGTTTCGGCAGTATTTCCAATAATTTCTTTAACTTCGGTTTCTTGCATAACATTTAGCTGAGCAATCCTGCGGGCAGAGTCAATAGCCTCGCCATCTTCGTCCATGAATTTCCAAAAACAGTAATTAGAGTGCATATCGTTAACAAAGAAGGGGCATGTGACTTTGTCTGGCTGTCCCGCCTTGATTGCTTCGATAGACTCTACGGCTAGTGGGCAGTGTGTTGAGGGAAGCTTTTCAAGCTTTCTCGGACACGTCTGCTGAAACCGCGTCGGCTTCGCTGCCATCGCTGCTCTCCTTAGATTCCATGAATGCCTTGACGGCTGCCATATATTCTTCGTCTTTAGCTAGAAGATATTCGATATGCTCTTTTGACCAATGAGCTAGGCCGGCTAAGTCATGAAGCTTTTGACCCATAGCCTGCACTTCCATAACGAGATGGCCATAGGAAGACACCATTTCGTCTAGCATCTTGAAGAACTCTTGTTGTTTTTCTGCGTCTTGTTCGACTGAGTCGAGATTATTAAGCAAATCAGACATAGTTCGCCTCTCCTTTGAGGTAAAGGTAGACAATGTCTAAGGATTTGTCAATTTGATGGAAGTTAAAATTAAAGTTGTCGTTATTTTAGGATAAGGCGTTGGCCTAAAAGTAGACTGGTGGTTAATTTAGGCTAAGGCGATAGACTAAAAACAGGCTCTTCAGTTATCTCAAACCGAGTCACGTTCTTAAACTCGTGCCTGCGGGTTAGATGTTGAAGCTCTCCTTCAAGCTCGTCGTCTGGGACGTTTGTGGCAACTACGTGGACCTCATCATCAATTGTGGCTGTGATAGTGTAGAACATGGCTTTCCCCCTTTGATATGCTTATCGGATTCTTATTGATAAAACTTTATAAAGAGTCATAATTTCATTAGTTCGTAATCTAAATTTCATGAGTATGAAATTTGTTTATAGTGAAAGTGGCTTTTATTATAGGCAAAGTAGTTTGTCTATAGTGGACAAGACTCATAATTCTCACTCATAACATAAGGCTTATCGGCAGGACAAGGAAAAACTTTAGTCCGCAACTTCTAACTCAATAACTTTTGCTTTAGAAACAAATTCTGTATCTTTTGACCACTCTACGTAATCTTTATTGATTTGTTCAAGGGCCTCTTGAGCCTGCTCTTCTGTGCGATAAACAGTCAAATGAAGAAGGACAGTAAATGGGCCAGAATTTTCAACAATTGCGTAGACTTTCATCTTTTCTCCCTCACTTCCACGATGTAATAGGTAATCTTTGGCTCCATAAACTCACTGACAATCTTATGCTTAGTCCACTCGTACTCCGCCCACTCCCATATTTCCGCCTCATTCTTGATAACGTCCTCTATCTGCTGGTCAATCTTATCTTCTGGAGTGTTGAACTCGTCGGTGAACAGGCAGTGATAAAGGTAGTCACTACGGAGTAGTGTGAAACTGCGTCTCATATTAGTCCTCCTGCGGCAAGTCTGGAAGTGCTTGCCATTCTTGCGGTGTTGCCCAATGATTACGAAATAACTTTCCATCGGTACTAAGGACATAAATGTGACTGCCCATTTCCGTCAGGTGTACAATCGTGCGCTTTGGTCTTGCAGGCAATCCATCTTCTGAGTCGTACCGAGTTCTTTTACAAGATTAATGTCATTAGAACCATAAATCGTTCCATCGTGTGAGTACCTTGCAAGCTCGCCAGTAAATAGAACTTCCCCTATGTAGCAAAATGGAAGGCTGGCTACATCTGAAATAATCTTAATAACTCTATTTTGGCTATCTTGGTATTTTTTGCCAACTTCGAGTTTCATTTAAAAGTTCCCCTCATAATAATCCCTGTTTAAAAGACGAATTGCTTGTGTGCATCCATATTCAATAATAAAATCTTCTGAACCAGAAAACTGTTTGCATATTTCCAAACTAAAATAATGATACACAAAATGACCGTAACGATTCCAAATAGTTAGGTAAACTCCGAGTGAATGCCTATCGTCTTTACACGTAAACTTAAACTCATTAAATTCACGCTTTTTATTCATAAAATTTTCAATATGTTCTTTAAGTTTTTGAATACTCATATATCCCAATCATCACAAGCATCTAGCAAATATTCAACGACGTTAAAGCTCTCATCGTTGTAAGAACGATGAATGGTGTAAATAATCTCCCACTCTAAGCCATATTTACCGGCTCGCTCAAAACACGAGTCAACAATCTTGAGGTCTTCTGGGTCAAGATGTTCAGTCTTTATGTCTAGCCACGCTTTTAGCTCGTCAAAAGTTGGATAGCTAGGCTCTTCAGACCATTCTTTTAGCACGTCAATAACACTTTGGGCGTTTACACTATTGGCATATTCAAGAGGCGTTTTGTCAAAAAACAAATGATTTGGCGTGTTTAGCCATTCATTTGCTGCATATTCGCCATCAAAAAGATTGAGGGCTAATTCTTTAATTTGTTGTAGTTGTTCAAGGCTATTCATAAACTTCTCCGCAACAATCCGACCATGCTGCCATAGCACTCATAGCTGCAAACAGAATAACCCGCATGGCGCTCGTCTTCGTGAATGGTCTTTCCGCATTCTTCGCAGGCCAAGTAACCATAAAACGGCTCGTATTCGCCAATTCCAAGGCCACCTGAAGGAAACTGAAGGGCTGTGGGGTCAACAATTTCGCCATCTGGTTTGACGCACCACCAGTGAGGTTCGCGGCGGTTCCATAGTGGACAATAATAATGACCGCGCACTACTGTAAGCGAGGGGTCTTCGGCAGCAGCCTGTTCTGCCATTTCTTTGCATTTTCCTCGATATTTCATGTAGTTAGATTCAGTCATAATTATCCCCCATTCAAAATAAGCTACCGAGGAATCCTCGGCAACTGACTCTTATTCATAAACTCGCCCACATTCCGCCTTTTCTACTATTAGAGGATTGTGCCCTCTTTCTTCAAGAGTTTTTTTCAACTTTCTAATGGCAACACAGCGGTTACTGCCGTGAGCAGCAAATGTCGTACTGTCAATAGTGATAAGGCAAAGATGAGGGTCATAAACAGTCGCACACAAGTCTGGCTTATCAGGCTTTGGAGCAGTCGCACAACCAACCAATAAGAGTAACAGCAATGCTCTCATAATCACTCCCCTTTCTTAACCAACCTCAACCTAGCATGAACTCCGAATGCTGGACTCATTTCCAAGCATTCCCAACTAAACTTCTTAGCTAGCTCAAACGGAGCAAACGTAAACCCCTTGGCTTCCAAGTACGCCCTATTAAGCTGGCATATTGCCACGTCTTCTGCCCTGTGCATAGTAATATTATCGTCATCTCGTAGAAAATCTTGAAGCCTTTTGCTCCTAAGAGAAAATCCTCCATTACCTACATTGAAATGCTTGGGCACTCCCTTAAACAGAACACTCTCAGGCCATGGTGCCCCGATGTAGTCGTACTGAAGAAATTTGTTGTCCCACAACTCTGGCTTCCAAACAAACCCATCCCACTGAGCCACTAAGACATGCTGAGTGTCAAAGTAGTTAGCCAAGTCTTTAATCATAAAATGAGAATACTCTTCAATAGACTTAATTTGAGGGATTTTTACTATATTGGAGTCTTGAGTGTCGAAGTGAGTTAATAGTTTAGCTTCGCCGAAGTTGCAGACGGCTCTACAGTGGTCAAAAGACAGTTTGGCTCTATCGTAGTCAACACAGTCAGCAATAATAAGAGTCACCGTAGGAAGATTTACTTTCATTTAAACACCATAAAGAAAAGTATATTTTCAGTTAAACAAAAGCCGCTTTTCCGCTTTGCTCTTTGAGTCTTTCCAAAATTTTATCTATTTGTCTTTTAGACTTCTCTTGAATGACGCCGCTTTTCTTGCTTCTCTCGTAATACTCAATGCGAATTTCACCTTCATAAATATGCCAACTCATAAAAGGTATCTTGGCAACTTTATATACAGCTTTTTCGATTTTGGGGTTATCTTCGTTCTCAAACCGTCCGTCCATCTCTTGCAACACATAAACTTCTCTCTCAAGAAGCTGAGCCAGCCTAACCAATAAAGCCTCATCCAAGGTAATATCTAAGTCGCCATACCAAACTTTTCCCAACCCCTCGACGACAACATTGGCATTAAAACAAACAAGGTTTTTAGGATGACGGCGTCTATAGCCTGACTTAGAACCAGCAATCAGTCTGCTTTTGAGGCCAAGTAGCATTTCTACTGTTTTTTTATGTTCAGACATAACTACTCCACAATTCTAATGTGGCGAAAGACGCCAGCTCCTTGTGGGCGGGCAATCACATTCTCGTCACGTAGCCTAAAACATAACTCAGCCACAGTGTCTTCGTCAAGAACTATTTGAATGTCTGCCTTTTGAGCAGCCCTCTCTAAGTCTCTGATTCCAATTACTTTTGTTTTCTTTTTTGAAAGGATTTTTTTGACCAACTCAACAAGCTGGTCGAGCGCCTCATTTATTTCCATGAGACGTTGATGTAGGGACGGCTAAAACCAGCCTGAAATCCAAGCTGATTCATCTTATCAATTACTTTTTTAGTAACTTCTTCTTCTTGGAGGTTAGCAAGACGGATACGCTCTTTTTCCATGTCACCCATTTTGTAAGACATGTCATAAAGACCGCGCTTAGCAGCATTAATAGCATCTTCCAAAAGAATATCAACAATAAAATCCATAAGACCCTGCAATCTTTTGTCTTTTTGCTCAGGGTCATTAAACTTGTCTGCTAGTTCTCTTGCTTCTACTGCTTTACTCATAACGGGTACCTCCAAGTACAATTATCGGAACACACGGGAACGAACTTTAATTATTCTTCATCAATCTTTGAGTCATGAATCCTAAGCCATGATTTCAATAGGCTTTCGTGGTTAGACTTCATAGACTCTTCCCATGCTTTTTGAAGCTCAACGTCTTCTGACTTCTGCTGCTCTTCTGGCTGTTGTTGAGGTTGACCCTGTTGTGGTTGTCCGCCTTGAGCCGCCTGTTGCATCTGAGCCTGTTGCATCTCAAGCTGCATCTGTTGGCCCTGCAATCCCAATGCCTGCTGCTGAGCCTGCATCTGCTGCATACCCATCTTGAGTTGCTGATAGGCTTGATTGAGGTTGGGGTCAATAATAAAGTCTAACTCTGGGCGCTTACTTGCACCTTCCATTCCAAAGTACGTTTCCATAAACTTTCCATAAGTCATATAGCGAGCCACGTTTTGGTGGAATGCTGGGGCTAGAGGAACGTCGCCGCCATACTCAAATTGTCTATTTTTGTCAGAATCGCTGAACAGCGAATTTAGAGTTGCTGTCGTCTGTAGCTCTTGGACTTGGCGTTGCAACACGCCTTCACGTGTCTCATTACCAACGCCGAATGCTGCTACCTTGTAACGCTTCTTGGCTTCGGGGAAGTTTTGATAGACGGCATCATTGATGTCTTCCATCAAGATATCTACTAAGAGTCTTAGGCCGCGCTCTTCACCTTGAACAAGTTCGTAGTCACGTGAACCTTGCCCCATGCCTGCAGTATCGCCCAACTGTCCAAAGCCAGCTTCTGTAGGGGAAATCTGAAAGGCAGAGCACAATGCACGAATGACCGTTTGCTCGACCTGCATCCATTCCATATCTTTTGGAGTCTCGGTTGTCTTGATAAGTTCAAGCTCAACCGGCCCACCAATGACTGGAATGACAGCACTATTGTCTGTTCTTGTGGCTAGGTTTTGAATCTCCATCTTAAAAGATTCAATATCTTCATCAGAAATTTTGACTGATGGGTCGGTTGGCCTAATGACAATCATGCTCTTTGAGAGCTGACCCTTTACAAACTGATTGCGGAGGTAACTCAATGTGTGCTGATGAATGTAAACCAAGAACAAAGCAAACTCAATAGGCCCCATTGGGTAACCATTGAGGTCAAGGAATGATTGAACTTGATAGTAAACAACTTTCAAGTCTTCTTCAGTAAAGAAACCAGTCTGAACGCCGTCTACTTCTTGTACGTAAGCGATGGGCTTGTCGTTTACAGGAATCTTGTTGTACTGCTCAGCGTCTACTTCTGACTGCTGAGCAATATCAGAGACAGCGGTTACATGAACCTTAGAGCCAAACTTAACTTGCTTGATAGTCTCAATAGGAGTTGGCCTAAAAGCGCAGATAGTCCCATCAGCATTTAGAAGGTTCTGTCTAGCACTACGGCCAAACGTCAACAATGCACGGGACTGAGCCTGAAAGTAGTCCTTCAAAGAACAATGCTTGAAAGTAGGGTCGGCGGCTTCATACATCTCATCAAGGATTCTTTTGTCCGACGTGCCGCACTTCAGTACCCACTCAAGGATGGCTTTCTTTTCCGCTTCACGAAGTTTGAGTTCGCGCTCAAAAGCTTCTTCTGTCTCAAAGTCTTCACGGCGAATCTCTTCTAGGTCGATAACGCGAACACCCTTGTCAAACTTAGACTCAGATTGGGCACCAAAGCTAGAAATTTGGGCAACACGGGTGTTGATGATTGCGCCAATATATGGGTCAATCAATGAAAGCTCTTTGAGTTCAGCGTCTGAGAGGCGCTTGGGCTCTTTTGAAAGAGAGTCGCCTACACCAATGCGAGTATTAAAGCGTGAACCAAACTTGACTTTAGATTGTTTGTATTTGCGCTTTTTGAACTCTTCTTCGTTGATTTTTTGGACATCGGACTTAGATAGCATTGTGCGACCAAGGCGCTGCTTAATGATTCCAGTCACATCATCAATCGAGTTGACGTTGATGTTTTCGTCTGGACTTATGCCGTCTGCTATTTTGATAGTAATTTTCTTATCGTCTGACATTGAAATTTCCTATTATTAACAAGCAGTTCCGTTTATACCAGAAGCGCACCAAAGACCCTCAACAGACAACATACCATCAGACATATTCTTAACAATAACTTCTGAGCAAGTCACGGAGCTTGCAAATATAGCTGTATCACCTAACGGAGAAAGGTCAAGTTCTTTTTCATCAACGACCAACTTAAACGAACCCTTTGCCTTCAGGGCAATGTAATAAATAGTATTAATGAAAATTCTAAAACCTTCGGTAATGTTGGATACCGTTTCGGGAACAAGAGATGGCGCTTCAATGTCAATATAGTCTGCCGACACAGCAACAATCTTGAACGAACCTCGGTTTCCGTAGTTGAATGCAGAAGATGAAATACTCAGAGTATCAGTGATTTGAGCACCAATAGCGGAAAAGACTTTGAGTACATCGAGATAATCAACGCCAAGGAGAACACTTGGGTCATTAACAAGAACTCCTGAATCTTCCACGTCGAGGAAGTCTGCTCCAACTCCTACAATACGACAAGGAATGCCGGTATTGACCGCATTGAAAGGAGATTGTAAACCAATATCATTGTCTTTTTCAAAGAGAAGAATATCGTTTAATTTTGCATTCGAGCCAATTGCTCCTGAAAACTGCACACGAGCAACAATATCATTAAGGCGAGTTACGCTGACGGTGGTCGTAGAGTTAACCGTAAGTGACCTTCTAACACGAAAGTTAGGGTTTGTGCCGCCAATCCACTGCACTCTCCAAAGAGATTCCTGCCCTAAACTATTATAAGGCTGAATAATCTGAAGTTGTGTTGTGGCGTCAAGAGACAGTGACTTGCGAGTTGACGCAATAATGCGCTCTTCATAGGGGTCAAGAGATACGCTAAAGCCCTCGGCAATATCGAGGACTAGTCCAGCAACTTCAAAGTTCATAGTTGCTGCGGTTGTTGATTTTAGCGGGTTTTCAACTGAAGAGGCCGCTGTATTTAGAGTCAAAGATAGATAGGACATGCGAAAACTCCTATAGTCTTCGACATTTTACCTTGAACTATGAAGAAAGTCAAGAAGAGAGTGCTCCACAATTGTCAATTCTTTTATTTTGGCCAACTCTATCTCTTGAAGCATTGATGGAGTCTTGGCTCCAAATAACCACACTTCGTGACAAGTATTCATGAGGGATAAACCCATATTCAGCGCCTTGTCTCTGTTTTTATAATCAGAAAAGTCAAGAAGCGACGAGTACATTATTTCCCAACAGATTGGATTGTGCCCCATCTGAATGATTTTATTGCAGATTTGTTTGAATTGAAGGATAGAGTTCGGGTCACGCCAAGGGGCACAGACGTAAATATTTTTCATTTGGGTCCTTTATTGGTCGAACAGCCAACTTAATTTTACAGCAAATTTAAAATCCACATAAGCAATCCAATCCAAAAAAGACCAATTTTAATCATGCAATAACCAACAAAAACAACAATTGCACTTAAAATAAGGTTCATAGTCCACCCCCATGAGTTTCTCATCGGACTGTGGAATTTATTCTTTAATTTTTTCTTGAAGGGCTTTGGCTGCATCTTCTCGAACATTCGGATTTTTGCTCTTAAAGCTGCCAAGATGGCCAATCTCAAGATGACAATTATCTTTGCCAGGTTTGTCGCACAGCGTAATAAGATTACTTGCTTCTAGCTCTAAGGAAGGATTTTCATGAAACGGTTCAATGTGATGCACTTCTAAAAACTCTGTGCAGCCGCAAGCTGCACATGAGTTATTAGTCTCTAAATAAGATTTGCGTAATGATGGCCACCTAGAAGAACGCTTTGAAAAAAGCTTAGCTTTTCCCTTAATTACATCTTTTACGTGGCCAATCATTATTACTTCATTAGTCCTGCGGCTTTAAGAGCGGCAATAACGGAGTCGATTTTAGCTTCGACCGCATCGAGGCGTGATTCAGTTCCAGCAAGTGGTGCCGCATCTCCAGCTCCGCCAGCGCCGTCTGTACCGACGAGGTTTGCTGTAGCGCCAATAGCGGCAACGGTTTCGGCTTGCTTGTCAAGAGAAGCAACGACTTCGTCAGCTACTTCTTGGCTTGCAAGAGCGTACTCAAGGTATTGTTTTGCTTTATCTGATAGAGCCATGTTTTTTCTCCTTTAGTTGAAACTATGGTACATTTTAACATTAAATACTAAATTTGATTAATTTTTTCTTTGGCTCAGGAGCCGGCCCCTGAGAATCACCCTCAATAAGGTGCCCCATGCCAGCTTTTCTGTAAGCGTCTATAGTCATTTCAGCTAGTTGCGACGGCATCATAGGGACGCCCATTTCTTTATAGGTATCGTACATAGCGGCATCAATATCTTTGCGATAGGCTTGTTCGCGAGTCATGGGGGCCTGTTCAATATTCTTTTTGGAGGCGATACGAATTTCCATAGAAGTTCGATATTTGTCCAACGCATAACGAAAAGCATCGGGAAAGTGAGTGTTATCATCGTCTTCGTATCGACTTGTGTCAAACTCTCCACGGGGGTCTTTCTTGTGCATCCAACCAATCATACAATCAATAGCAAAGTCCATCCCCGAATCGTTTTCCGTCTTGCAAAATACTACGTCGGCCTCTTGTCTTTCGACATTCCACAATAACGACTGAATTTGGCTTACACCTGTTTCAATTTGAGCTGGCTTTTTAGTTTTGACGGCGAAACCATACGGCTGAAAATAATGGGCCGAGCCAGCATCAGCCATATCAGGGCAGATAATGTCTGGCGGAAAAGTCATACATTCTTTTTGTCTAATAGTTTCAGCCCACTGAGAGTTAGGGTAGCCCGTAGCTGCGCGAACGCTTAAAACAATGCAACGCGATTGAGTTTGTGAATACAGAATTACCGTAACCACGGCGGCATCTCTAACACCCCAGTCAACACCGAAGCTAACTTCCCACTTGTTCGTCACTGCCCAAGCATAGACATCCTGCTTAGTGCATTTTCTATTCGCTTTCCATTGTTGACCAGTTACCCAAAGCCAAGTTTCTTCCACGTTTCTCACGTGAAGATGACGACTAAACGTAGGAAACACTAAGCCGCCGGTTTCAGGACGCCAGTTCAAAATCTGGGCAATAATCTTATTGGCTTCTTTGGTTTCTTTAATAAAGTTGCCCGTAAAGGCAATTGTTCTTAATGTCTTTGACTTGCCTGTTTGCTTAGGAGCGCGAGCTTGACAGGCAATAAACGCAGGACAAGTAACGCAGCCTTCGTAGGCCAATATTTCTTTGTACTTGGTTTTGATAGCCTGCGGCTCTTCTTGAAATGTCTCCTCATCCCATCTAACTTTAAGGTTTTCCGTATGAAGGTATGCCTTGAGTCTTTTCTCTCCGTGAACTTCGGGAGGGCACTTTCTCATGAAGTCTACTGCTGACCACTTATCCAACCTAATGTCCGTATCTTCGCCCTTCTCGGCCTCTTCCATCAATTCTTGCAAGGGTCCCTGAGAAGTCTTGCGAGACGACAAAGAAATTGTGATTGGCTCAAAGCCGTGTTCGTCTTGAGTAGGGTCGGCAACCATAGCAACTTCTGAAAGAATCTCTCTGGGTGTTAAGTCACACTCATCTCGAATGATAATAGACGCACGTGATGAGTTAGCACCTTCAAGGGTTGCTGCTGTCACAAATACGTCTGCATCATCTTTAGATGTATATGAGTTGGGAGGCAAATTAGATAGTCTAAGTTCGCCTGCTCTGTTTGTTTCAAAGTGGTCTTGAAGTTCCGGAATACGGAGGAATTTCTTAAGATACTTGATTGCCTTATAAGATTGGTCTTTGATGGCGGCAATCTGCAGGCATGACCTTCTAAAGTGAACCATGGCCAACCAGTGAATGACTGCCGACATAACGGTCTTCATTGAGTTACGAGAAGCAGCCACGACAACACGATGGGCGCCCTTGTTGGTCCTCATTGTACAGTAAATTTGCCAAACTGACTCCATAGGATTAGAAGTAGACAGTTCGTCTACTGTACAGTCTGGCAAATCTAGCTTAAGGAAAGTTTTAATAAATTGTTGAAGCTCTTCTTTAGATTCACAAATAGTAAACAAAAGGCGCTTACGCATCTCAATGCGCAGTCGCTGTTCTTCTGTTATTTCTGGTTCTTTTTTCTTAGCCATAAGTTGTCTTTATGAATCTTCTTTCTTTTGGAGTCAGTATAACTGAATGGACCTCATTGTGGATGACTCCGTTCAACAAGAAAGAGTCTGTCACTCCCGTCGCAATAAAGGCTATATGTTCACCATGAGCCATATCTACCGTATCGTACTCTATATCTTCGCGTTTGTGCATCTTGGCGGCTCGTTCTTTGAGTTCTGATGTATCTAATACTAAACGTCCTAGAATCCTTCCACCCAGACTCTTGACTGCTGCAGCCGATACAACACCCTCTGGAGCGCCGCCAATACCCATCAACACATCGTACTTGCCCATACACACACCAATAGCAGCGAGTACGTCGCCGTCACTGATAAGTGATATTTTAGCCCCTAATTGGGTAATTTCTTTAATCAAATCAATATGTCTTGGCCTATCTAAAACACAAACAGTCAGGTCTTTGACTGGCCTCCTCATTGTGTCGGCAATTGCTTTAAGGTTTTGCTCAGGAGTCTTGAATAGACTTACTAGAGCACTTTTAGCGTTTGAACCCACAACTATCTTATCCATATAGCAATCAGGCGCTCTCATGAGGCAACCCCAATCTCCTACAGCCATAACAGAGATAGCATTGGGTTTACCCTTAGCAACCAACTCAGTCCCCTCTAGTGGGTCTACAGCAATGTCATACTTGTCACCACGGCCTGTCCCTAACTTTTCGCCAATGTACAACATAGGAGCTTCGTCGAGTTCGCCTTCACCGATAGCCACAACGCCTTGAATATCCATAAAATCAAATTCTGCCCTCATGGCATCTACAGCAGCTCCATCTGCTGCATTTTTGTCCATCTTGCCAATCCACTTAGAACTAGCAATAGCTGCTGCTTCAGTGACTCGCAAAAACTTAAAGAAATCCATATCTTACCTGTCTTTAGGGTTTGTATGCTCATCGCAGGCCGTATAGAGCCAATACTGACCCCTGAGTTTTCCAACACCGCCGCAGGCATCGCAGACAAACTGACTCATATCTTCAAACATAGAAATAATCTTTTCATCTTCCTCTGTTGACCAAGAAGCATATGCCCTCAAAGTGCCAAACTTTTCTTTAATTTGCACAAAATAAAAGGGATTCTCTTCATCAATCGGTATATTTTTGGCTTTGCGTGCAGCCAATATCTGCTCACACATATCCCAAACAAGTCCGTACCATCCCTCTCTAACTTCAATCGGGCACTTATCAAGCAGTTCTGGAAATTGTTCTTTTAGTGCTTCGTAACTAATCTTTTCTGGCTTCACAAGATATTCCTCCCGTTTCGTCCATTATGGTTTGCGTTACTGTAGCAGTCTCTGCTGGGCTTGTCAATGACAAAGTCCCGCCAGCCCTAAGAAACACAGCCTTCAACAAAGCCGGCCAATTAAAAAACAAAGTTTTTTCTGACAAAAGGTAGCTGTTCATGATGTCTTCTTCGTCGTCGTAGTGAGGAAAGATTTCGGCGTCTCCAGCAGCCAAAGTGCAGTGCATCATCTCATGAATAATGACAGTGCGCATGGAGTGTGAATCCAAGTTGTACCAACTTTCTGTGACCTCAACCCACCTTTGACCACTATGGTGCATATAGCACTTGCCCAAAACCATTTTTTCAGAAAAAGATTTAACTGTTTTAATTGATTTAATTTTTTTAAAGTTTTTTTGACAAAGTTCAGAAACTCCAAACTTTTCACAATGGCCTGCAAATTCCATGACATATGGGAGCAGCTTAGAATCTACTTTTGACTTATCAATGTAGAACGGGACAGGGACTTCTTTTTCTACTTCTATTATTTGTTGCTCGACGGTTCCACACCCAATTAACAACAAAGCCAAAAGTACCTTCAGCATAGTAAGCTCCTACTCAATAACATTAAACTTCTTTAAAGTTGAACAAGAAGAAATCTGCCTAATCAGCATTAAATCAATAATGTCAAGACTTTTGCATAGTTGCGTTACAGTGCCGCAGACGGCATAAGGTTGATTGTTCTTAATAATTACCAAATCATTGCCACAAATCTGAAAAAACATAATGGCTGCAACTAAGTGTTTCATTGCTCTTCATCCTGCTCGTCATCGTATTCAATTTCATCATTTAGAAGGCCAACCACCGCATAGTCATCGCTATAGCGGTCTTCTGGAGCCTCTACACTGACATTGGCTGCGCCAGAGCCATTAAGGATACTTTCAATAATACAAGCAGATTCATAGTCCGTTGTATTAATCATAAGCATCTTCCCAAACATCTTGATGGACTTATAGGGTATGTTCATTTTGGTCAAGAAGTCTGCTGCCTGAAGTATCACTTTTGGATTAGCCATGACAGTGACTCCTTAGTCTTGAATGATATTAACCGTCAACCCCAACACAAACAATGCGGCTACGGCAACCGCAAAAATTAAAAAAAATTGATATTCTGTCATCTTAAGCTCCTGCAAAAAACTGAGAGTTGATTTTGTAATAAAAATTGTAAACACACCCATCTTTTTCTTTTTTTCTAGCAAAGGTATCTTCTGCGTCTGACAATGGCTCGCAGCCCCATTCTTTCAAAAGGTTGACAGCATCTTCCTTATTACGAAACACTTCGTACCACACACTGGCAGCGCCATAATTTGGAGAAACATCTTCATATGAATTAACCACTGAAGTAATTACATAAACCTGCATAAAGCCTCCTTTACGAGCTGAATTGCTCATGTAAGACTTATCGACTGTTTATTGTGAAACTTTAGGGCAGTCAAACACTTTTTTTGAAATTTTTTCTAAAACTTCAAATTTGCCAGCGCTGCCAGATAATTCCGAGTCCCAACGTCCGTCGTCAAGAAGCCATCTGTAGTAATAACGATCTACGCCGACTTTCTCAATTTTGACTCTATGGCGAGATTCAGTTTCGCCTTTAATCAAATCTACAATCATAAGACAGTCGCCAACCTTGTATTTTGGCTTGCGTTTGGGCGTTTGGGTAGGGGAGGGCGTTGGTTGTGGAGCCAAATTTGGAACTTGCGGAGATGTCGCACAACCAACCAATAATACACATAAAAATAAATGTTTCATAAAAATTCCTAGTTAGAAAAAATATATTTTTTTCAAACAATTAAACAGAAAGCCAAGAAAAAACTTTAGAAAAAAATCTTTTAAATACGTTTTTTTGAATATTTTTTTGCGTTTCTTGTGGCAAAGACTCAATCTTTTCTTCAGAAAGACTAGACAAAAGATACAGTTTATTGCCAATAGACTGAATTGTTTTAACTTTTCCCTGTTTTTCTAAAATATCTAACTGTTCTTCATCAATTTTAAGCATTTTTTTTGCTTTTTTGGCGCTAATCCATTGCTGTTCCATAATTAAAATTCCTTAACATTGAGGCTTATCGCCCTTTAACATGGCTTCAATAAATCTAGCTAAATCAACATTGTTTTCTTCTTTTGAAAGCTTACTTCCCATTACAAACAAAACAAGCGTTTCAAGCGTTTTTTGAGCTTGCTCCATTGTTTGACCGTCCTTAACTAGTAAGGCTCTTACTCTGTCATAGGCTTGTTGTGCCTGAAGCCATTGTGATTCCGTCATTGCTGCTCCTGTTTTGTCAACCCTAATACCAACGCAAATTCATCAAACTTTAACAGTTTACTCTCTAGTGTTCCTAAATTCAAGTTACAAAAAAACAATAGCTCATAAACAGCGGTTTTATTGTTTTGAGCCACAAAGCCTTTGTATGGCACAATTTGCCTAACGGGATTGCCATCCTCAAACCAACAAGCCTCTTCTTCAGCAGACTCTGCCAAACTATGAATGACTATAGAAGTGTTGCATCTATCTCCATAAACAGACTTACAATCAGTCACAAAATCATGTAGCATTTTATCTGCTGACACCTCTACTGGCGTTTGAGGAGCACCGCAACCGACCAACAAAACAAAAGAAATCAAATACTTAAACATAAATACCTCCATAAATTAAACGTATTCGCCTGATTCTTCACAAAAAATTCTAAACTGTGGACCATGAGAAATCCACAACTGTTTTTGACTATCAGTAGCAGACCAACGCTCAAGCGTGCGCACATAGGATTCTGCCTCGCCGAGCGTTGAGAACTCAGCTTCAAAAGATTGGTTTACAGTCCAGCCGTCAGTTGCAGAGTCAATAATCACTACGTACATAACTCACCCCCATGAATAACTTATCGTCACGCTCAAAAATAACTTTAACAAAAATTCTATTGACCTTCTATCGGCCAATCTATTGACTTCTATTGACTTCTATTGACCAAGCTGCTTGCGCAGTTCACGCATGAAGCGTGCTCCGCCTGAACCAGACTTATTCATGACAAATAGGCCATCCTGCAGAGCAACAGCTCCGCCAATAGAACCACCATCAGTGCCCCAGACAGAACCGCCCTTCAAGGGAGCCAAATCAAGGACACTGGAAGCCATCATGTCGCACTCACAGAATGCTTGACGGTCACCTACTTCAAACTTTCTCGTAATTCTGATGACAGTGTCGCTGGTCGCAACAATGTTGAATTTGTGCTTGGTTGCAGTTTCAATGAAGGTTCTGGCTTGGGCTTGAAGATTGTTCATGGAAGACCTCCGTAGTTGACTTACATAAGTCTTATCGGAGGGTCAAGGAGAAACTTTAATTGTTTTTTTATTTGAATAAGTCTTTTATTTGTAGACTACAGCAAAAAGAATGTCAATAACTATTCTTTTGATTCTTCTTCAAGAGCCTTCAAGGCTTCAATACGTTTTTCAGAAGTCTCAAGCAATTCAACGGTTTGAGCATCTGTGACTTGAGTCTGAGCCTGTGTCTGACCGCCATTCAGAGTTAACGTCTGGTTACTGACATTCACAAGAGGCTGTTTGGCGGAAAGGCGCATGAAGGCATCAATCTTGTGGACTTCGCCAACAATCCCTAAAAAGTCTTTCATCTCTTTGATGTTTTTTGGCACAAAGCCGGAGTCGCCAGCAGCCATCTCGCCGGCCAAAACTTTCTTCAAGTCGTTCTCAATCGCAATCTTAGTCATAGTAAAGATTGTGTCAATAGCCTCTTTACCAAAGACCTCTAAAACGCTGCCGTCTGCTTGTTGGTTGGCCATCTGCATCCTAAGACACCAATTGTATCTTAGTAGACTTAGGACGATAGTTTCAGGCAGGTGACCCGACTGCCTGGCAATCTGAACACAAGTCCTGCCCATGGCATAGACACCGAACAAAGCGGCCTCCTGAGAGGGACTAACAACGAGCGTTTTTTGAGCGGCCAACGCTCTCTCTGCAATATTGCGCTCTTCTTCTGTTAGCCAAGTATAGTCACGCTCGTATGCCTCTTGAAGTTCTTTCAAGAGTTTCTGCTGAGCTAGCTGTTGTTCAGTCACCTTGGCCATTGTGTATTAGTGCATATTAAATATGCACTCAACTCCTATTTAGTGCCTATATTGAATAAGCCGGATTGATTTCCGGTAGTTGGGGCAATGTTCTCACAAACTCAATATCTGCGTCAACTCCAGAAGTTCTTTGCAGCAAAATTTTAAATGCGTCTGAAGACGCTCTGTGCTTACCAACTCTTTTAAGTTTAACGTGTCTGAGCCAAAACCAACTTAATCTCCCAAACGTATCCCACTTGCCTTCAAGTAAATCTCTATTAACAGGACAAAGGAGGATTTTAAAGTCATCGCCATTTTTTTGTATGGCAACGATAGCATCATCCGCGTCAAACCATAACGCGGTGCCGAGCCGCAATTTATAAATTTGAGTTTGAGTTAAATCAACCCCCAAAGTCTCCTGTCGTACAACCGATGCGAGGGTTTTGCGTTTAATTTTTTTTGTCAAATCAATAACATTACTCATAAAAACTCCTTAAATGAGTTCCCAGTCTCCCGCTGCATTGGCAACAAGGACAAGGGAAGCTCCATCTGACTGAATAACAAAAGAAGTGTCGCCATCTATCGTATCTGTGCCACTTGGATTAACTGTAATTGTATTTGTATAAGAGCTGTTAAACCTATCTTTAACAATTACAGTATGACCATCCCCTACCGCGCTAATTGCGGGCAATGTTACTGTAGCAGCGGAAGATGAGGTGTCAACAGAAAGAATGTGGTCGGTTGAAAGTACGGCGTACGTTCCTGACACATTAGCTCTCTTAACTGACTGCGCGCCCTCAATTCGAGTTCTACTAAGAGATTTACCAACTTTAATTTCGTTGGCGTTTTCAAACAAACGAGCGTCGGTGACTGTTGATGTCACATCAACGTCTGTGTCGTGAATCCAAACATTTTCTACCTGAAGTCTTTGAGGAGTGGCGCGGCCTTTGGCACCAACTGCCGCCCCATCAAAGAACATAACGTATGAACTACCGCCAATTGTAACTTGCTTGGCGAGCATAAATACTTGGCGATTGTCGTAATTTCTTAAGGGCGAGTTTGTCGCATCTCTTATTTGATAAACATTTGTAGTCGTAACATCTGATACGTCGCCGGCGGTTAACACATACGGAGTTGCCGAATAAGTATCTGAAATTTTTACCCATAATTCTTGGTTAGTATTAAGGGTAATGGTCTTGTTCATTTGATAAGTAAAAATTGCAGGGTTTTGCGTTGTATCTGAATTAGTTCTATTGCTTGTTTTTCTTTTATAAAAAGACAAATAAACGGTGTTATCTAGGGGAGACAGTAAGCTGGGATTAAAGCCCAACGTATTTGAAACATAAGCAATATCAGGGTCCAGCGTCAAAATTGGCTCTGCGCCAAAATCATTTTGATTTTCGTTGTCTGCGCCAGTATCTACAACTTCAATTTCTTCTCCCGCAGATAAATTTCCATATCCGCGTAGATAAAAAGTCGTACCTGTTCTGCGACCAAGCCAATACCAATCTACATCGTTAGCGGGTATGTCGGTCGGGCCTCTTACTTGCAAATCCGCATTGGAATAGCGCGACCTGAAATATCTGTACTGTTCGGTTGTTGACGTTGAAATGGCTCTGTCTAGCTCGACTGCGCGAATCGTAGAGCCGGCCACAGCCCCTTCGGTTGTTATGACGGTTGTTCCGTCATAAAGTTTTGTGACTTTATAATAAGATAGTATTCCATCGGATTCTTTCCTAATGTAATCGCCAACCGCAACGCCAATAAACAGACCATTTCCTTCGACCGACTTGGCAGCATCTAAACCACCTCCAGGGGAAACAGTCGGTTTCCATAAAACCGGAGTGTTTGTGAGGCGAGTATTTCTTTGCAAGGTTAGATAAAGTGAATCTCCCTCATCCAACGCAGGAGACTGGAAGTTTATTTGACTATATTGGCGACCCGATGAGTACGTTCCACCAAGTTGCCATCTAGTCTGGTATCCATAATTATTTTCCCACTGAACAGTAGAGGCACCCTCGCTTCTAAGAATATTGTCAGTTGGGATACCTGATATTGTTTTATTCCAAAAGATGGTTGCAGAAGGAATCGCAAGAATAGAATGGCCGGCCTGAGAATCTAAAAATAGCGACAATAGGGAAAGATTTAAAGGATATCCGGAAGAGCTACCCGCATCTTGATACCAAGTAGGCGTTCCTTTGATTTCTTTTAAAACAGTCATCATGGCATTTAGCCATTCTTTAAAGGTCTTGATTCCTTTATCGTTTAAGACTGTTCCGTCAATTGTATTGGAATAATACACAGACGCTGGGTCTGTATTATCCATTCTAGAGGCAATATCAGAGGTCTGCGGAGGTTCTTGCCGAGAGGTTGAATCCCAAGGAAATACGTATGATGAGTTAGGAGTTGGACCGCCCGTAGCTAGCCTAAAAAATAGGTCACGAGAGTCTACAACTTCGGTAACATTTGTAGCTCCAGTAGAAATCTTGGCAATTTTAATGGAGTTTGGAGTAAATCCACCAAATCTTTGGACAAGCTTTGGAACTATAATTTTTTGTGTATCAACGGTTTCAACGTATTCTGAACCGGCAGCCGAATCCGCTGTAATTGCCAGCGAATCCCAAAATCCCTTGGATACCGCTCCGCTTGTGGATGTTTCTAATATTAGTTCTAGGAAAATTTCTGAATTACTTTGAAGATTTATAGTCAAATCAGAATCACTTGGTAGTCCCTTATAAAAGGGGACAACCAAGTTATCAGGACAAAATATCAAAGAATCTGCAATTTTTACATTGACTGTAAGGCCAGTCCATTCTGTTATCTCTAAGCCGCGCACAACAAAAGACGCACTGCCGGTAAGAGACATTAGCAAATTTCTAATATCATTAACAACATACGAGTCAATCGCTAACAAATCAGGAAGATCAACTCGCTGACCGCCTAACCAATTAACTCTTGATTGAACTGACATTTTTGCTCCCTTTACCTAATACTGCGATTTTACTACTTATAAGGCTCAATACTTTCGTCAGCAAAGCGCAACTCCGGATACAATACATCTTCTGTTATAAAAACACCAGCCGAAATAATTGTTTTTATGATTTCAAAAAAACTATCTCTTGCTTTTGATGTGCCAGTCAAAAAAGGCTGAAACATCAGTCCGTTAGGTGATGGAGAAAATGGAAGCAATTGTTTTACTTGCCGAACCGTGGCTAGCTTTGAATGAGTTTTTTTAAAAACATAGGATGGGTCTATAACAATCTGCCCACCCGATAAGGTTATGTAACGAACAGGGCCCTCTTCCAAAGAAGTGCCGTAATCAAAAACAACGTAGCCTCCGTTTTCATCAAAATCCAATGCAGAATCTACCGTTACCAGAACTCCGCTTTCGCCCTTAAGAATAATATTTTCAAGAATTGCTCCGTTTGAGCTTGGTAAGTATTTATAAACACTTCCATTTGGATCATAAAGGTATGAACCCAAATACAACGGACTGCTTGGTTGTACGTAATCAACCACCGTCATCATTAAATTATTTATAAAAATTTCCTGATTGATTGCCGATGTTTTATCAAAATAACACGTTGCTGTTGACTCTCCCCACACGGTTTGCGTAGTTTGAGTTTTGACATTTGAGGCAATTGGTTGATTTGGAATCACTGACCAGTCTTCTATAGTCTCAAAATCTATGCTGGTTGTTCCAACTTTAGAAACTACATGTTGTCTTGTTTTTAGCTTTTCCCAAGCATATGAATTTAAAACATTTGCAGTTCCGTCTTCATATAATTTAAATTTTTTTCCGACTGTGCCCAACTTAGAAAAATTGAGCGCGGAGACAGAAGCAAATTGTAGTCGATATTTTTTATCTCCAAGTGGATATAAAGTAGATACGCTGGTTGATGGTAGTCCTATGTTTTTTTGATTTATTTTAAAAGATATTTTTGTTTCCGATAAAATTTTATTAACTACCCATGCCCCATTGACGCTTAAAAGGCTTTCAGGATTGGCCGAGGATAAATTTATTATAATTTCTGAATTTTGAATTAATCCATGCGGATAATTAAACTCAACCTCAACAATATCTGAGTCAAGATCACAAAAAAATGGATTATTTTTACCAATTTGAGTTGCCGAAGTGTGCGGCAAAACGGCATTATTGTCCGACAAATCGAGTGTCAACACTCCAGTCGAGGGGTTAATTCCAACAATCTTATATTTTTTGTTAGCAAAATTTGCGTTTGAACGCCCCGTTTCTAGCACGAAGCTATTTCCCTGTTGCGGAAAGTAAGTGTTAAGAGTTATTGGAATTTTTATAAAATTTCTAGAAAAATCAATTACTTGGTGCTTAAGTCCATAAATATGCCATGCGCCTTGCAAAAATCTTTTTACGATTGGAGGAACCGCTGGTACAGTAATGGCTAACTCATCGTCGGTGGCTTCTAACGAGTATGAAAATAAATCTTGGTCATAAACTCTGTGGGGGATATTCTCTGTAAATATCACATCTCTTGACGAAAGTTGTAAAACTTCGCCTTGATTTGATATTGGCAATTTTAAATATTTATTTCTAATTTTAAAATAATTATACCCAACTTCAATTATTTCATGCGTTCCGTTTAAGACAGAATAATTGCCCTGAATCAAATTAACTAATATGGTCACTATGTTGCCGTTATTGTCTATAATATCGTTTCCTAAAACATCTTGAATCGGAACGGCGACTGCTCCGCTCGATCCTACGTCAAACTGTCCCCGAATTGTTACTATGTCCCCTACTTTTGCCAAATGAACCGAAGGGGGCGGTCCATCAATATATTGAAAAGTAATAATATCTGAATAATCAGCTATTTTTGATACTGACCAACGTGTTTGAAATGAATTTGTTGTGGGAATTACGTTTGGAAATAAAAATAGATTTTGTAAAGTTCCGCCGGTAATTTGTATAATTTCACTTAGTCCTGACCCGCTTGACATCAATCTAAGTTTATTTTTTCCAAGCGCTCTATCATAAAACACGGTTGCAACGTAATCATCCTGCGCAGAGTTGATGTATGTTGCCAACTCAGATGCAGAAACATTTCTAATATTAGAAAACATTGAGGTGTCAATCGTTAAACGATGTTCTGTTTCTCGTGTTTTGACAATTAAATCATCTTTCTCTTTAAGGCGATACGGCTCTGGCTGAGCGCAAATTATATTTGGACGAGTCAATGTTTGAGAAAAGTAAATTTCCAAAACTCGAAGCAATAGGGCCAAAGTTGTCTTTGGCTGATTAATCATTAGTGGAGCGAGGGGTTTTAGTCCTTCAATATTTAATCCAGCGTCTCTTGGAAGATAAAAACCATTGCGGGCCGCAAGCTTAAATACATACTCAGCATCTGCCGTAGTAAAGAAAAATTGATTTTGCGCAAATTCTGCATACGCCTCTAGTTGCGCAACGATTTCATCCGCTCCATCCAAAAAGGCATTTACAACGGGGGCCTGTTCTGCTTGCGGTTTTGCAACTAATGGTAAATATTGACGAATATTTGACATTTTTACTGCCCAACATTAATATTAGTTGTAGGGTCAATAACGACTGCCTTTTCATTATCTGCTACTGGAATTCGTCCGTCAACTGCTATTGGTAGAGTTTCAATAATCTCAACGGACGTAACCCCTGGGATGTCTTGCACCAAACCAATTAGCTCAGACAAAATAACAGATTGACCAATTCCCAAACCGCCAATAAATGAAGTAACCGCAGAACGAACAACTGAGGCAATGACGTTAATAGAAATACCTTCGCGTGTTCGCACACGGAAAGTCACTGCTACCGAGCGGGGAATTGGCGGCAACACGGAAACATCTGTACCTGTCGATTTAACACCTGGGTAGCGATTGATAGACGTTGGAACGCCATCCACAGTTCTTTGCGCTTCTCTAATTAGACCACCAAAAATCTTATATCCATCAACGCCTGTTTTGGGCACTGTCTCGTATCCCAATTTATGCGTACAATTAATTTCTGTACCCAATGTATTTGAAATTTTTTGATAAGATTTAGAAGGAACCAAAAACAATTCAGAATTTTCTGAATTTTTTGAATCAATTGCCCATCCCTGAACCAATCTAAATGCAGAAAATGGGGTTTTTTCAATGAATCCGATATTCTCTTCGTTAATCACTTCGACTTCGATCAATCTTGAAGCCGGTGGAGCGCCCGCTGGCATATCAAATTCAACATATTGACAGATGCTTGCTGACGGCCCGTAATAACCAATTGAAGTTATATTCCACAATCCAACCAATGACTGAACAAACCATTTTGTTGTTCCGTCCATACCAGAACCTGTTCCAACCGGCCATTCTCCGGTTCCCTCCGCAGCAGAAGCAATTGATAGTTTGCATCCCGGCAAGACAGACTCAGAGTCAACAATACGAACAGGACGTGGGTCGATTGCATAGTCTACAGGGTCATTATATGAGACTTGCAACTCCTTGCCCCACCACAACTGACCTATGTTGGCTTGTCCTGCCACTGTGCGAGAGCTATCATCATAAAACACATCTTTGGTTGGTAGAATGGAATTATACAAAATCATTGTATTTTTTCCGTCGTGAGCGATTAGTTGATATTGACCGTCCGCCCCTGACCCAAATCCATTCAAGAAAACATAATCGTCTGTATTTACGCCGCTGTTTGCTAACAGTAGGGTGTCATTTGCATATTCTGGAGATACAGCTCCATCGGATGTGTTTGATAACAAAAGTGCAGAAAAACCATCTGATAGTCTTTTTAAGATTCCATAAGAATACTTACCAGAAATAGCCTGTGCATGGGTTCCTGTTAAAACCGTGTTGCCCACCACCTCAACGCCCTGAGGTCCTGCTTTATAATTAGTTTTAATATTTTTTTCCGTATAAATACTTGGAATAAATACTAAATCTGTACTGGCAGCCAAACTCAAGCCAAGGTGGTCTTGCGTAAGATTGGGGGCCATAATAACAATTTCTCTTGTATCATTCACCTGTACTACGGGATATCCCAAATATCCCGTAAGTCCGTATGGATTTTCTTGATACAAATCGCTTCTTACGCAGCGTCCAGAATCAATTGCTGGACAGTTTAGCTCAGACGGAAAGGCTGCCGACCTAATATACATCATGTCGCCAATTCTAGCGGACAGCACTTCTGTTGGGTGATTGGTAAGGCTAACAGTAGCTAGTCCAACTGATGGACTATTGTATGTTACATCAATTGTAGCGCCAGAAGTTAGAGGTTCCGTTCCGCTTGCAGAAATTCCAGAAATACTGACTGTTTGACCATTTCTTAAAAAATATAAACGACCTCGATATGCGCCCGCCTGCTCATAAATCATTTTGGTTCCGGAACGAAACCAAGTTTTTTCATTTGCCGTATTAGCAGGAGTTTGATTTACCAAAGGCGATGAAACCCTAAATGGCCTTAGCAAATCGGTAGTCAGTGCGTTTGTAACCTGAACAATTGACCCCTTGGGCAACTGTTTGGTCTGAGAAGACAATAAAGAAAAATACGCAGAATTGTTTTGTGACGACGCCGCCTCAAGAACGGTTGTTTCGTAATTATTAGTGAGCGTATCTTTTGGATATACAGCTCCTCTGGTTCCGCGTAGCTTAGATGATATTTGTATCTTTGATGCACCCTCAGAGCGCACAATGTCTGCTTGAATGGGCAGCGAAGATGCAGGAGCAAAATTTGCCCACCGTCCAAAAGTTTCGGTGTTGGTTGGCAAAATATAGACTTCTTCACCAACTGAAGAGTATGCGGTGCCTAAAATTGCGCTTCCATTTGGAAACATGGAATCGTTTGACTGGAGCACCGTCTTAATCCAATTGTTGGTTGAGCTATAATCATAAATTGCACACCCTTCTGAGCGGTTTGCCAAAAAGGCATGAAACTGCAAAGCGGCTGTTGGATTAGTAATAGACGCAGGCAATGAGCTGGTATTTGTATAGTTGATATACGTTGACCTTGGAATCTCAGGAGCATTTGGGGTCAAAAAGCTCGTCGTATCCAAACCCAATGTAGATGCGGTAACGATGCTTGCGTCTGGCAAGTATGCGTTGAGTGCGTCCGCCAAATCTTTTAATGTTTTGGGGGCTATTGCAAAAGATTGTAATTGATAATCAGAGGCATTAAAAACTGTGCTCAATGCAACAGCGGAAGATAAACCGTTGTAATGCGGCACGCGAATTGTAATTTCTGCGGGACTTGGTTTTGCAACGATTGGCCAAACCCCAATTGGCATAGAAACGGAGGACTGTATTCCAGTTACTTGCAATAAATTATTAACAGAATACAATCCAGCAAATACACCGTCTGTTTGGTCGGCGCCATCTGCCGTATAAATTGTATTAGATATAGTAACTCCGCCGGAAAAGAATGAGGGGCCAAAAGGAGCCAAATATCCATTGGTCGTAACATCTACTTTTATAACTTCTTGATTAAAGCCACCTGCTCCATTTAACAATGCCTGAAGATCGGTTAAATATAAACTGCTTCCTCTTAGATTCACTTCAATCGTTTTTAAAGATGTGTTGATAGTAACAATAGGGGTTCCTGTACCAGTATCAATACACCTAAAAGACCATGTATTTCCAGCAGCGCCCCTTATTCTTGGGTTGTAATCAATTTGATTAAAAGAAATTGTAAAGTAAGGATTTGAAATTTTAGCAGCAACTTCTGGAACATAATTATATGTGCCGAGGATTTTAACCAATGACAGAGTGCTTAATGGGTTAGCGCTGGTTACTGTTTCTAGATATGTACTAACCGACAAAGCAGTTGCTAATTCTGTGCTTGTAGGAGTAGAGCCTCTCAGGTCAAGAGTAACTTTTTTAGTAGACTGCGCAATCATTATTACAGTCTCTGCCGTTGCTCCTAACTTACCGCTATCTTGAATTATAAGTTCAATATTATTGCCTAGTACCCCTGGATAACTAGAAGCTCTAGCCCCAAAAGAAAAGCTAAATAAAGGACTATAAGACTCCATTTTTGCCACAGCGGTCACCGCTGGACTAAATGTAGATAGGATAATATCGGTTAGGTTATTTGATGTTGAGAGTCCGGTAACAGTATATGTTCCAGAATTTAAAATAGTTGAAGGAATAACGGCCTGAGACGCCATTTCGGCAGTTACCGTTGTGTTTACTTCCTCGTTTTCATATGAATTGGAATGATTAATTGTAATGTCTGTTTTTGATGGAGACTGCGGATATAAAACATTTAGTTTTATTCTGTTTGCTCCGCCAAATGAGGTAGACCTAACAACAAGTGCGGGTTCGTTGGGTCCAACTCCCCCGCTATTTAATTTATAAACGCCCACGGATTTACCAACGACTTTAAAGTCATTAAAGTCAAAGTTTTTAAAGGGACTTGTGACGTCAAAAAACTCTTTGTCAAAATCTTCTGGGTCTTTTAATGTAAACTGGAATTTTTGACCTTTACCAGAGGTACCAATTAACTGCTCATCAGAAATGATGGCGCGTTTGTACATTGGCAAAGTAATAGTTTTGTTGGTTGAATCCAAATCCATCTCAACAACAAACTTATCAGCGGCGGTGACCGACAAATCTTGGAGCCTAAAGGACACGTTTGCATATTTATTCAATGTTTCAGTTGTAACATTAATAGCGCCTATAGGCTTAATAGCGCTATCTGTTCTCATAAAACCCTGAAATGGAGCTGTAGTTTCTGTATTATAAACACGGCCTGTCCAGCCAGCAAGCTTACCTGTAATCCATGTTTCCTGAAATCCAATCGGGTATGATGAAATAAAAGAAGCAGCTTCCGCTATTGGATTGACAGAGGTTTGCGTAATTTGTGTGTAAGTAGGGGCGACTTTTAAGTAGTCTCTAAAACCATGGCCGTCCGAGGGCAACGAGGGAGCAACGATTTCCGTGACTACTGGAAATCCTCCATCTAAAAATGCGGAGGAAGACGAGCCAACGTGGGACTGCAGACTTGTACCATTTTCTACGGCAAATAGATTGTTAGCTTTTCCAAAAGCAGCAAGAATAGAAAGCGAACCGTCCACGTAAGTGTTTGTTCTTAAAAAGAAATATTGTCCAGTGCTTCTTTCCGCCGTAGCACCGACTATTTGTGAATTTATTTCATTGGCGACATCCTCAACGGTTACCGCAGCGGATGAGGTAAGTGTAATTAACTGAGGAGTTGCGGTTGAAGAAAATATTTTAAAAACAGGCGTTCCTAGATAGGCTGTGTCATATTCTGTATTTAAAATAAACATGCTAGCTTGATAACTAGACACCTCAATTACGATTGTATCTTCATTTGCCGGAGAAGCGCTGCGAATTATTTTTTTAATTCTATAGAATCCAGCGACCTCTTCTGAAATACTTGAAAACCCTAAAGGGGCTAAACTGATTGACGTAAGATAAATATAATCATCTACTTCAGCGTTGATAAAAAGTCCGTTACCCAACTTATCTTTTAAAGATACCGTAAGGTTTGCAGAATCCACATCAGTAACTTTAATTAAACCTCCGGTAATACTTCCGGTGGTTTTTACTTGCACTTCGCTGTCAACTGAAACAATAAATTTAGCTTGTCCAAAGCCGGGGGTGTCATTTGACAAATCATACAAACCGGATGAGATGGTTGTAGATTTAACAAATGCGCGTGTATTAACTGACGCAACTTCAACGATATCTCCCGCTTGCAAACGAGAAACAAAACGAATATCGCCTGTATATCTATTGAATATGTAATTTTTTGAAGCGCCTACAGATAAGCGGTCGTCTTCATTTAGTGGAAAAATAGATGCGGAGTCAATCCAACTTCCTGCAGTAATTTGAACTTTGCTTGAAGAACTGTTTTCTTTATTAGAAGTAATAATAAATCTATTATCTTGAAAAATTATGGTCACTCCAGGGATTTTTGCCTGCAGCACCTCTCTCCAGTTGTCTGCAGTTGCGGCGGTCATAGATACGCCAAAACGAGACAAGAAGTCAGCATTTGTAATATCGTCAATATTTACCGTAACGCCGTCAATTATTGCCTGAAGTCCGGTATATGGCGCACCTGTAATTTCCCAACTAGTAAATGGATTTGAAGAAATTGTTGCGGTTTTGCCTCTAAATGACTGAAGGACGCCGTTCTTGTAAAGATAGATTGGCCTTTGAGAAACCGTTGGAAAACCAAGCACATTCTGCAGACCTCCAGAAATAACGCGAATCTCTTCTGCTGCATTGGTTCTGTCAATCGCAACGATTTGCGTTCCGTTCCCAATTACACGAAAGTCTAAGATACCTTCTGCATCTGAGTTAAGGTCACGAACAACTTCATAAGCTGTAGCTGCCGTGAGGTCTTTGTAGTTTGACGGGGCAATAGTGTAAACGTATGGAATATTATCAATCAAAAAAGTAATTGACATTCCAGCTTGTAATACATACGGCGCAGATTGCGCTCCTGTTACAATTGCAGGAGTAATAGGAGCCTGAGCGGTTCTAAAGCCTTGCTCTAAACCAGACGCTCTGGCCAACAAAAGTTCATAATCTTGCCCAGCAAAAACAGGCTCCAATAGTGAACCATCATCAATATAAACCGTTGTTGGCTCGCCTTTTTCAAGAGGGCGAATAACGGAAGCCGATACGACTTTCTTTTTAGTGTCAGCATCAACGACCGACAAAAGAGCCGAGTTGATTGCACCAATCGTACCGCGAGCCAAGGTGTTGGGGTAGTCTTTGATTCTTAGTCTTAAGGAAGCGTCCGATTCCGTATCAGAACCATTTACAAATGGTATATCGTTTGTAACCGTTGCTCCAGCAAATGGAGGATTGGAAAATTCAGTGATAGCACCAGAGGCAACATTTCCAATAACGCCAAATTGAGAGCATGTAATTGGCACGGTGACTGAATCTTCGCCGTCCGCCAAAACAACTGACGCATCCGTTGTAAATTGAATTGCAGGGGCATCTGAATATGCAGGCACCTGAACAACTGTTGAGGCGTTAATCGTTCTGTCACCGCCTTGAGCAAGTACAATCTCATCGGTATAAGGATGGTCTTTTGTAAGGGGGTCAATAAGATTAATAATCCAATAGGTGCCGGTAGAAGAAATACTAGAATATGAAAGTGGACCTTCAAAGGAGTCAACAGTATTTCGACCGATGTAGATTTTGCCATTAACCGGAGTCTTAGCAAACATTTCAGAAGCGTCTTGAACATACAAAACGGTAGAGCCAGCGTAGGGGGCGGGTTTACCTGCGTAAGCGCGTGTAGAAATTTTTGTAAAGGCAGACCCAATTATTACCGAGCCAGTTGCTTGCAGTGCCGCTTGTCTGCCAATTCCACCTTGCCCATTGGGGATTTTAAGAGACTCTGCAAGGTCATCAAGGCGTTTATCTGTAAGGTTGTCTACTTCCGTGACTTCTAAGACTTTAAGAACTGAAAGTTGTGCCTGATAAACTTGCTGGGCTACCGCCTCCATCAGAGTAACTAGGGCGCCGCCTGCCTGAAAGTCAGTAATATCTGTATTATTCTTGATTCTTCTGACCCAAGTGCCAAGTAGCTGTTCTTTTGATTTAATAGTAACTGTCACGCCCAACTCCTCAATAAGATTCAGGTCACTTCATTTTAAGATGAGTTGTGTTATTTTTCAAGCAAAATTACTGCGACACGAAACTTAATGGAATTATTACGTTAGAACCGTCAACTGTTACAACAACATTGATGGAAATAGAAGTTTCTGTAACAGTTAAGTTTTGCACAAAAACTTTTGAAAATCTGCCATCAGAAAGTATAACTTCTTGTAAAACCTCGGAAAAAGCCGCCGCTAGCTCAATGCTACCGTAAAATCTTTCTCCGATTGAATTTGCAAAAGGTACGCCATAGTTTGGATGAAATGGCAACTCATTGATATTTGTAGACATTAGTGAATGAATAGCCTGACGGACAGCGGTCATTCCATATACAATATCAAAATCACCATTTTTACCAATTTGAATTTCTCCGGTCTTTTCGTCTCTACGAACGTCGACGCCAAAATCCAACAAAGCCCTATCAAGTTTTTTAAGGACATCTAAAGATGGCTGTTTGCCTTGAATTAAAGGCGATTGGGCTGTAACAGGCACAAGCAGCAGCGAATCTTCGTTGGCCGTTTGTGGTTTGTAAATCTTAACGTAGGGTTTTTCTGATAATTTAAGCTTAGCCAAATCCGAATTGCCAGATAGAGAAAGAATCATTGTTCCGTCTTCAAACTTAACAATCTTTAAGATTGAGCGAGTCTCTTCTCTTACTGTATACGAACCAATTTTTACTTTGGTGCCGACTTTAATTTCACTGGCTCTGCTCGCTGATATCTTAATTGAAGCCAATGTTCCCGGCCCCAGCAGATATTCTTTAGAGCCGGTCCTATCCACATAGGGTGGGTGTAGGTTATTAATGGAAGCTATCTCAAACCACCTATCCTTAGAGCCTAGATATATCTCTGCCATTTTTTCTAGCGATTCAGCAAATGGCACGGAAATAGCGGTGGTATAAGACTGATTGAATACAACTTGAGAATCTGGGTCTGTATTTCTATTGGCAACTGCAAGCAAATTTGGTTGTTGAGCTGTTTTTTGCTGCAAAAAATAAATAATTCCGTCTATTTCGTCCGCTAAATCAAAAATATCATTTATTTGCTCTAATTCTTGTACAGCATATCCTCTTTGAGCCGTTGTAATAGAAAACCCCTGCACAAGCGCGCCGTCGTTATCTCCAAGGCCGACAATCTGTGCGGCGGTTGACGCGCTATTTCTAAGAAAAAAGGTCATATTTTTAAAATCAAAAACAGAAAGATTAGCTAAGCGTTTTTGCTCTTCTTTTAGCACAAGGCTTTCCGATGGAGTAAGCGCCACATCGGATAAAGAAATGTAAGACAAAATTGGTTTGTATTTAATGAATTTACTTAAATTAATAAAAGGATTTGTGCTAGTCGTTGGAAAAAGTTTTTGCGTTGTAATTTCGTTATTTAAATCTTTAAGAAGATTAATAAAAAAATCAGATTTTGGTAATTTTCTTTTAAATTCAGTATTTAATTTAAGTTCCCAATTTTGAACAAACCAATCCCATCTATTAATAGCGATAGATTGGACGTCAGCAAGTGTAAACGGAGTATTCTTGGATACCTTAACATATCCGAGATAGTCAGTCATTACTTGGTCTAAATACGTGTAAGACATTGAAAACCTTAAATAATTGGTGGTTTAGAAGCAATTAATCCTAATGGGTTTGTTGATATTTTTCTTGTTAGTGCCTGCGCTCTTTCGGACGCTCCGCTTAAAGTAAAGGAACTAACACTACCAAGGTCGCCATTTGGCCCAAATCTGTCTACTACCTTTCTACTATCTTTTCCAACCTCGTTTAAATCAAAACCCTGCAATACTATATTGTATTTGTACAAATAAGGTTGATTAGCGTTTTTTTGAAATGCAAAATTCTTAACAATTACCTGCCATTGCATGTTATCTTTTTGTGACTCAAAATAAAGCTTTACGTCCTCTGGATTAGCTTCTTTTAAGTGAGAATATGCATTTAAAAAAGTATGAAGCAGGTGAATTTCCACATAACCGTTTGTGCCGTTTTGCTCATTGCTAAAACGAGACAGGTCTAAGCCCACTAAATTTGCCACCTTTGATGTTGCGCTTTCTTCGGGTATGTTATTTCTAACGGCTGAGGAGTTATATCTTTGTGCAGTAGAGGCCAATCCCTCCAATAGCCCCATGGCTCCCACGGCTCCTTGGTCAAGAGCGCCTGTAACCGCCTCAAAAGCATTGGCCGCTTTATTGTAAGTATTAGCCAAAAGGCCGCCCTTTAGAACCCTTCTAAAGTTACTTTCGCCGCTGGCTGGCATGTCTAAGGTATCTGTCGATGTTTTATTTGAATACTTACGGCTAATGCCAATACCAGTCGTTCCAGATAAAGCAATTTGCCAAAAAACGGTTGGGGAAGTTTCTTCAACAACGCCTCCAAGCGTTGGAATAAGTTGAGACGCGGATACCATCTGATAACTTAATGCTTCTGGAGGAATGGGTAGTGAATAGTATGTTGTTTTTTCTTTTGTAACAATCTTAAATCTATAGGGGTAGGTCTTATACCAATCTTCAGCCGAAACCGTATAGAACGGCCCTCGACTATCTTTAAGATTTAGGGCATCTAACGCTTCTAAAAACAAATCACTAACGGAATTAGGCTTTTCGCCGTCTTTCTGTTGTTTTATCTTATTTGCACCTAATTGGACTAATGCTTTTAAATTGAACATTGTCATCCCCTCATATCTATTTTAAGAGACGACCATCATTCTACTTTCCCTTTAATTTGGGCTAGTTTTGTTTTTGTTTCAGCAATAGTAGAGACTAAATTGGGGTCTAAAACCCCTGGGCCAACGGGTGTCTGAACAAACTGAGGTACCGCTTGTTGAAAAGCCTCTAATAATTTATCAATTAAATCAAGAAGTTCTGTAGAAGAAGTACCAAAAGCTATTTTGGGGGCCTTAATTGTAACGTCCTTAGATGCCTCAACTTTTATACTACCCGTCTGGTCAATAGAGACTTTTTCTTTATCCGAAGTGAGTTCTATTTTTTTGTTAGTTGCGTCAACCTTGACGGATTGCTTACTAGCATCAACGAATACAAAACTAGAATCATCCATAAACATTAAAGTTGAAACTTTTTTTTCGTCGATTTCAGGGACATCTTGAGGGCTGTCGGTAATCTTAGGAGCACCGGTGTGAGTAATCGTAAGTTGCCCTTTAGTATCAATATCAAAAATCATACCAAGATACTGAAACCGCATTTGAGGCTTTTTTTCGTCTGGCTCTGGAAGCTGTACCAAATCTATAATTCTATTATATCCACCAATAATCACGCCGCGACGCAAATCATTGTTAATAAAAGCAACGATAACTCTTTCGCCTACTCCAAAGGGAGTATTATCATCTATTGTGTAGGTCTTGTCGTTTATAACAGTTGGTCTTCTGTAAATCTTAAAACCATCGGCGATACCGCCAACCATAGTTGAAGACACTACGTTGGAGACAAATGTGCTTGTGCCGTTTTCTGTTTCTATTCTGACAATATATTTCAATACAGTATCCGAATCAAAAGCCGGCTCTTGAATAGCGACTATCTCACCTACAGAAATGGATGGGGTGTAGGGTATTCTGCTCATCAGAATGGCACTTTCGGTATTTTAGGTAAATTAAGTTTTGGTATCAAATCCTGCAATTTAGGAACTTTTATTTTAAATTCAGGAAACTTAAATAGTTCTTTAATATCCGAATCAGCAAGCTCTGGGTCAAAAAGGTCCGTAAAGCCAGCGGGGCCGATAAGCGTTAGCGAGCCGTCTTCTTTGACCTTGCACAGATATGACAACTGAACATTTGTCGATGTTGATGCTGTTCCATCCATACCAATACTAAAACTCCAATTAACGGCTTCGACGTGACCGCAAAGAACATTCTTGCCCATGGGAAAAGATATATTACAACCAACCATAATTGGCAAGTTGTTATCCTTAAGTAATAGGCGCGCATCACCAAAACGATAACTAAGAGAGTGCCAATAATACATCAGCTTTTTAGCGTCTTCAAACCAAGGAATATAAACAGTGCCCTTTTCGCTCGATTGAGATGTTGGAGCACTATAAACAGTATTCCAATAGTGCTCAATGGTTCCAAACCTATCAATAGCCCCCTCATCTATAATGCGATGTACGGCGGTTGTAAGAACCGCTGTTGGGTCATCAGACCTAGATGAGCCAACCTCGCCTGTCTGCAGCTGGGGCATAATAAAGTTTGGAGAAGTAAAAAAACTGTTGGTTGTAGAAACGCTTTGTATTGTTGAATCATCAACAAATACTCTGGGCAGGTCATCAAAAGCTGTCCACTTTGTATGTTTAATTTGATTGTCTGGGTCAGTTAAAAATGCCTTAAGGGCAAATGGCTTATCCCGAAGAACAATCATCGGCAGCGACGTAGTTGCACCAGATTCTGTTTTGAAATACCAAATATCAGTAAAAGCTTCGTTTATCGTTGTATCAATATGCTCTTGAATCAAGCTCCAAGCCGACGCTCCCTGCCCCAGTGAAGACAAAAAGTTTGATTTAACTGGCCTATCTCGATAGTTAGAGAACATGGTTTTAACTTGTTCGTAACTTTTAAAGTAGCCATTAAATGATTTAGGATCGCGTTCCTGCTTGCCGTAATTTTCTAAAGCGCCCTGTTTAGACGCCTCAAATGTTGAGTTTGCATACATTACCCCCAAGAGAGTATTTGTAAACCCAGTTGCAAAAGCATTGTTTGCTTGTGTTGATTTTGGCAACTCCAAATAATCAAGGAGAGGTTGTGGCAAATTAGGCATTCTAGATGTAAGTTTTGAAAGACTTACAACCTTTTCATACTCTCCCAAATCAGCGCCGAGGTCTGCTCCCGTTTGCGAATCTGTATTTAAACCACCGATAATAGATAAAACCATGCCGGCGCCCATAAAAGGGTCTATCAGTTTTTGAGCCAATTCTGCAATATTAACTTCTGGGGTTTTAACAAAATTTAATCTTCCGAGAGCCTCTTGGGTTTTATTGAAATAACTAGATATTGAGTTAGCGTCAATTCTTACAGGAATATTCAATAGGCTGGACCATTCACGAATATGAACGGTTGCTCTTTTAGTTAAGAGGCCAGAACCCTGAACAGAGTAATTGTTTTCAATAGTTGTAATCTGACCAATAAAACGAATTAAACCCTCTTTCAGTGGAGAAACTTCCGTAAACGTAGTGTCTTTTTCCATAAATTTTCCAACTTTTGACTTAATAATCACCCAATTGCCAATAGAATATGCTGGGTGTAAGTCGCCAACCACATCAATACTTGCGGTATTTTGAATGGATGCTTTTGAGCGAGAAATACCGATTGATATTACACCTTTATTTCCGCTGTGAACTTCGACTGTAGACTCTTCCGGCGAAGGAATATCATCAAGATAATCAAATAGTATGATATCCCATCTTGTTGAATTATTTGTATATTTAACTTTCATAATAAAAAATCCTTTTATGGGGCCATACTACCAATTGCTGACTTTGTTCTAGCTCTATTTTTTTCTTGTTGTATCTGTTGTGGAGTTTTTGGAGCATTTGGCCCAGGGGTTGCTTGCATTGTACCTCCAGCGGGGGTTCCGCCAACGGCATCTGCAAGCTGCTGAACGGCTGTTGGACCAAAAGCCTCGATAATACTAAGAGATGTTCTTTGAGTATCCTTATCGGCATAGGCGGACATTGCTGTTGCCAATTTAGCAAAAGTAAACTTTTCTCCTTTTGCAACATCAATACCAGCGGCTTTACCAAGCTCTTGCTTCCAGTTAGCTTTACTTGTATCAATTCCCATGCCGGCTGCTGTGGTCTTTAACTCCTCGTCTGTTACAGTTCTATCAATTCCCTTAGCAGCATCAATTGCTGCGCTATTAAGAACTCTTTTGTAGTTAACCGTAGCAAAATCTGCTGCAGCTTTTGCAGCGCCCTTGCCCTTTTCTTGAGCCAACATTCTTTGGCCTTTTTTAAAGTCTCCAGGCGGCGCGCCGGACATCAATAAAGCCATGGCTGCACCTTCGGCCTCTAGGCCAGCCATTCCTGTTGTTTCATCTTCAAATTGGTACATAAGGTTGCGAAGACCTTCTGAGTCTCCCTTTTTGAGCATTTCCCTTGCTCTGGCTTGAATTGCAGAAAAATCCTTGCCGGTTCTTCTTTTATATTCAGCACCAAACGGAGCGACCTGAGTGGCCATCTGTCCTTCAAGTGCTCTGCGTGCCTTAGCAATGGCTTCTGTTTGCGTCATGCCCGAAGCCATCTGAGCACCTACCATACGGCGAGCAAGTCCAGTCATCTTAGTGTAATCGCCGCCTGCAGATAATTGCTGCAAAGCCTCTTGAACTTGAATAACATTTGAGCGACTAACGGCTCCAAGGCCCGTGCCCATACCAAGCCCAGCGCCCGCGCCTGACAGAACCTTGAGGGTTCCCATGAGCCCAGTGGTTGCGCCAGTAGCGCCTGCGAGTCCCATCAAACCAGACCTAGCCTCTTCCATATACATCATGGCTGAACCAGACTTGCCTGCCATGGCTCCTGTTAATGTTGACAAGAATCCCGCTGCGCCTGTAGCCGATTGAAGCTTAAGTGCCTGAGACATTTCCATTGCCGCTTGAGAGAATCGCTGAATAGCAGGAGCGCCCTTGAGTCCTGCCTCAAAGGCTTTGGCAAAGATATTTTCTAGTTGTTTGGTGTCGCCTTGTTTTCCTGATACGGCGGAGATTCCCAATACGTTGGAAGCCATCTGCTCAACGGAGCCAACGCCCGCACGGCTCAAGCCTAGAAGTCTGTCTGCTCCGCGAGTAGTTCCCATCATACCAGCGTATGTATTATATATTTGGCCAACTTCTGGAATTGAATATCCCAATTTGGCATACCTAGTCGCTAAAGCCTCCGCTCTTTCTGTAGAAAGACCTCTAAATGCCTCAAACCCTGTTACAGCGGCTCCACCTGCCATAACCGTAGCCGCTGTTCTCATTCTCATAGCAGCTAAGTTTTCATCGAGGCCCATAGATAAGCGACGAGCATCAAATCTTTCTTTTTCGGCATTGAGAAGCATTCTTTCATTTTCTTCTCGACGGCGAATAGCGCCTGACTGATACATGGCCTTAACAGCTTGGGCATTTTGTTTTGTATTGTCAAAAAACAAACCGGCCCCCGGCATGTCATAAATCCCGCCTTCTTTTTGGCCAGCAAGTCCCGTTTGTGCCCCAGTAACGGTGGTAAATAAATCTTTCCCTGCGCCGACCAAACCAGTGATTCCTGCACCGGCTAAAGCCAAACCAGGCACTGCGCCCAAGCCTGCAGTACCCGCAGTTAACCCGATACCTCCAACAATCGCTCCAATTGAAAGAGCCGCTTGCCCTATTGCACCGCCGATTGCACTGCGAGTGGTGGCCTTGCGCTCAGCTTCTGATACTTTAAACTCTTCTTCAAAAATCTTATTAGCTTCTGTCTCACGAGCTTTTCTATTACCAACACCTAAATAAGAAAATTTATTTTTGCCTGGGGTTAGTAAATTACCATAAGCCTCTAGCATCTGCTCGCCCGTTGTTGGGGCCACAACTGCCATATATTTTTGATATCTAAGAGACTCAGCTGCTGCTATATTTTGCGGAATTGCCTGCATAGCTGTAAGGCTTTGCTGAAAACCCATGGCTTGAATATTTGCATATCCGCCGGCTAACTGAAAACCCAAAGCTGTTGTAGCGGCTGCACCAGAAAGTGCTCTTCCAGTGATTCCGCCGTACTTGTCCCACCAGCCGCCAAACCCGCCACGGCCTCCGCCCTCTCCGCCTCCGCCTCCGGCACCGCCCTTTTTAATAAAATCGTCCAAAGTGGTAGAAAATTGTTCTGCTTTTTGGTTTACTTTATTAAACTTTTTGGCCGCTTCGTCTAGCTCTCTAGCAAATTTAGCTAAGTCTTTTGCTCCGGTTTCGGACGCTCTGCCGTAATCTTCGGTTGCTCTTTTAAGAGTTTCAGAAGCAGCGGCTCTTTCTTGTTCGATTTTTTTAGATACGTCTAATAAAATTTTGGCAGTTGTATTGGCGCTGCCAGACAGTAACTTAACGGCTTCTTCACGTTCTCTCTTAGCAGCTAAATCATTTTGAAAACCCGCTTGCCCAGCAAATGCAGCAGCAATTCCAACTCCGCCGCGAGCAAGTTGCCACGGGGCGCTAGGAATAGGAAACCCCAATGGGCTTCCGGTTGGATTAATATTAGATGGCGGAATTGGTGCGCCTGTACCAATAGAATAAACATTTGAGGTAGGGCCACCGCGAGCTGCAACTAAGTCTTGAATTTGAAGAACAGCACCTGCTCTTGTTGGAGAATAAGAATTAGCTGCTTGTCTTTGGTGAGCAGCCATCTGTGCTTGAAGTTGCACGGTTTGACGCAGCGCGTCATTCATCTTCTGAATTTCTTCGCGCATCTGCCTTATGGGCGCTAACAGTTCGTCTAAGTTAATATCTATACGTGCCAAGCCATCACCTCATGCTTAGCAATATTTTAAGCCTCAGATGGCTTTTCTTCTGAGGAAGCAGGACGTTGAGCATCGGCCAACTGGCGATTTAGCTCTAGGATAGGAGTATAGTCAAGAAGGTGATACCCGCCTAGTTCTTCATTTTTAGGTTTCCACCAATCAGGAGCCTTGACGATATGGGCATTAAGAACCGCAAGCATTTGAATAAATTCAGATTGTGGATCAATATCTTTAAGTTCCGGCAAAATACCCTCGATAACACGGCGAATTGCTTCGTCGCTAGCCACCAAAGCCACCTTGTCCTTATCTTCAAGGCCATTAGCTACTTCATCGTGGATGTTCTGAAGAGCGTCCTTAATTCCCGCCAAGAGAGAGGGGACACTATAGGACGGGGGGCGTCGCAAGCCGGTTGAAAGTCTATTTGCTACGCGAGATGATTCAGTCATGTCTCTATGAGATAGAAATTTCTTGAGTTCAAATACCCCTTGGTACTTTTCACCCGTTGTTGTACCTACAACATCCAACTCAACAAAGATAACAGGATTAAGTGGACTGCTCATTGATATTTCCTTTTCTTGCTGCAAAATCTTTCTTAGCTTGCTCTAAAAACTCTTCGTCTGTCTGCATGTCTAAATCTTCCCAATACTCGTCTTTATCTGCTTCCTCTCTGACAAAGTCGGCCGCCTCTTCTTTGGCGAGTTCTGGGTCTGCCTTAATGGTAGCTTCTTTATGAAGATAGACTTCAAACATAAGTTCGTCAAGGGTTCTTTCTTCAAAGTAGGGAGAAAATATAGGAATATTATATTTTTGGCAAAGTACAAACTGAAAAACGAGCCTTAGGTCGGTTTCGTCGTCAATCTTGCCTTCAATAATCTGCTTGGCTTTTTTCTTAGCGGCCTCTATACGTTCGGCCAAATACGGTTCCATAATAATTCCTTACTAATTAAAAAAGATTTGCAAACGGATTTGCTCCTCCAGTAGTGTCTAGATTTCTTCTTTTTGTTTTTTGTACGGCACAAAACTTTGCGTAACATTATGGGAATACGCCGTTCCAATAAAATCAACGCTTCTGTTTGACAAAGAACCTATTGTTACGCTTCCCGAAATGCGAGTAAACATACCCCGCGCATAAAACATTTTTTGACCAAGCTTATCAAATACCTCTAATTCAATTAACGGTTGATGAATAATAGAGGCCATATTAGACCACAGTCCCTGAGATTCTGGAGATTCGGAAGGGTCTACAAGTTGTCTTAAAGATGCTCTAATTGAAACCTGTCCTACGGAAATATCCCAAGGAACGTGGGTGTCAATTGTTCGTGTTTCTTCTGGAGTAAACTCTATGGTGTAATTAAAATCTTGGCAAACCGCTATTAATTCGCCTGAAACCGCAACATAAGCGCGAGCGCCTGAAAAATACTGAGGCAGGGTAACTTCTGGATTGCGACCCAACGCTTTATCGCGATCAGCGGCATCTTCAAAAGATTTGCCAAGCTCTTCCATGGATTTTTTCCATGCGTTTTTTGTACCTTGAATGACTGCCATTATTTTTTAACTTTTCGTTTAGTTGTTTTGCGAGTGGCGCGCTTTTTAACCGTAACAGTAACTGCACCCTCTTCGGCAACGCTTTCAACAAGGCCGCGTTTAATTGCATAAACAGCGATTGGTTCTTGAGCCTTCATGCTCATTTTTGCGATTTCTTCTGGAGACTGCATATAAAAACAAATCTTGCCGTAATCACCGACAAGCCAACTGACTGCGCGTACATGCAACTCAGAACCATCGCTGAGATGAACTACAAATGTTTTTAGAGTCGTATCTGATGAAGAATATTTAGTATCAGTATTTTTAGGTAGTTGCGCTAACTTCATGATATTACTCCAAAAAAAGAAATGCCCCTAGGGACTATCTAAGGACATTTTATAGCATATTAGGTTAAGGAGTCAAGCTAGTTTAAACGCCGGAGCCAAATCCAGATGGATCAACCTCATCCCTTGCGCCGCCTTGTCTGTCCTCGGACACCAATAGAGTGCCGGTAAAACTAAAGGATTCGGTTAGAAGCTGACCAGCAGAAATACTGGAGGAGCGAGAGTTAAGTCTGCAATTTTGCACAGTAAAATGTTTAACAAGAACACCCTTATTATTTAATTTAGGGTCTTTTCCGGCGGCCACAGTTTCAGTGGTGGGATACATCTGCCAGACTTCAATATCAAAAGTAGAGGACGCTAGGACGGAAGCAGGGTCAAGATGTTTTTTAATATTTTCAGTTGCAGCAACCAAGGAGTTTGATGAAGCTGAATCACTGTCTGTTACAGGACTGTTAATTCCTGTAAGAGCTGATTCAGGAGCAGCCGAAAGAGCTGGAGCGGCGCTTTGCTTTCCTGATGCAGTGGCCGCACTTACTAGCTTGGTGCGAGAGTCTGAATCAAGTAGACGGACAATCTGCATACTACCGGACACACCGTTATACATGGTTGCCTGAATTGCTACAGAAGCAAAGCTTCCGAGGGTGTTGACAATCTGTACGTTACGGCTGACTCGAAGGTCTAGACCAACGGCGTAGGCAACCTTAACTCCGTCAATCTTCAGGAGGAGGCGTGGGCCAGACATGAAAAATGGAGTTTGAGCTGCCATCGTTAGTTACCTTTATGCTTTAGTAATTCGTTCGTCTTTATCTTCAATCATACGGCAAAGAAGAGTAACGTCTTCCGAAACAAGAGAGCCAACATTGAAACGAATCGAAAGGTCTGTAATAAGACAATCTTTCATTACGTAAGTGGGCTTGTCTGAAAGCGTATTTTTTTCTCCAACGCGAGTAAAGACTTCTACATCGAAAGTAGACTCAAGAAGCATCTTAACAGGAGAAAAGCTATTGAGCATCATCATGGAGTTACCATCAGAAGCTCTATCTGCCGTCATTCCCGTGGACGATTTAACTGCGTCTATTTTGCCTTTCATGGGAGCGATGCTTTTACTTTCACCGAGGGCGGCTTTCGTATAGCGCAATACTCTCATTGATGCCTGAGCAGAGTAAATCAATGGCTCGTTAGTGTGAGGGCTGTATGAACCAATCGCCATGGTCAACTGAGAAGCCATATTGTCAGAAAAGCTGAGGGCCTCGCAAAAAGCAAACGGCTTACCGTCTACCTTGATGACGAGTCTGGCTCCGTCGAGAAATGATGGTAATTTGTTTGCCATTTAAGACTCCATTATTAATACATAGGGTATTTTAAACCCTATGTATTAAAGATTTCTCGTTGCAGTTACATCAAGTGAAATAAACTCAAGCGCTTCAGCAGGGCGAACCTGCACTTGCACAGCATAGCCATTTCCAAGGTTGGTTACGAGCGGTGAGCGATTAAATGCAACGATTGCGCCGCTAGTAACAAACGATGAAAGAACATTGACAACTGTAGAAGCAACTTCAGCCGTGGTAACGTCCGTAGTACGCTCGCCGATGTAGTTCTCAAGAACGCTTCTGAGAGTTTGGATAACTTCAATAAAGATAAACGATACGTTGTTGCGCTCATACACCCAAGCTTTCGGGTCATTGACGCGGCTGCGGGTTGAGAGGTCTGGAGACACCAAGCGGAGTCCTGCACCTTCAACTACACCCATGGTCAAAAGGCCAGCTTCGATAGCTTCATCGACCATCGTTCTGCTTGCGGGGTCAAAGTCACGTGTTAACGTGTCAGAGTAGACGGATGACTCTGGAATGTGCTTAACGTCGAGGACGTTGAATGACTTACGAAGCAAAGGAGTTCCAAGAACTGCCTGTGAACGTCCTGCAGCCATGCAGCACTGAAGCATCCATGGAAGGAACCACTGAGCATTACCGTCTGCGCCCGTAGCGCGAGCAAGCTGGAATGTCATTGAGACGTTTTCATAGTTCATAGCCTGAGCCTTAGCTTTTGAATCCTCGAACGAGCCGAAGAATGAAGCTAGACCAAAGCGTTCACGACGAACCGCGCTTGACCATCCAGTAGCAACGTGTGCTCTAAGAGCGGCGTGGACTGAGTCGATAGAGTAAGTTGACTCTTGCTCAGTTAGGCCATCAGCAGCATCAAGATATGCGTCGCGTGAGAAGAGCGGGAGAACTTGAACAGTTGGAACTTTGAGGCCAGCGTCAAGAGCAGCTTGAATATCTGCATTTGAAGTAGCGCCTTTAGCTCCACCAAGCAAGAATGACTGTGAAGATTCGCCCGCAGGTAGACCAGCTTTAACTGGACGCGCACCAGCGACGAAGTCAAGAATGGAAACCGTACCAGCAAAGAATGAAGTCCAAGCTGAGTAGTCATTTTTGAGGCGGCCTGAGAATGCGTGCTCACTTGTAAGTGACAAGCAACCAACTTCATCAACCATATCCAACACAGCTGGAGAAGCTGAACTCATTCCAGCATCAACAACGCGAGCAGCCCATCCTGTGAGTGAGCTAATCTTTTCAGCTAGAGCAGCAAGTGTTGGGTACTTGAGAGTTGGGAGTACAACCTCATCTGTATCGGCAACAAGTTTAACGCGACGGCTTGTGTCGATTGAAACTTTAGCAGCCGCTGCTGTGCCTGAGTAAGAAATTTCAAGGACAACCTTTCCGCCGATTTTGTCTGAAGGGAATCTCTCTCCAGTGACGGTATTGAGGCTATTCATTGACACTTGAGCTTCTTTTGAAGAAACAGCTTTCTTGGCAGCAACCGAGGAGCTGACCAATGCAGGAAGAGCCTGCAAAGCATCTTCTTTTCCAGCAAGGGCAGTTGAAGAAACGGAAGCAGCGGAACCGCCGTCAAGTCTCTTGCAAACAACCGAAGAAGGAGAAGCTGACAATACAATATGAAGGCCGACGTTTTGCTTAGAAGCTCCTGCAACCGGAGAAGAAGGAGAAACGTAAACAACATCGCCTAGCTTTGGGGCTGCAATCCAAACTGCGCCCGCTCCAAGAGAGACGGTGAGTTGGTCTGCGGAAGCAGCAGCCGAAATGGTTCCAAATGAGGCATTGGCTGCGTTGAGAAGATTTGAGCGAGCTGACATACGAGCAACGGCAGCAACTCCCAAGAGGGAAGCGGAAGCAGCGGCCAACTCAAGAGAAGCGCCTGCGCCCTCTTTAGCAGCCTCAGTAACTTCAACGGAAACTGGGCTAACAAAGATGACTTCACCAGTTGCGTATGTGAATGGAGCCGTACCTGCTGTAACAGGAGTAGAAACAGCTTCTGGAGCAGTCCAAGCAACTGCGCTAGCTCCTGAGTTGTCCATTTGACGGACCTTTTCAAGAGTTACAGTTGTTGAGGTGGCAGCCTTAACAACATAAGTGCCAGTATTTTTGTCGGTAGCACCTACAAGGCCAGAGCTGTGAGGAATGATTGCAACTTCGCCTGTTTTAGGAAGGCTGTTCCAAGCAATAGAGCTTGATACGACCACATCATTACCCGAAACAGCGAGAGTCAGGTCAGCACCAGTTGGAACTACGTCTTGAAGAGTTCCGCCTGACACTGTGGCCTTGGCGCCCAAAAGGGTTGAAAGGTTGCTTGCAAAGCTCTCAACTCCTGCAAATGTCATAGCAGCGGTGCCCGCAGACTGAACGCCTGAAACTGCAGCTTCCATATTTACAGAAAGAGGAAGAACTTGAAATGAAACAGAAGGAAGAGCTTCTGCAGAAGCCACAATTTGTGACTTAGCAAAATTTCCTGACTCGCCAAACTTAGTTGCAACCACCTTGCCGTAAGCAGAGGGAGACGCAATTGCTTTTTCTGCGCGAGTTGCTTGGTTAGTTTGTTGAACATAAACGCGGCCAACGGAACCAGTGAATACAGCGGAAGGCTGCACGGTAAAGAGTTGGCGAGCAGCGTCTACAACTGAACCCGAAGTAAAAAAAGCCTGCATTGTGGGGTAGTCAGTAAAAAATGCAGTTGTTGGGTCAAGCAAGTTTCCAGGGACGCCTTCGGAAGCTTCGCCAATAAGAAGAACATTTCTTGCCGCAGCAACTACGTTGAGCAATGAATCTTGCACTTTAAATACTGAATAAACACCGGGGGTAACAACTCGTGACCCGCCTACCGAAAACGCTATTGTCATCTTATGGCTCCTAGTTTTGTGGCCAAACGCTACATACAGATTTTATCAGATTTTTTGCAAAAACCTGAATATTCTTGAATCTTAACAATTTTGTTAAAGTTATGCTAGTTAATTCAAGCTAGAATTGATTGAATTTCTTCTTTTTCAATTATTGTCTTTGTAAGTATCCATTTTTCAAGGGTTTTTTGACTAAAATGAATAGAACGGAATTTATTTTCTTTAGTTAAAACAAATAGATACTCTTCGTCTGGTTTAATTCTGCGACGACCTGCATAAGTCGTTTCAAAAAGTCCGTCGTAATAAAGATTTGAAGGAATTGGATTATCTACCAAAGCATCATATCCAATAATATATTGAGTTGGAATCGACTTATGAGTCAACTTTTCCTCAAAAACATACAAGACTAGCTTCTTCCATGAAGTGGGCACATTGTTTATCTCTCGCACTTCCGGAGAGACTTGAAACAATGGCTGTCCTGAGTCTTTGGGAATTTTCTTAGTCTTCATGTGCCTGTGCTTCCTAGCCCGCCAATGCGCTTATGGTTCTTAGTTTCAAGAAACGGGTCTTTAAGAACTAGCTCCCACTTAGCCTGACAGATTCTATCTCCAGCTTTGACTTCGAGTGGAACTTCGGAAAAGTTCCTAAGAATGACTTTAATTTCGTTCTCTGAATTATTTTCAATGAGATAATCTCTGTCGATTTCACCCGCACCTAAACCAATACCTTTGGCCGCCAAGCCAGAACGCTCTCTAAGGACTAGAGCTAGATTCATGACTGCGGGGTTAAGATTGATGAAGTGGGCGGCATCTTCCATAGTCAGATAGAGGCCAGTCCTGATTACTACATACGACTTTGGCTGAATAGTTACATACTCATCAGCTAAGACGTCAAAGCAACTTGACTGCTTTGTTTGGTATGCAGGCAGGGGATTAGCGTTAGGGCCCCTGTAGATAAGTCTAGGCATCTGAATATGAGTTGCCATGAAGTATTCTTCTTCAGACAACTTGGTAGGGTCTACTTGTAACGACTTCAGATGATTGAGCGCCTCTTCTGATACTTTCATAATAGCCTCAGTTCAAAGTAACATTAGTTTCGCGGTTCATATACTCTTGCAAAGCTTCCTCTTCCGTATCATCTTCGAGAAGACCCTTGCTTGCATCTGTATAACCCGCATTACGGGACATAGTCAAGGCATTAACAAGGGCTTCAAAAGAAACAGTTACTTGGGTTTTGTCTTCCGCGTCACCTTCTGAATACAACATAGCGCAAATAAGACTAACGCACTCAAAACCACATGTGTAGTTTTGAAGAAGGTTGCCACCCAAGTCTACTACGTCAACCAAAAAGATATTGTCTGCATCCCCTGCGTCATGAATGCGTAAAGACCTAAGGCTTTTTACATCTTCAAGGTGCAGTGTCTTCCCTGTCGGACTCCTCAAATCCAGTTGCATCTCCAGCTTTCTCTTCAAACTCATTTTGAACCCCCTCTTCTATTTCTTCGGCTTCATCCTCTACGTGAGGGTTTAGCCTTTCCGTCACTGCCTTGTCAATAGCAAACAATTGAGCTACATAGTTTCTGCTATAGAACTTGTACCCCTTAATAGTAACGTCATTTTCGTCAAGATAGTTGAGTATTTCACAAATGTTTTTTGAATTTGCCATGTTGGATGCTTTTAAGAGTCGTCCGGTGCCGGAATGATAGGCATTGATAGCCAAAGTCCAATCTCCCAACATCTCGTAATTAAACTTAAGGAGCTTGATGGCTACATCGGTGGCTACCTTATTGTCTCTAAGCCTTGCTCTCTTCTTGATTCCAAAGAGTCTGCCTGTTGCCGGCATGATTTGCCACATGCCTACTGCTCCGACTGGGCTAGTGGCTTTATAGGAGTACGAAGACTCTACGAACGGCAAGAAGGCTATTTGGTGTGGCATTCCTTGTTGCTCTAGCTTCTTGACTATCTTGGGGTAATGCTCGTGCATTCTCTCAAAGCCTCTCTCAAAGAAGCCTCGTGCCCCTGTCTTGACTGCAATGTTCTTTTTCTCTTTGGGCATTAGCTTTACATATTTATGTAATAAGTGTCTTTTATACTTTTTAATTGTCTTTTTGCTTCCCTTTGGGCGTGGGTAGACGTTGTAGACTTCCATTGTCTTTTGGTTGTAAACAATGATGTCGTGTCTTGTATATTTTGTATATACGTCATGCCAAAAGTTAATATTTGGCTGTAGACACACTGGCGGAGTCAGCTCTATTGCCTCTTGTGCTGTAGCACTCAGAGATAGAGCCGATGCCGCCAAAGCTATGTACTTTAGCATTATTTTGATTTCCGTTCTGATAGTGATGATTTGGTTGGCTCTGTAGTCATTGTGCCTTTAGAGCAGTTCTTAACTACTTTGAGTTCGCCTTGACGAATGCACTGAGCACCTTGTGGGCAGCGCGAGTCAACAACTAGCTCATCTATAGTGACTGTTCGCTCTTGTTTTGGATTGGAACGAGTAGGAGCAGCTACGCAGTATTGGGTATTGGTATTATCTACCTCTGGAGTGCGGCTTGAAAGACCCACAAACATCGCCAAAAGCCCTGCTGCAAAAAGTCCTGTAATCATGATAAATCTACCTCCTAAGTGGTAAGTTATCTGCTATTAGCGCGACTGTCAATCATTTTCTTCGAGCAAATCGCTATCATTTACACTTTGTCTAATATTATTAGATAGATATTCATTTGGAATGGGCTGACCTTCGAGAGTCTTTCTGAGGCAATAGTTGAAATAAATATCAGAAAAGATATTAGACATATTACGAGACTGATAGTTTGGATAAAGGTTTTCAGCGACAACCGCCACTTGCTCCGCTGTATAGCCAGAAAACACGCCGGCAGTTTCTTGAATAGTCGTTACCGGCTGTCCGCCAATAATATCTGTTGTATACGTAAAGCGCATAAGAATCTCCTTAAAAAGCAATCATTAATACAATCAAAGGAACGGAAAGCCAAATCGGTGCATAAACGGCCAAAGCAATTATAGCCGCCAATTGAATCAGCATTCCAATCACAATTGCCGTAGCAATAGCTATATTTATCTTCATGCCACGTCCTCCTGCGCAAGTTTGATAGCCAGTTTGAGTTCTTTGATGGCAGTTTGGACTGCCTTAATCTTGCCCTTGAGGGTCTTGAGCTTCTTAATAGAGTAGCCTTTCTTGCCTGCGCAGTACATCCAAACCATATAATCAATGCGCTGTCTCTTGGCGACTTGTTCTTTAAATGGCTTGAGCAGCTCATTGTACTCATTAATGAGTGACTCAAGTTCTTTGGTCTGGAGATGCTCTTGATGAGCCTTCTCTTCTGCTTTGCGGCGCTCTTCAGCGGCCTTGACTTGAACCTGAATGCTTTCAAGCTCAGTGTAGTTCTCAATGCACTCACTGCCCAATTGGACAGTGTGGCCATTGCAGGCAACAGTGAAGATGTTCTTGATGGGGTGCCCACAGGCACATGAAGACTCACCTTCAGACTGTTCAACAAAAACATAATCTTGAACAGGGTGCTTGAATGCAGAAGCCAGTCTTTGTGCCCAATTGTTTCTCATACATCACCTCCATTACTATTCTTATCGGAGCTAAGAATAATAACTTTAGAAAAAAATTAAACCCGCCTTTTGGGCGGGCTGGAGTCAGTCAATCACATAGCTGAAGCCCGCGAAGGCTGACTGGCGTGGGTTGCCAATGTAGAGGCAACTGCCATCTTTGAACAGCAGCCTAATGCCGCTGTCAAAGGAGTCAGGAGACTCTTCAGTCACTTCCATGGCTTCTGGAATAGCCATGACTTTGATAGCCTTGACCCAAAGGCTATCTTTGTAACCGTCTTCTTGTGTTTCAAAAGACTCAAGGTAGCTTTGGAGAAATTCTGCTGTACTCATGGGAGCCTCCTTGGTGTTAGTTTCCTGTCTTACATAAGACATATCGGAGGTCAGCAAAAAACCTTTAGGCTTATTTCAATAAAATTTCTAAAAATTTTTCTATAGCTTCTTCAGATAGTTGTGCATCTTGAATAGCCGGAAGGCCATTAGCTGCACCAATTTTGTTAAGCAACTCTAGCCTAGCTTCTATAGTAATTAAATTGTTGGTGGCTTGTTTTAGTTCTTTTTCTGCAATTTCTGCTTCTTGGTCTGTTGTTGCATCGGCCAGCTTTTTTTGAGCCACCAAGACGGCTTCAAAAGCTTTCTGGACAGCGCGGTGCATATCAGAGAATCTTTCCTGTCGCGGTTGTTGTACCATTGCCGGGGGCTGTAGTCACTTGAGCCGCAGGGCTACCCGCCGTTGGAATGCCGGGGTTTATAAGCACCTGAATCCCTGGGGCGACCTCGGCATCCTGTTGAATTGCAGAAACAATGTCTGTTGCTATATGAGATATAGCCTCTGCCATTTTTGTCCACATCTCTGTAGCCTTTTCATTGTCTTTTGCTTCTTTAGCAAATTGTTCTTTAAGGTTTTTTTCAATTGTCTCTTTTAGTTTGTTTTTAAGCTTTGCTGCTACCAATGGCATAATTAATAATCTCCGCTATCATCGTGATTATAGTAACTATAAGTATATTTTGACTTTTCTTTTCTGTTGGGACAGTTTTTGACAAAGTGCGTTTTATCACACAATATACACCCATAATTATTAGGGTTTTCTTTTTTAGTTTTTTTGGCATATTCGTCTGCCATTAGCCATTTGTCGTCCAGTGGCTTATCTTGGTCTTCTAAAAGTTTGCGCAACTCTTCTTTTTCTTTATCTGTTAGGCGTCCCTTCATAGATTTCCCCTTAAACATACTGTAGAACATATTTATCATTGATGCAAGGGGATACTGTGTTCACTCCTAAAGATGTTAAAAGCTATTTAGACGCATATGTTGTTGGCCAAGATAAAGCCAAAAAAGCTTTAGCTGTTGCTGCCTACAATCACTACAAAAGAACTCGCCATAACGCCAAAATTAAAAAATCCAACGTCCTCATGATTGGGCCTAGTGGAAGCGGCAAAACCTACACTGTTCAAAAGTTAGCCGAGTTTCTTAATAGTAAGTTTATGATGGTTGACGCTACTCAGTTTACAAGTGCTGGGTATGTAGGTAAGGACGTCACTGAAATTATTAGTGAGCTATGTGCTATGTGTGAGTTCAATGACGAGGTTGCATCAAAAGCTATTGTTTATATTGATGAAATTGATAAGATTAGGCGCAAAAGCAGCCATGATGGTTCGCCGGACGTAAACGGGGTTGGTGTACAGCAAAGTCTGTTGAAATTGCTAGAAGGTAGTGAGATTGGCTTTGAGGTCAATCATGTTGTCAAAAAATTACACACAAAGGACATACTGTTTATTTGCTCTGGGGCTTTTGTTGGACTAGAAGAGTGCAAAACGGATTCTTTAGTAAAGTATGGCATGATTCCTGAGTTTTTAGGGCGATTTAGCGTTGTTGCTTCGTTGGAAGCACTAAAGGCGGAAGATTTGCGAAAAATATTAGTAGAATCAAACGATAGTGTATTAAATTCTTATAAAGAATGGTTTGCTAGCGAAGGCGTTGAGCTGATTATTGAAGAAAGTGCTTTAGATGAAATTGTTAAAGGTGCGTTGGAAAGGGGATTGGGAGCTAGAGGATTGCAAAACGTATTAGACGACGTTTTCTTAATGGCTCAATTTGATATTCCCAGTATGGGAATTAAGCCTAAACAATTTGTATTAAATAATTGGTCGGTTAAAACTGGAGTTCCTGAGTTAAGATTTTAAAAATTGATTAAAAATTATTATTTTTTAAATTTTAATAATATAATTAACACCTTTATTACTAGGTCTTGTTTCATTATCGCCTGAAATAGTTTGAGCAGCTACTGTTCCAGATGCACTAAAGGTTGCAGTAGTGCCAAAGTTCCAACTATGAGTATGGGCGTCAGAAGTATTCCCGTGAGGCCAATGATAATGATCTCCATTCGCGTCAACGCCTCTAGGGTGTGAGTTGCCTGGAGCATTGTCATAATCTTCACCTGCTCCTGTACCTCTCCATCCCCAGTTGGCAAATGCTTGGGAACTCCACGACCAATCATTATGTGTATGGGTGTGCGAGTTTGCGCCGGGTGCTCGCCCACCATGTGAATGGTTAACTCCTCCACCTCCAGTGCCTCCATTCATTTGATTTTTTAGACCAGAAACAGTTGCTGAAACAGAAGCTGCACTTATTCCATTTTTAGCTGTTTTTTGTGCTTGCCATCCACCTGTAGTTACGGCATCTCCTACAGATGGAGTTCCAGTTCCTCTTAAAAAGGCGGCTCTATAATCTGGTACTCTGAATTGTCCAGCTGAAGGAGCTACCCACGCAGCTCCTGTAGTTGGATTTATTTGTGTATTATAAAGAGTACCCAATGCGGCATACAATTCTGGATAATCAGCTTGATTATATGCTGTACCATCGCAGAGAAGCCATCCTACTGGAACGACAGACCCCGCAAAAGGTAAAATTATGCCTGTAGGTATTAAAGGTGACACTGCGTTTACTTTTTGAGAAGCTTTGGAATCTGCTACAGATACCAACGTCGCTACGTTAGCCATTTGTTTCTCCTTTTAAAAATTGATTAAAAATTATTATTTTTAAACTTTAATAATATAATTAACACCTTTATTACTAGGTCTTGTCTCGTTATCGCCTGAAATAGTTTGAGCAG